GCAGCTATAGCGAATCTACCCCATAAATTAGTATCATAACATACATAGAAGTAATTGGAATCATAATCCGTATCTCCAGCGCTTCCGGCCCCATGGGCAACGGCGGCTAGAGCTATCCTCTTCCATGTATTAAGGGCCACGCACTTATAGAAGTAATTGCTGTCATAACAAACTTGCCCCGGAGAGCCGGGCGCCGTAGCACTGGCGGGAGGACAGCTAGGCGCAACAGTAGTAGTGGTGGTAGTAGTGGTAGTGGTGGTAGTAGTGGGCCCAAAGTGTCCCTGCAGAAAGATGCCCTTGGTCGTCGTGGTGGCGTCGCTTATTGAGGTGCTAAAGGTGAGGTTTACCGTTTTATTATCGGTAAAGGAAGAGCTCATGTTCTGGGAGTCAAGAGTGGCTCCCTTCATTTGATATACCATGCTTGTGCCGCTACCACATCTATTCTTTAGCGTAATAGTGATATTTCTCTCGGTAGCAGGATTGCACAAAATGTCTCGCAGTGTGCCCGAGCTCATGCTTCGTACGTTAGCTACGACATTTAGCGTAGGCGTAATGGGAAAATCCAGCTTCCGGTCTATAGGGTAAAAATGATCCACGCATAAGAGGGGGGTTCTGGGCATTGGAACATCCAAACTCACGCTTTGCACATAGGCGCCGCTATCTCCGGCCACCGTCATTCCCTCCAATATCGTACCGCCTTGCTGTAAAGTATCGGCTCCAAAATTCAAGAGAATGTCCCCGGGCCTTAAGGCCGCCGCACTCAATTCGCCCGTTGTCGAAACAGGGATAGTGATATTTTGCGAAAGAGGTTCGGCCGTATCAGTATTGACTCCGGGATTCTGAATATTAGAACTGCTGGTATCAAATCTTATATTACTCCCCTCGACGCTTACGTTGGCGCGGGGCAGCTCTCCAATGCTGGCCTCCATTCCATAACTCGTAATGAAGGCATTCCCAATTCCCAATGTCCCGTTTTTGCTTCCTACATATGAACCAGCTCCGTTACTCGCATCTTGTCCTTCAGGCACCGTAAGTACATAATAATTCTTTTCGTCCTTGCCGTTATCGGTCATTAATCCCGATAATAAATTAGTATCCACCGAGGGACCCCCACTGCCTTTTACGCTGAAGCCCATGGTGCGTTCGTTCCTGCCGTCTACCGTCAAATAAGAAAAATCCAGCCCCACTACGGGAGACTCTATCATTTCTTCCCCTAATTTTGCCAAATGCCCAAACTCGGTAATATCTACATAGGTTACATCTACATTATGCACCGCTTCTTGCACTCTGTACAATTGATTGGGGCTGCCTTGACCCGTGCTGCCCACATACAGAGCTTCGCTTTGATATATTACTCTTTTACGTGCCATTTTAGGGGGCTGGGGTTGTCGTGGTCGTAGTTGTGGTCGTGGTTGTTGTCGTGGTTGTTGTCGTGGTTGTTGTTGCTGGCGGAGCCTCAAATACTTTCGTGAGGGAGGTGATACTGTTATAGGACGATTGATAGCTTAGGCTGGCACTCATGTTGTCTCCAATGCCGGCGGTGATACTTGAGTCGGTAAGCTTGGCACCGCTGAGCGTAAAATACCGCAGCACGTTACCATCGCATTTCTCCTTCAGGGTAACCCCTATCGTACTGACGAAATCGTCGCTGCATAATGCCGACATGACTTCCTTGACCTCATAATCATTGACCGTAACGTCAAAATCCAAGGTGGCCACAATGGGATAATCTACCGTGACCGTACTTGCCTTAAGCTTGCTGCCTATCTTGTATATGGGGCTGACTCCAAAACTTAGTCCGAAACTATAAGATTGTATGGCATTTGTAGACCCGAATGGAGTGGTCAGAGTCATACTGTTCGGGGTAGCGACTTTAGGGGTGATAGCGGTATAGCTGGTATCGGGAGTATAGGTGCTATTGCCCGCGCCGCCGTAAGAGGATAATGCAAAATCGCAAGTGGGGATATTGCCGATGGAAGCGCTCGAGCCGTAGGAAGTTATATAGGCATCCGAAAAATTAAACGACTTGTCATACGATTCATCTTCCCCATAAAGCAAATAGCCCGTAACCGCCTTGCCGAAATAGCCCGTCAAGGGATCTTCTTTTCTTACGATCTGCCGCGAGACCGAGATATCCCCCACAAGAGCCCCCTCGATCTCATCGCCGGCAAATCCATGCCCGGCTGCCATCATGGCGGTCCGAGCAATAGACCATGACCCATCAAATGATTGCGTACCATGAACTTGTTCGACTACCGTCATGCCCCCTGTTCCCAAAAACAGAATTTGATCATTGTAGAAGTTTCGTCCGTACGCCATAGCCTATTGATTATTACACAAAAAAACCCCCAGCGAGAACCGGGGGTTTTTTGTTCTATGGTAGAATTTCAGTATTAAAGCTTACCGGAAATAAACACACCGTTGTTCGTGTCGGTGGGACCCCCGATTTGAGTACTAAACGTCAAGTCGACGGTCTTGTTGTCGCCGATGGTCGAAGACATGTTCTGAGAATCCATAATTGCATTCTTCATCTCGACTACCAAAGCCTTGCTGGCTTCACTTGTTCCGCATCGCGTACGCATCGTCAAGGTGATGTCGCGCTCGGAGGCGTCCGAGCAAAGCAAGTCCCGCAATGAACCAGACGAAATGTCGGCCAAATTAGCGGAAACGCTCAAGGTGGCGTTAATTGGAAAGTCCAATTCCCGCGACTTGGGAAATACGCTACCCAAGCACTGTAATGGAGTACGGCCCAAAGGCAGGTCCAAGCTTACGCTTTGCACGCAGGCAATACCGGTATCTTGATCGCTATAACCCGGAAGAATAGCACCCCCCATTTGATTGAGAGTATTCCCAAAACTAAGCGTAATGTCGCCGGGTCGCAACGCAGCAGCTGCCAAAGTGCCCGTGTTCGAAATGGGAACTTCGACGTCGCCCGGCATAGCCGACCCGTCGGAAGTGCTAATGGCTGGATTGGGAACTCCACTGGAGCTCGTATCAAATCTCAAATTTGAGGCTTCTACACTGACGCTCGCACTGGGAATCTCCCCAACGGAAGCTTCCAGTCCGTAACTTGTGATGTAACCATTACCGATGCCAATCAAACCGTTGGAGGAGGGGCTTGTATAAGTAGCGGCAGTGCCGCCATTGGAAGCATCTTCGCCTTCGGGAACAGTAACGATGTAATAATTCTTTTCTGCGTCGGTCGAATTTTGCTTCATGATGCCCGACAAACAATTCGTTGCCGAACTAACATTGTGACCATCGACACTAAAACCAAGGCCACTGGCCTCGTTTTGACCGTCTACTACATAGTAGGTAAAATCCAAACCAACAGTTGGGACTTCAATTACTTCTCGACTAAGAGCGGCCAATTTACCGAATTCATTAACATCGGTACGGGTGACTTCAACACTGTGGCTGACGTCTTGCACGCGATGAATCTGATTGATTCCGTCGCTGCCTTTGGTGGCTCCAGTCGCGCCCGCATAAAGGGCCTCGCTTTGATATATGATACGTTTTCTAGCCATGATAAAATAAATGCTTACCTAAACATACAGTAAAAACTTAAAAAAGAGAAACTTTTTTTTATATTTCTTGCTTAGGAAGCCTAGGAGTACTTAAGGTAAAGTCAATAAAGCCTATGCGCATGTTTCTGGGAATGTTCATTGCGGCCCCTGCAGTATCGTAAAGTTTGGAGGAAGACACCTTTTCCACAAAGGCATAGGGGCCGTTTGCGTTCATTTTCTGAGCATATAATCCGGAGTAGGTATAAGGCGGCGTTTTGAGATGATAATACTCCCCAAATGGGAAATCCCCAAAATCCACTATAGGCACGCACACTTCAGTAGAATCCCGAAATAAAGACAATGCTCCATCCAAGCTAAAATTGTCGTTTACCACAACAACGGCGCGTATATTACTCTTGGTGTCTTGCATGCCTCCCAGCGCAAAAGGCTGGTTGTTGCTGGAATTATAACTCAAGAAGGCAGCGGGAACGGTATAATTGGGAGTGCCTAAACCCGTAATGCTTTGGAGGAAAGATTGGTCATCATCGTCACTGAGCAAAAAATCCGTATTAAACAACAACTCTTCTTCGCTTTCATTGGTGATGTAGCAGTTGATGGTTTTTCTATTGAAGTTTCCGCTTATCGCGAGCGCACTTCCCATTCCCGAATTGAGTATAACGCGCCCCTTGTCAAAATCTATCATTAACCCCGTGGTAGTATCGGGGCATTGATTTACAAAACTATATGAGCTTCCAAAGGCGCCACCGCTTATATATACGCCGGAGGGAACCCCCGTTCCGTTAGCCACCAATTGTCTGTCCGGACTGTAATAGGCAACCTGATTCGTGGGAACGTCCACATTTAAATCTGAATAGTAAAACTGCTGGCTGATGCCGGACTCGACGGCTTCTCCATATCGAGTCAACCTGTCGTCGAACCACAAATAAAAGCTGCTTAATACCTTATGGTCAAATTGGGGCTTCATAGCCTTTTCAGCGAGTTTTCCATGCTCTTCAGCATGTTGTTTAATATTTTGGAGATATAGGGAGTGGGCGATGAATTTCCAGCAGCGCGCACCTCCACCTTGGCCTCTATACCGCCCCCGGACCTACTGGTTGTAAATCTTCCCTTTCGTGAAGAATATAAATAACGACCCAAACCACTCATCCCCTTTTCTATAGCTTCAGTCCAGCTTTCCGTTGACCATGGAGAAGGCGTTACCTTGGCAATCTCTTCCTGAGTGGGAACGGTAAACTTTAATATCAACGCCAGCTCTTTCCTTTTTTTTCGTATGCTGGTGATCTTAATCGACTTAGCCAATAGACTCCTGATTGGAGAAATGGGATCCGACCCTGATTCAAATCCAATAAAAGTAAAAAGATTTCCATACCCCCCAAGAGTATGAGAGATGTTTCTTGCGCCTTCGCCGCCCTCGATTTCTTTGGTGACTAAATCCGCTTCAAATTCCGTCACCAGCTTTTGGGTTTCCTTGGCAAAGATTTTTTCTACCCGAGGAGTGACCTTTTCCTTGAACAGCTTGTACCCTTTTTGAGCCAACTCGGCCTTCAGGCCTCTCATGTTTATTTTAGCCATTAATCCGCACGCCGCAAATATAAAGTATAAAACTTCACTACGAAAGGCCCTATCTTCGATGCGTCGCTTACAATGCGAAATGCTTCTCCGTCCACTTCTATGTTGGAGGCCTTTTTAAAGAGGTTGTAGCCGGTTTCGTCTATCTTTACTCTAACTACCCCTTCACCCAGCGGCACATTAACCTGCGCTCTTGTCCCCGGAATATCAATCTCCTTTTGTTCTTGCTGGTAGCGAATTCTAGCTTGAACCGTAGTTTGGGTTACTTTGGTCTTGGTGGTGTTTTCGTTGGCTATCCGCGCATAGAGAGCATTATAGGTTCCGTTGGTCGCTACAAATATCTGATTCTCCTTTTGGAAGACCGTAACTGGCCTCGCAAAAGTATCGTGCATATCGTTGAAGACATTCCCGATTGCCGTTTTGTCGGCGCTGGAGATTAAGGAGCCCATGATTCATTAATAAGGAGGGAAATAAAAAGGATATTGATAATACCCACTGCCCGAAATGAATCCCCCGTCATAGCCAGCACTCTGCACCGGGGCCGCTTGATAGGAATTGTAGGAGTATATCAATTTTTCCAAGGCTTCGCCGGCGTCTTTCGCCATCAATCTATAAGTACGCGCCGTATCCACTTTATTGGTCCGCACGATAGTGGTATCGCCTTCGGTTAAGCGGGTCCACTCGAGACTGCCTGTGGCGCCCATGGAGAGTACCTTGCGGGCCTCTTTCGTGTAATAATCCTTGAGGTAAAGTTGGGTGAGGATGTTTTCCTCTTCCAGCTTGAACTCGCCAGTGGTGGCAAAGCTGGTATAGGTAAGATTGTTGAACTGACCGAGATTTCCCTCCAGCCAGCCCGATATGGCCTCTATCTTAAACTCTCGTTTAAGCTGAGTGGGTTCGTCGTCAAATTCGTTATCGTATATATTTGTCGCTATCTGCCCAATTTTAGCCATTTCATAAGCCTTCGTTTGAAATTCTTAGAATTTCAGCGGCGGCTTCGCTATTGGGATCGACGAGAGGTTTTTGATATCCAATGTTATAACCAGCTCCGGCTCCCGCATGAGAGAGGAACTCTTTGGTTATTTTATTCTTTAAACTTAATTTGTTGCCACTGGGCAGGATTCCTATCCTTACCGCAAAGGCTTGGAGATCCGTAAGGGTCATTTCATTCATTCTCTCTTCGAGAACCGCCTTATTCGTGGTTCCAAAGGGATTTGTTTGCTGGACCCCTAACAATTCCTCAAGGTCTTTTATTTTCTCAATATCGCTTTTGCCGTCCGCTACCTGCATTGAATCAATCACGCTTTCCTTCTTTTTTGGAGCAGCGCGCTTCTTCGCAGTCTTTCTGGTGGTTTTCTTCGCTTTTTTTCTGGTTGCCATAATATATTAGATGATTAATGATATATTATATTCCATAATACACAGAATTCAAGTAGTTGAGAATAAAAAACCCGCTCCAAGCGGAGCGGGTTTTCTAAAACTATTTGGACTCTATTATTAATGTCCGGCAACCACGACGCCCGTAAGCACGCGATTATCGACAACCATGCGGCCTTCTTCGATAGAACCGAACCAACCGAGCTTTTGCTGGCGGTTGCTGTACTGATCATCAGCGATCAAGCTGAATTCAGCACCGGTTTCCGAATCAGTAGCAACTGCGCGAATAAGAGATTCACGCGAACGGTCGATACCGATTACGAGATCGTCCATTACGTCAAAGTCAACCTTTCCGGCTACGGTAGAAGCGTCTTGGAAGGCTTGGAACAGCTTGGTGAACTTTCTGGAACGTCCCAATTCGTTCAGTTCCATAAGGCCGATGCCGTAAAGCTCGGGCACTCCACCATTAGCGAAGACCTTTTCGCGATATCCTTCGGGAGCAGCAACTACCCCAGCGCTTTGACCACCAGCAGGGGCTACCCCACCAGCAATGTTCACAGGGTTATAAGACATAGCCCGAAGATCTTCCATGGTTTCAGGAGAAATCAAGAGATCGGTAATACCCTTGATGGAATCGGTAGGCGTTCCTCCCGTCCATGCGGTATTGATCCGCTTGGCCTTCGTAACCAACTTGTTAAAGTCGGCAAGCGTAAATCCAAGAGTATCGCTCGCTTGCTCCATTACGTGAGCCTCGCCATTGGTTTCCGCATCAGCCAACGATCCCAAGATCAGGTTGGCGGAAGTGGATTCCTGCTTCAGCAAGATTTCCTGAGCGACTCTCGTCATCGACTTTCCAACCACATCAAGACGTGATTGAAGAGCATAACGACGATCAAAGCTCACTGCGCTGTCCAGACGATAAGTCGTGAACTTCAGTTCGCTTGCGGTCGGCAGAACTTGGTTGGTGGGAAGACCACCGGGAACCGTAGTACTGTAAACCTTGATGTAGTCATCGGCGTTAATGTCGTAATAGAGATCCAGCGGCAGGCTTGGATTGCTATCTGCATTAAATTGAAATGAGCTAAAGAGATTGCTCACGGTCGGGGCCTGATTGATAACTTCCGCAAGAACGGGGCCCATGAACTCAGCCAAAGCGGCTTGAGCTTCATAAGCTACGCGACGGTCACGGGAAGCCATGGCCTTTACAAGCTCGATTTGCTCGTCGGTACGTTTAAGAGTAATATTCATTATTCTATATCCTTTTGGTTAAAGGTTAACGGCTACCGCAATCAATGCGAGCTATGAGATAATGACCGGAAGCATTTGCAGCTCCAGTACCAACGGAAGGTCCAGCGAATTGGTCGCCAGCGACACCGCGATTAACACGGACTCCGGTACCCAAAACTTGACCAACGGTTTGCTGATTGGCTGGAATATCGTCCAATTGAGCGTAGCCCGTAACTTTACCAGCGTTAGAGCTGACGGTCAGCCAATAGCCGGGAGCGCAAGTTGAAAGAGGTCCATCGACCGCATTAGGAAGCGTTCCGCCGCCCGCTGCAAGAGTAATGATACCCTTACCAAGGATGGGAACAGCCTCACCCGAGAGAACCGATTGCGTCTCTAACTTCTTCTGAGGATAGTAGAGAAGCTTTTCGTTATTCTCGTCGTATTGAGCGGTTTGCAGCAGCGTCACACCGAGACAAGCGTCTCCGGTAGTAGCGGCATTTACTTTAAGCGGGACAACAGGATATTGATCGCGTCCAATAAAAGGATAATCCGTCTTACCGAGGTAAGAGTTGGTCTCATATTGAACAGGGTCAAGATTCAGGTCCCCAGCACTAACCTTTACGAAAACGCCGGCATCTCCTGCGCCACTGTCGGTAACTTGATTGTTAGCGGCAGAGTTGGCAAAGAGATTGACAACGTCTTCTTCGGCGTACTGACGGAATGGTAGTAGTCTAATAGCCATGATTCTTAATATTTAACAGTTATGTTTTCTTTTGAAAATGCTTGATTGAACTTTTCGCGCAGGGTAGGTTCTTCAGCGGCCGCAGCTTCATTATTATTAGTTAGGGCGGCGGAAGCTTCTTCTTCTACGTTTTCCAGTACTTCTTCAAGTACCTCTTCTACAGCTTCCTGTTCTTCGGCTTCAGCCGTTGAAGCAGTACTTTCTGAAAGAGTGGAAAGGCGCTTGTTCACTTCTTCTTCAAGACGAGCGTTGAAAAGCTCTTCCTGCTCATTCAAGTAGGCCTTTGTCTTGTGTTGCCACATGACGCTAATGCGCTCTTGATACTGCGTAAACGCTTCGTCGGCAGCCTCGAGCTCCGAAAGTTCGGAGGCAACGATTCTGAGATCTTCATCATTCAATTCGAAGGCTTCCGTTACGGCAGCCATGCGAGAATTAAATCGATCCTTAGCTTCACGAAGACGTTTTTCTTCAGCCAGTTCACCCAATTGTTTTTCAGTAGCTACCAATTTTTCCTTCAGCTCTTCCATTTCACCGGAAAGGGCGTCATGACGTTCCTTGGCTTCCACTTCGGCATTTTCCTTATCTGCCTTGGCTTGGCGCCACTGTTCGTCTTTTTCCTTGATAGCGTCCATCATTACCTTGGAAACACTGGCAACGGTCTCTTCGAAATGCTGACTCTCGCCAACTTTTTCCGAAAGAAGACCTTCGATTTGTTTCAATAGATCTTGAGTATCCATAATTAAGGTGTTTGACTTGTTTACATCATTTTCTCCGGAAAGGGAACTGTTTTTTTTCATTTTTTTATTTTTTGTGTAAAAATCGCGGTTCTGAATTTCAATTTTTTCTTGTGTGACGGCATCCTCCTGATCCATCTTTACCTTGATGGGCCTCTCGTTTTCAACCAAGACCCCTTCTACTTCTGCAGCGGGGTTGCTGGTGAATCCTATGCCTAGGGGATAAATTTCTCCCACTACCAACCGATGGACCAGAGTTCCGTCATCCATTTTGCCTTCTCCATCATAAGCCTTAAGATATTTACTTAACTCACTAATCTGGTTTTTATCAGTGACTACTTCAGCTTCACTCAGGTCATCGCTTCCGAGCGCAATATAATAGTCATTAAATCCTATTTCCCAACTCGCCGAAATGATATTATGAAATTCTTCACCTTCATCGGTATTCTCCAGCATTTTTGCAAAAGCTGGATTTACTACCTTATATACAAGAGCTCCTAATGCAATATTGAAGGGGGCCGTAATATCTTGAGCCTCCTCAGGGCTAATAAGCTCACTCGTCTTATGATCGCTAAATGAGGACGATATAATATGTCCGACGACCTTTTCCTTTTGATGCTCGATATTCGTAGGCTTATTTATAAAATAATCCTTTATCTCCAGCGCGGTGGCGGTATCTATGCCGTCACCGTTCTTATTGAACTTATTGACGACAGCCGCATTAAACGCAACGCCAAGTAAATCGATGTTTTTGCTTAGGTCTACTTCGGGGGGAATGAGCGGACGTAAGTGATCCAAGGAAGCTTCGCTGATTCCAAAACGCTGACAGGTTCCGTCAACGCAGGAAGCGCTGATTGCACTATGGAAGGCGCTAGTATATAAAAATGGTGTATTCATGCATCCTAATACACCTAAAATTTAAAAGAAGATTTTAATAGCACTCCGGGCAATTCATCGGAGCAGTGACTTTTTTAAGAGACTTTTCGTCTTCTTTCTCGTCCTTTTTTAAATCCTTGATTTGTTTTTTATCGTCCTTGATGGCGTCTTTCTCGTGCTCTTCTTTTTCCTTTTTGTCGTCGCGCTCGAGTTCGTCTTCATCTTCTTTCTCGTCATCTCCGGCGGTCTTTACCACCAATTGCTTCTGGTAGTCTAAATTGTTTAAGGGTGGAATTCCTTGAGCCTTCGACTCTTCTTTCTTTTTAGAGTCTTCTTTCTTTTTGGAGTCCTTGTCATCTGAATCTTTCTCGTCAGAGTCCTTGTCGTCATCATCTTTCTTTTGGAGCCATGGGGGAAGGTTTCCCTTCTTGGCCTTGGCTTTCGACTCGTTTTTCTTATCTTCCTTAATGTCTTTTTTAAGATCGTGAGTTTCGACACTCTTTTTTTCAGAAGGCTTATCCTTTTTGAGCTTTTCAAGCTTTCCCTCGTCATCCTTGACGGCATCTTTGTAGTGCTCCTTTTTTTCTTTCTTATCGTCCCGCTTGAGTTCTTTTTCGTCGATCTTCTCCCAATCTTTGGCCGAAGATTCATCTCTCCATGTTTTAGGCAGGGAGCTTTCGCAGCCCAATTTTTTAGCTCGGGCAGTAAGCTTCCGCTTGAACTCTTCAAAACTCATGGGCCCTTTATACATGCCCCATGTACTTACAGCGGCACGAACATTCTTGCAGGAGACCACGGGGAAAGAGCGACGCTTGGGATCTAAAAATGCACTATCCTTCAATTCACTTCTTTTTTTACCATCATAACGCTCCGCACCCAGAGCTGTATCCTCGTCTACTTCAACACCCAACGCGGCAGCTTTAGCTTTTATAATAAGGTAGGCTTCGGCCTTGCCCTCTGCAGAAAGAGAGCTTTTTCCTAGCTCCGCCACAGATCTGGTGACAGAAGCTTCGTTATGCAGGGGAAAGCGTCGTAAGGAGTGGGGCACCGTTTTACCGTCCACCTTTCTCCCTCCGGGCTCAATATAAGCAAAGGCGGAGTCAGGCAAAGCCGTGACCTCTTTGCGCGTTTTTTGCTCGGCCAACATTGTTTGCAATTTGTCCGAATCTTGTATTCTTTTAGAGAAGTCGAGTTCCATATCTTTTTAGGTTAAAAGTCGTTGCTAAAATAATACACTCGTTTTTTAGCTTTGAGAATTTTTTTCTTCGCCTTGGGCATGGTATACCAGCGCCGCCGGATAAATTTCAAGTTGGTGCTCTTCCGATGCCTGCAAAACCTCGGGAAGCGGACTCAAGCCCTCAATCAAGGAAAAGTCTTTGACGCAAGCTTCCACTTCCGCCTCCCAATCTTCAGGCATTCTAGCCATGACGACCGACTGGCATAAATCTTCCAAAAGCTCCTTTTTTTTCTTGGAAAGACGCTTTATGTTGTTGGCGGCCTTCATTTCCTTTTGGGCATGCACCAATAAGTTTTCTGCCTGATAGACCACTTCTTGCACTGCCTTGGTGGTCAATTTCATAGTATCACGCTTGTTAGAACCCGTGGGGCGCCCGTGTTGTTGGGGTGTGCGCGGATGGGGGCGCCCCACTGTTACCGGACCCGCACCCGGTTCGATATCCTTGTCATCAACTACATCTTGCACGGTAGGGGTTTTGTCTTCAGGCTGATTGGTCTTGGAGGGATAGCCTTTGTCTCCCTCTTCTCCCATGTCAGGCATTAATGGTTGACCTCCCACTAAAGGAGTATAATAACCTTTTTGCCTTTCATCGATATAAGCTTCTTGCTTTCGAAGTAGTTCTTCCGTTTCAGGATACAGTCCAGTCTTGATGGTTTGAATACCTTGTTCTGGCGTGAGTATTCCGAGCTCCATGAGCCGAGTTGTAACTCTTTGTAATTGAACCTCGTCTTTGAGATCAATTTCTTGAAATGTTATGTTGGGGTATTTGCGGAATCCCATATTTTGGCAAACAAGCTTGACTTGCGGCTGAAGAAAGTCATTGATAAAGGCAGCGCGGGCTTCCTTTAATCGCTCGAGAAATATCTGAGCCTTGACCTGAGTATTGCTATACCGCTCATGCCCTACTACTACATTCTGCAGAGCTTCCTTAATGTCTTTGTCGACAATTTCATATTTCTCCGGCCCAAGCACTTTGTTGAGGTCGGGTATCACAAAATCCGCCTTGGTGGTATAATCGCTTACTAAAACGCGCCCAATACTTTCATTAGCAAACAAAGATTGCATTGCCTTGAGGTTATTTGGATTGATTCCCCCCTTGTCGGGAGTGTTGCCCATTGTAATCAACAGAATTACGTTTTCAATAGTTCTCGTGATGGCTTGATCCACCTTTTTCAATTCTAGCTTCCAATTCAGGTCGTCCAAAACGGGAAACCCGAAAGGAATGGCAAAAGGTTCGTAATCTTGCTTTTTATAAAAAGAAAAGCTAAGCTTGACAGGATCGAGCTCCATGGATATTCCGTCATATCCATATCCCCCATCCTTGATGAGTTGCTGCGTCTTTTTAGGGAGCCCCTCAAGGACTTCCTTATCATAAGGCGTCTTGGGCTCTTGGAGCCTCTCCAACTCAAATTCAGAAAGTATCTTTCTATATACCTGCCCATGAAAATTGGTAGAGCGTACGGTAGCTATGTCATAAGGATTGAGAACGATATATTTGATCGGCAACTCCCCCGGGCGCAAAAACTTGGATCCGTAAATAGTGGAAAGCTTGGCAAAGTCTTCATCGGTAAACTTACTGTCAATCCTATATAAAAATACGTTACCGCTTCTGTAGTATTCTCTAAAAAATTGATCCTTGAGGTTCCATATTTTTATTTTTTGAAACCACTTGTCTATAAACGTCCTAGCCTTTTCAGTCCCCCCTTCTATATAAAGTTCGGTATTGGCAAATTCGGACATGATGTCTATCACGTTCCGGAAAATGGGAATGTTCGCATAGGCCTTTTGGCATAAAAGTATACAATCCCTGACATCTGCCCCCAGCTTTGTATAATAATACGGAAGCATACCCTCCCGGATATTAGAATACTTGAAAAGCTTGGGACCTATAGGGGCTCTATTGAGGCGGGTTTGAGTACGAGCGACGTCCGATCCCGGCCCATTTCTTTCGTAAGCTTTAGCTGTTTGGGTATAATATGAATCCCCCGCTAAAATGGGATTCCACGGAGGATCTTCTCCTGCAATTTGTTGAGTAAGATCGTTTAGATCTTTGGGCTCAAACTGCTCCCAATACGAAGATCTTTTTGTATATTTTCGTTTTGCCATACGGTATTATACACCAAAGTCTGGCAAAAGTCTAAGAAAAGTTAAAAGTCTACTTTTGACTTTCAGGCTACAAACATCGGAACGAATGTAGACTGAACTTCCTCGCCCTTAACATTCATCATGTCGTAATATATTTTTATCATCCAATTGCCCAATACTAAAGCCGAATACGAGTCCTTTCTCGCTTTTTCGGGACCCGTCTGACGGCGCAGGTTATCCGGCAGATCAAACGTTTGGGTTCCTTGGGGTGTCGTTTTGATTTGTATGAGGGCACATTCAGCTTTTGTCTTTTCGATAAGATCTACTTGATGCTCCACGAAGTCGATCATCTTCGCGGCGGCACTTTCCTTTTCCTCTTGAGCCATTCTAAGGTATCGAAGGGATTTTATAGGAATCCTTTTCTTTCTTTGACGTTTGTAATCATCATTAACGGCGCGGGCTCCAAAGAATATTTTCTTATGGTCGAAATTTGCTTGGAGTAACTCGTTAGCAATACGAATCCATTGGGATGTAGGCTTTCGAAGTATACAGATTTTCTTTTTATTTAAGTCATATTCCAGTTTAGCTTCTCTTAAAGCCTGCTGATAATTCTCTAAATTATCAAAATTGCTACCAATAGTATGAATTTTCAGATCCGCCTGCTTGAAGAGGCTGCTCTCATTGCATGCGTTCAAAAATTGAACGCCGCCATTGTAGTCGCCGACGATGGCCACTATATTAAAATGAGTAAGCAAGTAATGAAAATAGAAGATATGGTCTTTTAACCGCGCCCCGGAGAGGGCGTAGTTATGAACGAGAGTGCCAGTTTGGCTATCATCGTTTATCTTGAATACCTGCATGGCGAAATCATCGGAGCTTTCGCTTTCCGCCCAGCTAGGGTCAAATGACAAAACATATTTGTCCGCTGGCTCTCCAGCGACCTCGACGCAGGGAGACTGACCATCAGGAATAGTACAAGCCGCCATTTTGGATATCCGAAAATAACCGGAGCTGTCATCGGTGAATACCGCCCCGAACTCTCGGTCGAACTGGCTTTGGCTCATTGACGCCTTCGCTTGGGTGATCAAGTTCTGGTCATAGAGCTGTTGAGGAGCGCAATCATAGCTGAAATGCATTATGGTACGGTGTGCTGTACCTTTTTCCTTAGCCACTCCGGTGATAAGGTCCTCGAAGGTTTCGTACAGCTTGTACATGTATTCAAACTTGTAAGAAGCGGAAGAAAGCATAATAAGCTTATTGTTCGGCCACTGATGCCGATCCTCTTCCTTCATCTTTCCTTCGGCAATCATCTGAGTCTCGAGGTTATACAAATCCTCCCTCTCGGTCGGATTTTCGACAACGGAAAGAAATGGAACTATAACTTCATTATATATTCTTTCGGGCATCAAGAGGAACTCATCGATAATAATTCTATGAAAACGAAAGCCTCGAAGCTTCTCGCCGTCGCCTAAAGGGAGCGCATGAATCTTGCTTGCTCCGAGCTCCAGCGTCCATTGGTCATTATTCTTGGCTTTACGAGTTACGCATTGCGCAAGCATCGCCGCTTCCGGCTTAGCTAGGATATCCTCGATTTTCTTGAATATCATTTTCGATTGCCGAAATGATTTGGAAATAATACCTATTTCAACGCCTTGATTCATTATGGCGTCAAGAAAGGCGAATATACCCGTAGTAAACGATTTGGACATGCCGCGAGACCATACTCCCATAAAATAATCGGATTCAAGCATTGCCTTGATTGCCATATGTTGAAATGGAAATAATTTAATTCCACTCAGCATGTCCACTGTAAAAGTGACATTACTGGAAAGAAATTTATAAAGCAATAGCTTTGCCTCGTGCTCGTCCAGAAATCCCTTCTTGGAAAGGATCTCTTGGTTGATCGCCGAGGAGTATTTGTCGCGCCCTTGCTGTTTGCCTGCAACCCAAGTCATTATTTCTCGTCCCCGGGCCTCCAGTGAATCGCCCACTTATAGCTGCGGGTAGCTATACCCTCCATATGCTTGGGGGGAAGGCAAGAAACCGCAGCTCGCAAGTTATGCTGCAAAGTCTCTATGACGACATAGAGGTCTTTAATCTGCTTGTCTTGTATATCTATTTTTCTTTCTAGGTGCTTATTCGAGTTCATGATGATCAAAAAAATATTGTAAATCAACGTCCCATAGATCTTGGCCGTAATAAAGGAGCTTTGGCACTATTGATTGAGAGTTGGTTCGGGTTCCCGTAAAAAGAAATTGGCAATGGCCCTTGAATTCATGAGTTAGTACACGCATATTGTGCCATATGTAAGAAAGGTTGGATCTGTGTGGCCCGAAATTATTATTTTTCTTTATCTTCTCTATACTGCTTTCGGTAACTATATATAAGAATGCGCTAAATTGCCGCGCTCGTTCAAGCTCTCGCTTGAAGCGAGAAAGTCCCACCGTCATCGTTCCCTTGAAATCCCCCTCGCTTTTGCGGTCTACAAAGGTATAAGAATAATGATCTCCCCCCATGGTGTAATCTCCAAAATCCAATTTATGAGACTTGCTCTTCTTGAACCTCAAGGGCTTTTGTTCGCGGCTATCTATGTATATTGGAATTTCTTCTATTGAATTTTTTTTCCGGAAAAAGTTTTGTGTTATCCCTTTATTATATATTGGTTCAAGGCCAAGCTCTTTGCAGGCTTGTCCATAACCGCCGAAATTATTCTTATACAAATCAATTGGCGGTAGTTTATTTAATTCTATTTCCAGATGATTAGGTCCATATTCAAGCTTATTCTTTTCTATTCTGTTCTTTAGTTGTCTTAAGATGTATTCCTTTACTTCCTTTTTGTCTTTGTGCGTATTGCACCATTTAAGCATTTGCATACGGGTGGAGAAGTCCATCCCGAAGTAATCCGCTTTGTTCTTAAAGGGGAGAGGGTCTCCCGTAAGTCTATTGATTCGGGGATAGTAGGTGGTATAGTACTCCGCCACGGTTTTGCCGTGAACCTTTATATGACGGTGAAGTGCAGCATCGTTTGCAAATTCGTTGCCGCATTCCATGCACTTTACTTTTTCGCTACTTGCCATCTTCTTAGTTTCCAGAATAATTTTACAAATAGACTGGGTATTCTTAAATTAAGACCTTTTGTGTTTTTTACTAATGGTTTTTGCGCAAATATTGCTCTTGACAGGATTTTTTTGTAGAAGGGCATATTCATTAATCTGCAGTTTTCTATCCGTATTCCTTTTGTCTTGGGCAAATCATCAATGTCGTAATCCGACCAATTTCCCAAGTCTATGCAGGCACCGTCCCACCAATGCCTGAAGGGATTCAGGAAGAGGCTGTTTTTTATAGTTACTTGAGATACTTGGCATTTGATGGTAAAATGATGCTTGGTGTTAAGCGCCACGAATACGCATCCGTCAAATGTTATTCGTCCTCCCCGCACTATGTCCACACAATCTTCATAACCCCCTGATATTATACAGTTTTTTACATTGACGTCCCATACGTTCGACAGCTTAAGCCCTTCGGCCACTCCATTCGCTTGAATTACGCAATTTACGATGGCTATGTCTCTGCAATTGCCGAAACCCAAGGCGTTATCGTCCCATTGACCTTTGGCCTTATCCGGATCCCCCTTGAAAAAGGAATCCTTTATTACTATAGCTGGGTCAGCCATACGAAAAGAGGCATTCCGGCCCCTACCCAAGTAGCCCAGCAATCAGCCACATCAGAGGTGCCTCTTTTGCTTTTGTCGTCCCATACCTCCTTCGCCATGCCGGCTATAAAACCCAAGGCAAAAAGGGGCTCCCACACAAAACCGCAAGACGAAAACAACGCTCCGGCTACGAAATGAAGAAATTTATCGTAATGCTTAAAGTACATCTTCCTTCCTTAATCCCAATACCCGGGCCTTCCAATCCGGCATTGACTCGAGGTTTCCCGCTTCTTCTTTCACGAGCTCCTTTTGCATCTCAGCTATTTTTATCATAACGTTCCTTTCTTCCTCTTGTTGAAATAATTGAACCAAATTAAGAATAGATGCATTTTGCTGTTGTTTACTTTGGACTCTTTTTGCTCTATCCCCGTTTAAGCGGGTTATTAGGCTCTCCATGCGCTTTTCGCACTGATTATACTCTTCACTCTTGGTTTTCAGCAATTCGGCCAACCGCACGGTCATATCCCGCTGGTCTTCGCACTGTTCAAACATGTAGTTTAATTTATCCACCGCTTTCTGAATATTCATTAAATTAACGTAGTCAATGCAAACGTTTATGTAGAGGTTGACTTCATCGGACGTCAGATCAGGCTTGTCCCATGTAGCGCGCACGAATTCAGCCTCAAATAAAACGCGGTCTTGTTTGTTGGTATAATTACTGATAGTTTGAATCAGACGCGGCGATTGGAGAAAAGTTACGAGTGCCTCTATTCCATTTTTTATCTGTAGGGGCATTTTACTCTCATCCAAGGCTTGGCTTGTGGTTTCATTTACTTTTTTCAATACAGCCTCAAAACCCTTAGGGGGGGAATACCGGGTTCCAATGGCCGTATCCGCCGGATGAACGTCTTCGGGAGCATTTTCCTTAATAAAGGCCGCGACCACAATTGACTCCTTGCTTAGGGGCGTCAAGGACTTTTCCTTAAACAGTAGTTGCGCTACGTCAAAGGCTTTCATGCCCGCATCTACATTTTCTAATATAAATTCTTTTTGATCATCCGTAAGTTTTACCGGCGGCACTCTTTTGGCTTTGGTAGTTTTATATTTGTAGTCTTTGGCGGCCATATATTCACGCACCGCGCGCCCCTCTTTGGAGCGGCCATCCAAATTTTCGGACATGAATACCGCACAGGTCAACTCGTTCAAGTTGCAGATTCTTTTGTGGTGAGAATCTATGTAAGCTTTTTGCTCGTCATTTAGTTTTATCTTTTCCATAGAATATATCCTTGGTCGCCAATATTCTTTCCGCTTTTTGCTTAAATTGTTTTTTGAGGTTCTTTATCTGCTTGTAACCGGCCTTTCTTCCTTTTTCGGTAGTCCGGTATCCCAATTCTTTGGCGGCGTCTTCCTCCGTCATGTTTTCGATAAAGAGCATTTGATAGATTCGGTAGTTTTTCTCGCTCAACACCTTTTTCATTTCCGCATGCAGCCTTATTTGCGCATCTTCTATCTCGAATGACTCGGCCCCCGAGCTTTCCAGCTCGTGCATATGATTCTCTATTGTTACGGCCATTTTGATATCGAAAGCGGCCTTCTTCGTCTTTTCCCATTTAGCGTAGAGGGGGCACTCATTGCATTGTAGTCGGCTCGTTGTAAACCCGCAAAAGCCTTGTTCCGTCTCATCCGTCACTCCGGTTTGATTGAAGGGACAATTAAGGCACGGTTTAGCGAAATTGCTGTAATAGTTGCGCAGAATGTTTTTTAGCTGATTAGTAATGATCCTGTTCAGCCATGGACGCAGGGGCCGTTCTTGGTCCCACTGCTCCCATTTCTTATAAAGATGAGTCCGGATTATTTGCTTAACATCGTCGAAATCAACCCACGTCAGGGATTTTAGAAACCACTTGGCTCGACGCTTGTTAAGCTCTACTTCTATAATCTCGTACTTTTCTTCGTAGGTAATCTTAGGTTGTTTGGCCACCTACCTCTTTGGGTTCTCTAGCGGATCGACATTGATCCAATGTGGCCTGAATAATATCTTCCCCCGGGTTCTGAGCCATCTCAGGGCGCGGAGGCATTTTATTATATTCTCCCTTGGGGTCAGCTGATGCTTGGGCGACCAAGTCTCCAAAAGTAGGAATTCTTGGCGCGCCTCCTATCTCGTACTCTAAACGCGAAAGGCTCGGAAGTTGGTTTTCGGATTTATCGAGAGCTGTTTCCCCCTCGGCTATCTCCGTTGAGCTGATTTCCTTTGCGTTGATTGAGCACCCGCAACTAGAACAAAAGTTTGGCTTTTTGAGAGTGTATTGCACTTTTCCGCCGCAATTGATACAGAATTCTGTATTCATAACTTATATTATAATATAAAAATAAATTTTTCCAGCAATTAAATTAAGTAGCCCGAAATGATCCGAGCTTGCCTTTTCATGAATTTAAATTTTTCTTCGGACCGAATATCTTCCGGAGCGTCGCTTTTGACGTAATCGATTCCCAGAATACCGATAATCTTTCCATTAAGGGTCTTTATGGGTATGTTGTATATGCTTTTAACCCCCTTACCCTTGGCGAGTTTTAAAAAGGCCCTGTCGTGAATTTCCTCCATGTCGCGATATGCAAAGCGATTGTCGTTGATCATTTCGCTTATGTACTCATGGTAATTAGACACCCGGTGATTTTGAGAGTTTTCGCATTCAATGCTGATCCCATCGCTTACCACCTCATAGGTGCAGCTAAATTTTTGCTGACCCCGTCCGGAAAAATAATGTTCACCGTTATGAAACTCCATAACGTAAACCCGGTCGGCGTCAGTCTCCCCAATAATGAATTTGAGTGCCATATAGACGTTTGCGTTCTGGACGGTTTCTTTAACTATGCAGTCTTTTTCTTTGCGGTTAATATAGCGGCGCCCCAGCCACACACTAAACAAGGTAGCGGCGGCAGTTATAAGAGCCGCGATTATAGAAGTAACTCCATCCATGTATTTATATACACTTAACTGCCCGTTTCCTTCTGTAATTTAGTGATGATAAATTTCTGAATTTCACTTCTCATGATATCCTCCGTAGTAAATGAGAAGGAATGTATGCCCTTTTTCCTGCTGGGGGCATCGTCGAAAAGATCAAACATTTTACGAAACCCAGTTTTTCCGTTAATGTCGCTTTGCATGAAGTCACCGCAGACAAACATGGTGCTGTCTTTTCCTAGCCGAGTTATCAGGGTAGTCAATTCCTTAAAAGTGAAATTTTGAGCTTCGTCAGCTACCACGACTTTGTTGCTCCAGCTCGCGCCCCTCAAATAGTTTATGGGCATCGCTTGTATTCTATGACTCTCCAACAGGTCATGGCGGATACTGGGGCTCATGTTCTTAGGCAACATTTCAAATAATTTGTCTTCTAGCGGCGCCATGTAGGGATTTATCTTTTCTTCGATATTTCCCGGCAATGCCCCTAGTCCTTTTTCGCCGCTTTCTATCGCCGTCCTTACATATAGCATGTCTAAATCAGAATAGGCGCTTAAATGCCTTAAAGCCGCATAAACTGCCATATAAGTTTTCGTTGAACCTGCTGGCCCGCTAATGAACATAATGTTCGTCTTGTGATGGAGGGCAAGCGCCAAAAATTCCTTCTGACGATCAGAGAGGCGAAAATTATTAACCTTAAAGGTTATCTTAAGTTGAGGTATTTCGACCTTTTTACTGTTAGCCATTCGCAATATATATACACAAGGACTATTGGATTTTTTGCAGTTTTTTGGTATTATACGTAAATAAGGTGTATATTACTTCGTGAAGCCACAGAAGAAAAAAGGGTCCGTCAAGAAAGGTGCAGACAGCATTGAATTTTGTCTGGGAGATGCCGGGCCGACAAAATATGAAATCATGACCGCTATAGCTAAACGCTATACGGTTTATGGTGCGACAGTTTGGCTGAACGAACCGTTAGAGGAACTTGGTGGAAAGAGTCCCGCGAAATTGATGCTCGAAGGCGACCTTGAGACTGTCGCCAAGTTAATCAAAGACTCTAATGAACGAGACAATATGTAATCTCTGCTGGGAATTTTGCTACGAAGTCATCCCGGCGCAGCTGAACAAGAACAACGAGCCCTGCGTTTTGATTCTTAATCTACCCCTGATTTTTTCAGAAGTAATCGAGTCCCTATTGAAGAAAAAGGGCTTTTCGTGCGTTACCTTCAAACCTCACGGCAAAAGCGCCGTGATTATGAAATTTGAAAAAGTGATGTCGGAGGTACAGGGTTAAGCGGGAGCGCCGGCCTCTTCGGCCACTACTTCAGCCGCGTCCTCCACGACTTCGACTTCAGCTTCTTCAACTTCTTTCTCACTCTCTTCCGACGCCGCTTTGGCAGCAGCTTCGGCAGCTTCTTTCGCTGCGGTAATCTGCTTTTCCAATTCAGCCTTTTCCTCGTCAGAGGCGTTTTCGTAAATCTCGGTGGCCTTTTCCACGCAGAATGAGCGCATCATTGAAATGATATCATTGACGTTGGCGTTAGAGAACAAGTCGTTGGCGATTGCTGTGATTATTTCGTCTTTATCCATATTCCCTATAATATTCGCGGCATGATGGTTTTTCTAATCTTTTTCAAACTTTAATAATTCCTTAAACAATAATTTGAAAGATCTCGCTTAAAATTGGTTCCGGATTTTTTTTGCTTCCGCCATTATTTGAAATAACTGTATTGAATTTTGAAATTGAAAAAAGGGACCCCCCGCCACATTCTCACCAAAAGTTGACTGATTCAATCCATAAAAACGGTAGGGGTATCATGCAATAAAATAACCTAAAGTTCTTCATAAAAAAATTTGCAATTAGATCATGGCTGTGTTACCTTATAGTATAACAAATTAAAAAAGGAAAAAAAATTATGTCCGTTAATCACATCGCAATCACTCCAGACGAAAACGACGAAGCTCTGCAAGAGTTCATCACGCAAGAAGGCTTCGTTCTCGTTGCTCCGGAAATGGATCTCTTCGAATGTCCCGGCGGACACATCTGGCACATTGACCAGATCCTTGACCATATGAATGAATGCCTCAGGGAAAGCTGCCTATAAAAAGGCAAAATAAAATTTGACAAACAAGCCAAACTAGCGTAAGTTTATAATATGAATAATAAAGATAAAGCCGTCGTCGCCTTCTGGCAATCAGTCCAACGCAATGCTCAAGCCAACGGAATTCTGAAAGAGTTCCAAGCTTCCCAAGCTCCCAAGCTTAAAGCTCCCAAATTCACGCCCGCAATGCTGGCTTTCCTTGACACCTTAACCAACTAAAAAAAACACACAAAACTATCATGCACTATCTAGCTGAAAAGTACTCTCATGCAGTTAACGCCGTTGCCTATACGGTTAGCTTATACATCTGCCATGTTGTCCTAATGGACTGGATTCGTTTCCTAACTAGTTGAGCATCAACGAGTTACGACGCGGGCAGGGGGGCGCCGGCGTCATAAGTGCCTGACAGTCAAAGACTTACGCAAATGCCGTACAAATACCGTGCCAATTCCGTGTAATGTGATTGTGCAAGAAAATAGTTGAATCTTTTTGATAAAAAAATTTGCAATATCGGCAAAACTGTGATACCTTATAGTATAAGTTAAATTAAGAAAGGAAAAAAATCATGAACATTCTCACCGATCAAGAACTTGCCGAAAGGCTCACCAAAAAAGAAGCCAACCTTGAATGGTGGGAGGCTAAGCTTGCCAAGTCTCGCAAGGCAAGCCTTATCGGGATTCGCTCTGCCCACTGTGCAATGCTCCGCAAAGAGATTGCCGAGATAAAAGGCGTTCAGTTTGCAAGGCATTGCGCCGAGCAAGTTTAAAAAACTTCAGAAAAAATTTGACAAACCAGCAAAACTAGAGTAAGTTTAGGTATGATAAAAATTAAAAGAGATCTACTCACAGGCAAAAAGGTTCCCCATGTCCTTTTCCGTCAGGCTGAAATCAAAATGAGCCTTTCCAGCGGTCGCACGCTTGGAACAGTTCAAACTCTGGACTTTCAAGAAGATGCTCCAACCAAAGAGCAATGGCTTGCAAAAGTCCGTAAATCTTGGGATGTCGCAGATATCTCTTTCCGTGACTTTGGTGTCCAATCCTGCATTGCTCCTCGTGGGCATGATGCTTGGAAAACCGTAAATTCTTAAAAATGATTGAAATAATAATGCTGCTAGTTTTCGCCTCTTTGGGGCATACAATTATCCACGCTTGGAAAGAAGCTTGACCTTTGTAAGAGTTTTTTTCTAAAAATTGACCGCTCTGTTTCCATGTTGGCAGGGCGGTCTTTTTTTGCACGTATAATTCTCCTAACTCATTGACTATCAAGCACTTACGACGCTGGCGCGGGGCCCTCGCCGTCATAAGTCGTTGATGTACAGGTAGTTACGTAAAATCTCCTAAGTCGTTGATAATCAACCCATTAACGAGGCGCGCCCGAAAAGATTCTATTTGTAAGGCCCGCGTTTCGAGGGCAAGCGCATTGGGTAATAAATTAGTTTTTTATTCTTGGGCAAAAAATTTGACAAATAGCTTTTTATGCTGTATGTTGTAGATATAATAAGATGAGGAACATACAAGACAGTTGCCCGTTGATAGTAATGCGAGACGATCCTAATCAGCTGACTCCTTGGCTAGATGATTGGAGTGACGATGATTGCCGACAGGTGCAAGCTATGGTTGACAGGCATGATGCAGTAATGAAGCCAACTCCGCTCACCAAGGATCAAGCGGGCGAAGCCCGACGCATGTGGGCAAGGTGGCAAGCCCACACTACTGGCAAGAGCTTTGTTCTACAGGTGCAAAACAGGACTTGCGACCATACCTTTAGGGTTCACGCCCACGGCAAGAATGTGTTCCAAGCTGTCCTGAGGCATTACAGGGGATTAGGGCACAATGGCACCACCATATGGCAATGCACCAAGGTAGTTGCGGTATTCGACTGCGTTTGTGACCGAACTGTCCAAGCTGGCAAGTTGCTCTGCGGTAATCCAGTTTAGCCTAAGTAGTTGGCTATTAATAGTTTACGGCCCGGAATCCCCCTGCGCGCCGTCATAAGTCGTTGACATTCAATAACTTCTGACAAAATTAAAAATAAGTGATAAAAAAATTTGACTTTACCGCTAAAGTGGGGTATGTTGTTAGTATGAATAAAGAATTACAATATCTATACTCAACGCAAGCTTTCGTGTCCACAAGGCATCGTAACGCCTTGCCTCTCTGGAACACGAAAACCAATTCCTTCGTGGATTCCACTAGCACTACGAACAACCTTGAATGCTGGGCAAAAAATGAATCTGAAGCCCGTGAAAAATTCTGCCGAATGGTTCGCCGTATTCAGAGCAAAGTCCAAATGCGTCAGAATTTCTTATGGAAAAAAGGCGATACTGCCGATTTTTACCTTACGCAAATTTGGCAAAAAATTTGACTTTTCGCCTTAACTGAACTAGATTGAATTATGATGAAAAAAATAATAGACTTCCTAGAGGTAGCCATTCCCTTTATAGTAACAACGACGCTAGTAGTCACCATTGGCGGCTCCGCGTTTGCCTTGTGTTTTTTCTGAAAATCCCCTAAGTACTTGAAGGTCAACGGGTTACGGCCCGGAGGCCCCGGCTCCGCTGTCGTAAGTCGTTGATAGTCAACACCTTGCATGACTCCAGCTGAGGGGCGCCCGAAAAGGTTCTATTTACAAGGCTCGCGTTTCGCGGGCCGGACGCTCTAGGATTAGTCAATAAAAATAAGCGAATTATGTAATACAAAAAATTTGCAATCTCGCTGGAAATGGTTTACTTTGTATTATGTTTATCTTACAAAGCATCTTGAACAAGGCTGGAGCCGTATGGGTTACGGAAACCCTCCCGCTGTCTAAAGCGAAAGCTCATAGAGTGATCGCTTCACGCCGTCAGAACGCAACTGGCAATCGACGCTTTCGCTTGGTAAAGGTGGGAACATGAAAAAAGTTAGGATTCCCATGGTCTTTACTAAGGCTCGCCCTCACAAAAGAAAAAACAAAATTTTGCCACGCAAGGCAAAGCACAAGAAAGCTCTTATATCATGACCCGTACTGTGACGCATCACGCCTTCCAGAGGTTCGCGGATCGCTTGCGACCCTCCGAACAAGAAACAACCTTGAATAATGTCCGCACGGCTTGCCGTCAATATGGCTCCGAATCGCTTGGGGTTATAGCATACAAGCTTCGCTCGCATCGTGGACAGCATTGGGGAATGTCAAGCAACGGGGATTATGTCGTCGCCATTGTAAGGAATGGTCAACTCGTCACGGCTTACTTGCGTCGAGGCACGCAAAGCTTTTGCACTAGCGTGACTCGCACTCGAGTCTTGGTGGACATGACGGGGAACCTACTGAAAAAACCGATTTTTTCTTAAAAAATAATTTGACTTATGAGATAAACTGGAGTAGGTTATAGTATGACAATTGAAAAAATAAAAGAAATTCTCGCCAATATAAAAGCCGAACTGGAAAAGGTTGAAAGCGTAGACATTGCCGAGGCGGTCAAGTCGATTAAATACATTGACTCCATGGGCGTAATGTCGACTTTGTCTGGAGCTGTCGAAGATATCGGAACCGATAGCTCCGAAGTTGCCGACTTGGACAATGCGTTTTTCTCGGCAAAAAGAAAGCTAGAAAATTCCTTGTACGCTTACGAGGAAAAAATCATCGAGCGACGAAAAGAGCTAGAGCTTGCCATTGACGACATCGAAAGCTTTCTGCATGATGGCGAGTTTGCGTATGCATCACGGGTCGCAAAAAACTTCGAATAAAAATTTGACTTTACCGCTAAAGTGGAGTAGGTTATAGTATGAAGATTAAAAGAATAAGAGTAAAAGAATTCGATACTTTCTGGAGCATTCGCATCTGGGACAGAGAAACGCAAGACCGCCCACGGGTTCGCACTGCAGGAATCGACGCCAAAGGGCGTGCGCCACATCTGGACAGGATTCTTGCCGAAGAAAAAAGCCCATGGGCAGGCGACTTCGACAGGGTCGAGGTGGTTTGGCAATAAAATCCCTAAACCCTTAAAGGTCAAGGAGTTACGACCCGGGGGCCGGGGGCACGCTGTCGTAAGTCGTTGATAATCAACAAGATACATTTTTGGAGACTCATGCACTTTTCCATTCGTTAGTTATTTAACCCTATTTGAATTGGTCCCCCGCGACAGATTTACTGAAAAAAAATTTGCATTCCTGTGCTTTATGTGCTAAGTTATTTATATGAAATCAAGAGAAGACCTAGAGCAAATCATCGACCGAGAATCTTCTGACGCAAACGACGGATGCGTTCGAGCAAGACTATTAGTTGTCAACGCCGAACTAGCCTTGGACGATTTGGACAACGCCGAACTAGCCATGAGGCTCAGACAACAAGAGGAGGAGGACGAATTATGCGCAATATAATTAAAAATGCAAAAACGCTAGCGTTAGTAGCTCACCTGAAGAAACAGGAAACGGTTGCAACCCCCAAGCTGCAAAGGCCCAAGTTTTCCCCCGCTCAAATTGCATGGATGCAATCTAGTCGTAAGTAGCTCACCTTCAACGAGTTACGCGACGGCAGGCCCGGCGCCCGCGTCGTAAGTCGTTGGCTATCAAGGACTTACAAAGAAACCCCCATCCCTTCAAGCCAATCGGCGAAAGCGAAAATGTGCCATCCCTCGGACAAGTTGACCTTTTCGGCAATGTCTATTATATTACCGCTTGCCCAATTTTTTTCCACACAAGCTTGCCCAATGCTAATGTCGTATTTTTCAGGGGTGCGGTCAGGATGTTGAGACGAACAAATCACGGGCATTCCATTGTCGCCTAGTTTTGTCAACACCCAAAAAGGTTTGTTCGATTCCATTAGGAATTTACCCCTTCCTGAACAAATCCTGTCTTATCCTTTTTTGCAAGACCCTTTTCAATTAGCCCCACGACTACGCCTTTTTTATCTAGAAAACGCAAATCGTTTTCGTCACCGTTGACGACTTCAAATCCTTTCCAAGTCTTAGGAAGTTGATTGCGAAAAACTACGGCGACATTCCCGCCCATTTGCAAGACCATATCGCACAACGAATCGTTATGTTCCGAGCGTGAAAAAGTCAAATGATAGTTTCTGGGAAAATCCTTTGCTTGGTTGACGAACTTTGCCATACGCTGAAAGGACTTGGTATAATCGTAGAATTGAGAACCGCAGAAGTACTCAAAAATATTGTACGCAGGGTCTTTCATGAAAATCTTTTCCCATTCGATGTCGCTTGTGAGATTCAAACGGAAAACTGCCGTCATTTCCTTTTTGGTGGCAAGCTTAACTGTCGAAGCAATTTCTTTGCAAAGCTTACGCATGAAATCAGCTTGCTTTTCAAAAAACAATTTTGTCTTTGCAATGCGTGAATCTTGCGTGCGTTCCATGCGACCACGCCCTGCCGTATTCAAACAAGAGAAGGTGCAACCCTTGCTTCGCCAACGGCACGCCTCGTATCCTGAAAGATTTGCGGGAGCAAGATGAATACCCTTTGTAAGGTAACCAAGTTTTTCGCCTTTTACAATTTTGGCATTTCCTGCCGTGAGTAGAGTTTGCTTAATCATGACTATAACCTAACCTCTTTTGCTTTGTTTGTCAACAATTTCTTGTGCTTTTTTTATTCCCTTTTCCATGCCGAATTGGCTTACGAGTCGCTTGAATGTTTCCCAAGCAATCGTGTTTTCTGGCAAACTTTTCCATGCCTGCATTCTTTCTTGTGATGTGATGTTTTTCATGAGTGTGCGGTTTTTCTGACGACTATCCAGTTTGACGCCATGCCCTCGACAAAGTCCTCGGCAACTTTTCTGCTAGGTGCTGTAATCTCGGCAACCTTTGGCTTGCCCGTGGTTTTGTCAACTGCTGCAATTTCAAACTTGAAAATCGCTTTAATATCGTTTTTGTCCATGTCTTAATAAAACACAGATTCACTCAAAACGCAAATTTTTTCTTAAACTTTTTTTGGCGCAAGTTGTTGATGTTCAAGCACTTACGACGAGGCGGCCGGGGCGCCAGCGACCTAAGTCGCTGACCATCAAGGATTTACCCTACAATTTCTTTGTGCAGGATATAAAAGACAATTGCCCAAGTGATGACAAAGTAGAGAATCATCCTAGAATCTTCTCAATGACTGGAGAGGCAATCAAATTGCGGACAGCGTAACCTCGCTTACCGTACTGAGCACCCCTCACTACCGACTTGAAAGAGCGACTGACAAAATCATAATAGGCGGGAACGGCTGAACCTTCCCTGTTTACATAGGTAAACCACAGCTTGTCACCTACCCTTTCAGCCTCTTGCGGTTGATAGTTGGCGACTGCGTGAGCCTTCTTGGCAAATGAGAACTCTTGTTGCATTGCTTTTCCTTTCTTTTGAGTTTTTTAATAGGCTTGAATTACCAAGCCACCGTTGTCCAATTCTAAAACCAAAGTTTCCTCTCTGAAATAGTTGAGGACATCGTCATCGTCCTCGCAATCTTCGGGAACCGAATAATCGCTCTTGAGTTCGTTCAGGTCTTCATATTCTGAAAACTCGCAACAAATGGCAATCGGGTCAAGTTCCATGTCGGGGCTTACTTCCTCGAAGAAATCAAACAAAGCCTTGCGACCTGCCACAGAGAAATTTTCTGACCTGTTCATCTGGTCAAAGGCGTTAACGAAATCTCGCTCAGTAATTGTTTTAATCATGGTTTTTTATTCCTTTCTTTTAGTTGTAAATCTCGGCTTGATGCTTTTCTTTTGCCAAATGTAAGTTGTCGATGAAATCCGTGGCTCCATCGCCTTGTAAATTGTTCATCAACTTGTTGATGTCGTCTTTGGTTTGCCATCCAAGCACATCGTCATAAGAAGCAAGAGGAATCATGGAATCATTTCTGAAAACCGCAACCTCATAAGTTCCCTTGGACGCATTGCCATAAAGCCCGCCGAAGGATTGGTCTTTATCTTTCATAGCGACCACAGAAATCTGTAAACCATTTCCAAGGTCAAGCTTGGCTTGAATGGCATCTGCTTTAACAGCGTGTGCGTTAAACTTTAGGTCTTGGAAGCTATAATGCTTACGAAACAAAGACCTTAACCAATTTAATATCTTCTTTACTGTCATAGTAATAATATCGCACACTTTACCCCTAAACGCAAATAAAAAATGAACTTTTTTTAAAATAGTTCTAACTCGTTGGCAGTGAAGGGGTTATGACTCGCGCGGCGGGGCCCTCGGCCCCTAAGTCGTTGAGTATCAGCGGCTTACGCCTATTGTGTCGACGCTTTGCCTATGGTGTAGGGCGAGTGACTCGCGTATCGGTCAATATTACGCTCCAGAATTTTAATCATCTCCACAGCAGCGTTCAAGGTATATAAATCCTTTGTGCCGTCTGAAGCCCTCAAGGCTTTGCCGTGCTTTAGTATAACATAGTTGTTTAATTGTGAATCCATTGTATATTAGTTTAAATACCCCCAATTTTTTATAGGATTAACTTGCTTTCTTAACTCGCTAGGAGAATCTTCTTCTCTTTGAGCTAACCTCTTGACCTCCCTGTCAGACAATTCAAGACTTCTAGGGATGTCGGGAGACTTGGGGTCATCAACGATTAAATGTAATGACATTCCCGGGTCTGCTATTACCTTAAAGGTTTTTTCGCAAAAATCGGGAATCCTCTCAGCTTTAATCCCCAAGGCGTTTAGATGTTTAGTGGCTAGTTCAAAAGTTTTGTTATCAATCATGACACCCTTAGTCCTTTTGGTTGAATGTGGCAAGCAATTCTGGGCTTGCGTCCGCATAAGCCTCGTCTTCCTCGTCTACGCTTTCAGCCGAGTCAGTGCCGAGAAAACTCAATTCGTCGCCCAAATCCGTCTGGTCAGGTGCAAGTTGCCCGTGTTCGGCAAGAAAAGCTTCGGTCGCTTCTTGCTCGACGATTTCCTCAACTTCTTGCTTGGTGAGGGCAGGTTGACCATTTTTTACTCTCTGCAAGGTTGCCTCGTAGATTCTGCGTTTTGCTTCTTCAGTATAATCCATTTTTAGATTTCTCCTCTCGTTACTAAGTTGCCCAAAAAAGAGAATCCTGCATCCCCTTCTTTCTTGGCGAGTTTGTTGGCAAGGCGAAGTGCCTTTGCCCGACTTTGGACTTGCTCTACAAGGAATCCTCCAACAAAAATGTTGAACCATCCTTGGAGATTTTCGTTTTTCTCAATCTTAATCATACTTACAAGGTAAACTAGTTTTGCGCAAAATGCAAATAAAAAATGAACTTTTTTTAAAAATAAAGTGAATGAGAGTCGAGCCGCCACACTCGATAAAGCTTTCAAGGGTTGACCTACTAGGCGTTGTACTGCCTCTCAAAATTGTGTCTCGTGCTGTGCCACATGACTGCACCCAGATTTGTGAAGGTTGCGATCCTCCTGTCTTGAGGGGTTTATGTCTCAAGTCTGACACGAGACTGAAATGTTAAAGAACTATAAATACAATAACCCCGAAACCTAATAATTGCAAGAAAAAAGTGAAGTTTTTTACAAATAGTCGTAACCCTCTGACTGTCAAGGAGTTACGACCGGCACGGCCCGGCGCCCGAGTCATAAGTCGTTGATAGTCAAAGACTTGCAACCAAATAAGTGATCCAAAAAAACCCCCAGAGATTTCTCTCCGGGGGCTTTATTTGGTAGGGATTCGTTTCCTTTTTGGACGCCTTAGGACAGGGTGACCAATCCCTCTTGTACATCCACTTCCGCATAAGGGTCAAGTACGGAATGCAAAGCATAGGAGCGATTTCTCACATTCGTGGGCTGATTGAAGTTCACATGACTTCCCTTGTAGGTTTCGGTGAAGGCATTGTAAAGAGAATTTACATTCCTGTCCCAAAATTCGGAATGGTCGCTACTTTCCCATTGGTTGAGAACATCAGGAATTTGCGTGACATTTATCGCCTTCGCCTTGTAAGCTTGGATAATAAGGTCATTAGCCTCGGAATTGCTAATCTCTCTGTTCTTGTAGCCATCAACCCTTGTATCTTGGGTGTTCCACATGGTGAAGAGCTTTCCAATCCCCTCTACCATTCTTTGCCTGAACGATTCAAGTAATTGTGGCAGTTCGCCAGTATGCTTATGCTTTACCTCAACCTCATTTGAGAAAATCAAATTATCACAAACAAAGGGTGCATCTCCTGCACACATACCAACCGAAAACTTCTTGTCATTGGAGTTTCGCAATCCTACGACTGTCCCACGCTCGTTTTGACCCTTTCTGGTGGAATGGGTAACTTGAAACAAACCAAAGTAACGCTTTCCTTCGTGACCAAGATTGTGGCATTCGTTCTCTACCCTGAAGTTTCTTTCGTTCAAAACGGAACGCAACGAGTCGATTACATCCTTGTGGGGTAACGGTTGGTGGGAAATCGAAACGCTTCCATCCTTTCTGGCTTTTTGCCGATAAGTGGCTGGAGGGGTTGGGGTTGCTTTTACTCGTGATAGGCAAACTACTTCGTGTTGGTTTCCGCAGATGCTTAAGTCTAATTTTTTTGTCATAATTTTATCCTTACTTTGTTGTTTTAATATATATACAATATAATAATGGTGGGTTTTTGTCAATAGTTAATTTCGATAATTTTGATGTAATTTACCTTGCTCGTAAAGTTCTTCGTAGCTAATGGCTTTATCGGCAATAAGCTTGAGGTGGGCGCGGACTGCTCCAAGGATAACTTTGTCATCCAAGGAGAGCTTGGAATCCATAGGGCGAATTAAAAGTTCTGCAATTACTTCGAGGCAAGCCCCAAAGCTTTCGGCGGTTCCAAGGTCATCAACTAGAACTTCTTCTTTGTTATTGTTAAATCTCATTTTATAATAATCGCATAAAACAGAATAAAACGCAAGGAAAAAAATCGTTTTTTAAAAAAAAGTTGTAAACCCCTCTGCATCAACAAGTTACGACGGCAGGGGCCCCGCGCCGGCGCCGCAAGTCCTTGATGGTCAACGACTTACGGCCCGGGAGGAGATTCGTGGCTCTTAGGCTCTTCGCTCCAAGTCGTAAAGCTTGTTCAGCAAATTGCGGTGATAATCCTTCTTTTGGTAATAATCGGGAGTGTTTTCACCGTACATTTCCCGCACGGCAAGCTGGTACCCCAATTCTCTGAGGGCATGGCTTATTTTGAGGGCAGCTTTTCGCTCCCCTATTTGCTTGTCGGTCAATTCCTTCCCTAGGAGTAGTTCTGGTGACGCAGTCATCTTATACTCTATTCAATGCCACTACTCGGTCGTACCTGAACGAACGATAGGCGTTACGATTGTGACAATAAGCTCGGAAGCCTGCCACCTTCACGCCTTCAGCCACATTTCCAAATTCCCGTTCGTGGTCGGGCTTATCGATGGTATACAACTCCGTCCTCCCGTCTTGCGTCTTGTAGACCAATTGGAATACGGGATTCTTGAGTAGGCGTTGGATTTTCTTTAGTGCTTTCTTCATATCGGTATTAGTTTTCTTCGGGTTGCGTGTTAAGGTAAACTCGATTTGCCTCGTCTACTGTATCGAAGGGGATTTCCAGATAGTCTTTGTCCAACTTGTATGGACAATGAGGCGAATCAGCTTCCTCGTAAATTAAAAGGTACTGGTCGTTTTCCTTGTCGTATATGGGTTTGTCCTCCGCAGGGAGAACGCAATTTTCTCGAATGTAGTTAATCATGGCGCTATTCTCTCAGATTAAGAGGTGGTTGTCAAGTCTGCTTTGCTATCTTCCTCGACTTCCACCCCAAGGTGGCTCATTAGCTCGTACATCGCGGGGTCATACTTGAAGTATTCATATGCGTGGTTGAGTAAACGAGTCAAATCAGAGTGGGAAGATTCGGTTCCCCTGTACCCTACATAAGAACTCATCTCCTTTACCTCATCGTATATCTCAAAGATATTGAGATTCCAATTCCAACCTTCGACTCTCGCTTCAATTTCTTTATCGGTCATTTTTTTGCTCCTTTACTTTTTCGTTGTGTTCGTCTGCCCACTTGGCGAGACTAAGAAGTTCTTCCTTAATCTCCCTTTTGGATTGGTCGGACGCTTTTGGATTAGCGAGAACTGCTACCATGGTGGGTATGAGTCCTTGCCATTTGGGTGTGATGTCGATTTCTTTCATTTAAAGCTAACTTCCAAAGTACTTTCCGTGATGATTATAGTGCCACCCCCTGCGTTCTTGAGGCGAGCTTGAAGTTCTTTTACCATTTCTGCGAATTCTTGCATTGTGCTATTCCCCCTGAAGTTTCTCCATATGGACAACAGACTCATGCTCTTCCCATAGCTTCTCCCCCAATTCTCCAAGACTTTTATAGAGAGGCATCCACGGGTCACTCTTATCTACCTTTCCCCCCATCTCAGAGTAAAGTATATGCTCTCTAAGTAGAGCAGACATTTCCAGTAATTGCTTGTAGTACTTTGTATCATTCATGCGTGTATTCTCTCAAATTTTGGTTGCGTTGTCAATAGAAAATTCAAAACTTTTCGCCTTGCAATAACATTCCGTTAAATACTCCTCAATCTCCTCGAATATAGAGTAAACATCCTGCCCGTATGCATAGATATCGTCTCCGTGCTCAAGTTCGTGCTCCATAGAGGTAGGGAGGCTATCCAACAAGTATTCATTGTCAGTTTCCCAGTTTATGTCGGTAATAGAGGCAATCATGTCTTTACCACCAACAACTATAGTAAACCTTTTGTCCCTCAGAGATTGCTTCTCTTGCCTCTCTGATAAAGTTTAGGTCAGTTTCCTTGTAGTAATAGTCTCCATCTTCAAATGGCTTCCCATCTTCATCTTCCCAAGAGAAAGAGTCTTCTCCGAAAAAGAATCCACCTGTTTCGGGTAGCGATTTGTTCTCAATATGAGCTTCAAGTTGCTCAAGGTCAGAAAGAGTAACCTCAAGCTCGATACAATTAAACCCACCTTCTTTTGCGTTTGGGCAACCCTTGTCCACCCAAAGTTGTTCCATCCAACCTTGGAGTCGATTATGCTTTCGCCAGTAAGCGAGTTCAATGTTTTCTTCCGAGGTTTCCTCTGGAAGCCTTCTGTATGCGTATTGGTCTAATCCCATTTTTTTATCTCCTTATAGTTGCGCTGAATTAAAAGAGGAGGTGATGCCAATCTCGTCTCGAAGCAAAGTCAAGTCTGTAATAATATCGTCGAGGACTTCCTCTGCCGACTGAATGGTATAACCTTCCTTGCCCTTATGAAATGCGTTTTTCACCCTGTCCATGCAAACTGGGTCATTCGGGGTGCAATAACGCAAATTGCCGTGAACTAGTTGAACGATTGTTTGTCGGATTTCTGATTGTTTCATGGGTTTTAACATATCAAATTGAGGTTTACTACGCAAGCCTAAAAACGAAATCTTCAAAGTAATCTGGCTCTAGACCAAATTCTTGGACAAATTCATTTTGCCATTGGAAGATGTCGCCTCCAGCGTCGATGTCTTCACACATCTCGAAAAAGAAACGCCAGACTTGTTTTTTTGCGTCCGCTTGAGATAAACCGTCACGGGACATTAGGATTTTTATTGTTTCAATCATGCCTCCATAATGACAGATTGGGGGTAAAACGCAAGAAAAAAATGCATTAAAAGCGAAAATAGTTCTAACCCCTTGGTATTCAAGGACTTGCGCGGGCGGGGAGGCACCCTTGGGCCCCTAAACCCTTTACGGTCAAACACTTAGGACGCTGACGCCCTAACCTCTTGGGGGTGCAGCTGAACGAATGAAGCGAACCACCGAGGCTTTTCCGTTCGTTGGTCTACGAACGATTCGTACTTGTAGGGATTATAAGTGACTGGCGTCATTTCCCACCAACCCAAGTCATCCCAACAAGCAAACTCAGGTTCAGGATGGGATAAAAACCCTCGCACCCCTGCATGAACATTCTTTCTTTGTTCTCGCAGGACTTTTTCTCTACCCTTGCGGTTTACCTTAAAGGCACATGAGTACAAGCGTATCACATCATTTTTCTCGGTATGAGCCTTAACTAATCCATCTTGTTTTATCGACCAGCAATTCTTGTGAAGGTTCTTGTAAACAAATACCTTTCTGCTTTCGTCAATTTTGTACCGTGGGTCTTCTTGCTTTAATTTAATCATTACTTTACTCCGAATACTTCTTTTAACTTTTGGAAGCTTGAAGATTTAATAAAAACTTCTCTGCAGTAGTCTCCATGCAATCTCTCAACTGCCTCGATGCGATGAGCAACTCGGGACGCAGGACAGGCTTCTCTTGGAAGATAACCCCATTTAATAATCAATGTAGTATCGGGGAAATAGCAAGCAAGCTCTTGGCATTGCTCGGCATCCACATTACCCCATTGGGCGACAATCTCTTTTAGTAGTTTCATGTCTCTAAATATGACAGATTACACCTTTAAAGTCAAGGGGTTTTTTAAAAAAAGATTTCGCGTAACCCTTTCTCCCTCAATGACTTACGCGTCTAGACTCCCGCGCGCCGCGCCCTAACCCCTTGACCCTCAAGGACTTACGACTTAATGTTAATCTTTTCAGTTAAACTACAAAACTTATTCTAATAGGCGTTATTTATCTAATTTATGTTTGTATATTTATTCTGGTTTTATTAGATTTTGTACTATCATTCCTCCTAGGGCAATCATAATAAGTGGTAAGTAAATTGCTATATTGGTTGGATTAATAAAAGATATAAAAAGTAATAAACCTAAAGTTTCTGTCATATGGTATTGTTGTGTTGGTTAGTGTTTAGTGCTGTGTACTTAAAGGATCAATGCTAGCACATACTGGGTGAGTTGTCAAATAAAAACCCCCCTCCCAACCGCAGGGAGGTCGGAAAGGGGGTACCCACGAAAAAATAGATGTGGGGAAGGATTACTGTATACCTTCAACTTTTCGGCGTGAACATCAGTTCATAGATTACCTACTTCGAACCACAGATCAGACATGGTATTAGTCTTATGCTCATCCGATTGGACTCCGCACCCCCACCACAGGGGATCTGCATACCTTAGCCCGCTCACGACAGGCTTGTTCGGTCACCCACAGGACGCCTCCGTCGAGACATCCAAAATACAACTCAAGACAGGCTGGGCAGATTACCCGTGAGAACCAGTGAGGCCTGTCCTGAGCTTAAAAAGAAAATGTAAAAGAACGTGGGGCTATTTTTTCGAGTCGCCCCTTCTCGATCAGATTATTACGTATATACCTCACCTGAAGGCAAAGTATACTTTATAATAACATATTCAATTCAATTTGTCAAGTGGTTTTTAAAATATTGTGGATTTTTTGTTAACCCCTACTTTTCAGCAAAGAAAACCCACATAAAAAACTTTCTGTCGTATCGGTAAGTAGGCAACCGTTATGATATATAGATCGATGAGCTTTTTGTCGCAACCAACTTTTCAGAAAAGAAAGCTCACCTAAAAACTCTCTGTCGCATCGGTAGGTTGGGAACCAAAGTTTAATGAATAGATCGGCAAGCTTTTTGAGGTGTCTCTCGGTTACAGCAAAGAAAACTCGCCTAAAAAACTTTCTGTTATAATTGTTGAGAGAAATAAAATTTTCCTGCTTTTATGTGATTACAGGAAGGGTGATGAAAATTAACCAGAGAAAAACAACGAAACTCCGCCACAATACCCGATTTATAAACTGTTTGATTATTCGTTATTTAAAGCAAAGACAGTTAGAACTTTCAAGCTGTTGAGCGAATCTTTTGTTGCGCCCTTATCTCTCTGCGCGCCTCCGCTTGCTCGGCAAGCCAAGTGGAATAGAAAGGACTATCCTCTGGGACGGAACCGTAGTTTGCAAACTTTGATTGCTTTGCATACTTTCCCGATTCGACATTTCTCATAATCTGTGAACACATTGCGTTTTTTGCTATACTCATAAGATCCTTTCTCGATTGTTATGACTCAAGCATAGAGGTTTTCTTGTAAAAGTCAAGAGTTTTCTCTCGAAATTCGGGAAAATCAAGGGGAATCGCATTCGGGGGCAGGATAGGTTGCTGATAATCAGATTTATTTGACGCACATCCAATAACCGATAGCGCCGAAATTATTATAATCAATTTATTTATGGTGTTTAATATTTGCGGCATTTTATTTTTGGTTTAAATCGTTTATATAATATTGGTTGGTAAATAAGTCTCTGCAATTCTGTCCACTATTGGTTATTTGAATTAAATTGTCTTTTATTCTGCCCATGAGTTCCTCGGCGACATCGATTGCGTCTTCCCGTGTGACGGTCGTACCCTCTTCGATGTTATTAAGCGTTCCAGAAGGGGGAACCTCCTTGATTAGGTCGGCTATCTCGTTTCTTATTCTTATCAGGTCGTCCAGACCTTCGTTAACTTGTCTAGCTAGGTTCATTTGGTTTATTTGGATTTTTTTAAAAAAACGGGCGCTTTGTAACACCTGTCTTCAAGGCGAGCGCTTTGAAGAATCTGCCTTGTTGAAGTATAGAGCGCCCCAACTATCTTCTTACTGATTAAGACAGAAAATCATTTATTTGTCCTCGGCTAAAAAAACTGGCATTAATAAAATTATATTTGAATCAAATAAAGTCGCAATTGGTCGAAATTCATTCCAATCTTGTTCATGCCAAAAGACATTTTCGACAATATATTCCTCCAAGAGTTCCTTGAAAGTGGTCTGCATGTGCATGTGAACATGCTCTGAGGTCGCTTCTTCGATGTCCATTGTGAAAACAAGAATAGACCAAAAACGCCGAAAAAGCAAGAAAAAAAGCTAAAAAAAGCCAAAATGCCCCGAAATTTTTATTTTTCAATTATTTTTAGTGTTTAAAATTTGGCGGTATATCAATTTTATTTGCGCTTTGTGAGGGCTTTATTTTGAAGTATGGAACGCAGAACCATCTTTGTTAATAAGTAATAAAGCAACTTATATTATTTGCAAAAATTGTAAAAAAATGGTGCATTTGACTGTGCTTTGATCCTCGGCAAGTATGCACCAAAACTTCCTTTGTCAGCGAGTGACCAAAGAACCTCGCACCACTTTGCGTCTACTCTCCCCTTGAGGTACAGAGTGGTCAACTGTCCTCATGAATTGGAAAGCCCCATTTATTTCGCCGAATCTTATTTGCATTTTTTTTATTTGCATTTAATTTCGACTTTAAAATCAAATATATTTTGTGAATTAAATTCATTTTTATTTTCCATTTATTTTTGGCTATTAAAATTTGGGGCTATTCTTATTTATCTATTTATTTGTTTCTTATTCATTCCTTCAGGACTGAATTCAGATCAAAATTTATTTAAATTTAATTAAATATATTTAAATCTGAGTGGTCACATCCACCATTTTCACCAATTTCACCCAATTATTGATTTTCATTATTTTTTTCTGTTGTATTTAATGAATAGTTAAGTATTTGCGGTATAAAAGCCTATATATTGTCTATATAACTTATGTATATTGATGTGATATTTGGAAAAGGGATTGGCGAAAGGATTGCGATAGGGAATTTACTATTGAGTTACTTTGGACTTACTTATGAAGTATGCGTGGGGAGGATGGATTCCGAAGAGGTATACGGAGTCCTCCTTAGTCCCTCCGTTACAAGTCCTCTGAGTGGTCTTGGTGACCCTTCTATGGGGTGCTGTGATGTTTCCTTCATGGTCGCTTATCTTGATCCTCAGAATGTAATCATCTTCCATTAGGTTTACGAAAATAAGAAAAGGTATTTTTGACTTTTTTGCCCTTGAAATATTAATGTCAACTTTTTCTTGAGATATTAAATATTCGTTATTAAAGGCGGTTTCTAATGTCTTTTTATTAAGGTTTCTTGATTTGATTTCCAATAAGGCAAGTTCCTTGTTTACCGCCGATATTGCAAGGCGATCTGCTCTGGACGCATCGTCATCGAATTTTTGGAGGCGCACATTTTTTATTGCAAGAAAATTTTTCTCTATAAAGTCTGCTGTTTCAGACTCACTTCTTATATAGATTTTTCCCTTTGGAGTGTGACAGTCTAACATTTGAGTTTTGACATAACTAGTATTGAGTTTTGAAGCTACTCATCCTCGGAGTAAAGAACTCTAACTTTCTCCCTTGCGCCGACAGGACTAGAAGTCGGATTGTGCCAATGCAATATTTGAATCAACTAAACTTTTATGGAAGTTTCTTACGGTTAAAATGGATTCTTCGGCAAGCAACGCATCTGCCGACGACTCCAACGGAGTAGTGGAGACTTGCTCTTGCGCCAGTTCCAATACATTATATATTGCTATCTTTAATTTTTCTACATTAGGGTGAGAAATTGAGGACTGTGCCATGCAACAGTCCTCATTAACTTCACCTTCGCTATTAGTTACTTCCATCCTCATTGTCCCATCATCATAGGGAGGAAGAGTAACTTTGTCAAACACTTTTTCGTCCGCTCTAGTCATTTTTAAGCTTTCTAAAGCCTTACTCTTGAAGTTCGCTAACATTTTCTAGCTTGATATAGCGCTGAGTAGAATTAAAGGATTCAAGTTCTTGGTTGGTGAAATGCGCCTCTCCGCTAGTGAGAAAAATCGGAGTGGGAAGAAGATTGTTTTCGAGAGTTGGCGCTTGCCCACTCTCCACCATCACATACTCAAACTCTTGAGGGGTCTCGTCGCTCATGAAAAAACGACAAGTTCGCTAGGGGTTTTGTCCTCGTTGACCTCAAGCGAAAACCCAAGGTCACGAACAATTTGGGCAACATCCTTACAGCGCAACCCTTCATCCCTGCACACTTTGAGGGAAGAAATATGGTTGACGGAAGGGTCAATCCCAAGTTCGTGCTTGTTTTCGATGTAGTTACGAATTGCCAAGGATGCCATATCCAACCCCCCGTCAAACGAACTATCGACAACATCCATGTCGGAGTCATCCGTCCAAAGATAGTCACGACCTTCATCCTCGTCATCCCAATCTTCACCTGCATCAACATCAGACCCATAGAGAGGCTTATTAGCTTCATAGACAGGCTTATTAATTTCGGTGCGAGTATCGGTAATATCCGCAACTACGGTATACTTGCAGACCCTCAACTTTTGGAAATCGCAATCAGTTGGAACGGAAACCGCATCTTCAGGGTCAAATTCCACCACAAGCAAGCGTCCATCCTCTCCTGCCCAATTATTAGCGTAATCATAACTCCCAATATGGAGTCCATAGGAGCAATGATGGTCTCGATTGTCATCCACGCACTTGCGCTGAACCTCAATCACCTCTCCAACCCCATTAAAGATTTGATGGCGCTCGTTGGTCTTGCCCTGTACCACAAAAGTATCGGCATTGCCCGTATGAGACCAGAAGTCGCCTTGAACCCCCTTGTATCCCAACACCTTACCTTCTGGAGTGTTGGGGAGAGACTTGTAGCTCAAGAACGAATACAATTCATTCACCGAATTAGCAGAGGGATTAGACTGCAAACGAGTAATGAAATTCACTAGAGGAGCAGAATCCTTCATTCCTGCACGAAGCATCTCCAATAGTTTATCAACTACAACTCCATGCAAACGATAGCCCTTGTAATAAACAATCTCGTTTTCAACCTTGATGTCGCCTTGGGCAAAATCTTCTACTGTCTTAACAATATCAAGATATTGAGGAATGTCTTCGTATCGTGCCTCAAAAATGGCATCTTTCAAAGGAGCAAAATTGGCGTTGCCTTCCCTGACGGAGTAAGGCTTGCCTTCCCAGAAAACGGTGATGGAATCTTCGCTAAGTATATAAGGAACTTTATTCATGGATTTAGTTGTTAGTTTGGTTCGATTTTTCAATGATTATGTGATACATTTTGCACATTTTTATAGGATAGTCAAGAAAAAAAGTGAGGGAAGGCAAAATTATTCGCCTCCCCCCACCATATCACACAAGAAAATATAGTTGAGAATATTCTTTCCAAGGTTGTCATCTCGTAGGGATTGCCAAGAGTAAATGTTCTTGGAAAGATTAGTTAAAAGAGGGTAGGAGTCGGCTACGGCATTACATTTCTGGTTGAAATCCTCCGTAGTGGAATTGAATGGGCAATGTTTCTGTACCCACTCAGAATCAGCGGACTCCATATACTTCAGGAGGCGCTGAAGAGGCACAAGGTTGTCCGTACCTTCCAGAGTCATCAGTTCAATATCGTGCATAAGGACTCTCCACGGATGCTTTCTATCCTTGATTTCCTTCTGGAGAAGCTTGCGAAAGTCACCATTGTCCAACAGAGACGAAAGCTTTTTGTAGGAGTCCATGCTGTAGCGACTCTCGTCAAAAGAAGCAAGCCTTTGAGCGTCAAGCACCTTATCCTTATGCTCCAAAATAAAACCCTTGGCAAAGTTTTGCTTGTACTTCTGCCAAGAGACCCAACGAGACTTGGTAAGCTTTGAGCAGTCTTTTCGGCGCACACCTATCACCAAGGGAGGATTAACCTCCTCATTTTCATCGGCGTTTAACCTTTTAAGTTTAAAAACTCCAGAAATATCTCGGCGCAAACTCTCTAATGAGATGCACTCTTCCTGACCCGTTCCGAATTCATCCACTACCTTATAATTTGCCAAAGGTACATAAATCAATTCCCTGTCTCCACTTTCTAGGTCATCAATAGAGTCGGTGCAATTAAGCCAATAATCGGTATTGCGTCGATGGGTTCGCCCTTCAGAATCAAACTCAAAGAAAGGAACATCCCCCCGACTTTCTCCGCTTACTGCCCGTCCACGGGACTGCAATTTAGCCTTTTCAACATCAGAAAAGTAGACAAATCGCTCCTTTTTTATCTTGGAAAAACCCATGCCCCTATCGACATCATAAACATACTCTTCTGCCCTGTCACCATCCCAAGAGACCAAATAAATAACCTCTAGCTTATCATTCTGACTAAAAAGAGTCCTTGCCCTTAAAGCGTTGCCATGAGTAGACTTCAAGTCCTGTATCGCCAAGACTGCATTAACTTGCGGATGAATGCGAGTTACGGCAGACGAAGTTACTTTGTATCCATCAGTAGCGTCAGCTTCGTCACTTTTACGATATTCTCGTATCGTTACCTCATCCTGCCACTTATAACTCCTGTTAATATCCGAATGACTGACCGAAACACCATCCCATTCAAAAGAGTCGCTAAAAATATCTCGCAAAGAATAAGGCAACGCATTGACAACCTGCGCATAGTAGATTTTAGCATCCCATAAATCTTCTGCACCAACTAATTTTTCCTTGGCAATTTCAGCAACATCGTCCTTTAGCTGAGAAAGGATTTCGATAATCTTTGCTTGGGTCTGAGCATTATACTCCAAAGATTCACGACTATGGTGCAACTTGAGTTCACCAATATCTACTCGCACATAAAGATTGGAATGACATGCCAGTTGGTGTAATTTATCCCCCTCTTCCACCCCATCAAAATTAATGGCAGTAGCATCCAAGGGATACTTTACCCTGCCCATTAGAACCGTAGGATGGGCATGAGTCCTCTCCCAACTAGGGCGCTCATCCTGCACCATAAACCATGAACCGTCTTTTGCTTCAATAACGGTTTCCAATTCGGGAAAGAAATTTTCCTCTTCTGTGAGACCAATAAAATGAGGCAACTCATCTTGAGAAAAGAAAGTGAAAAAATCACGCACTACACCCCTAAAAGTGTCAGTATCCGTATCGACAATCGCAACCTCTACGCATAATCCATCAGCTTCATCAGAAACTTCTGAATGCAGTTTGGCGATTTGGGTATCGTCATCCTCATTAACAAAAACATTGTAAGAGGATTTGGTTCCATTGTGATAAGAAACTACAGTAAAGTTATCTCCATAAGACAGAGGCGCAAATTTGCCGATACCAAAAGCGCCGATATAATTGTTACTACCTCGCTTAGTGGACTTGCCATACTTGGAATAAAGACCAAAAACATCTTCTTCGCTCAACCCTCCCCCAAAATCCCTAACGATAAATCGAGGATTAAGAGTGGAAGGAATAGTGACTTCGATAGGACGAGTCGAATTAGCCTCGGCATTAGCATCCAAGGCATTAGCAACCACTTCCCTGACTACTGCCAGAGGAGGATTGGAATAATTGTTGCGCAAAAGAGATGCGACATAGCGCATGTCCTCGGCATCAATCGTGCAATTTACGGAATCGAAGTCATGCGACTGCACAACCCTCTTGGACTTGTCTTGTGTGATAATCATTTTCTTGTGTGTTGGATTAACTGATTGTTATGTGATACAGTCTGTCAGATTAGGAAAGTAATGTCAACAGTTTTTTTTATTCTACGAGACAATTCCCCTCTCCTCCTAGTAAATATCGAGCTTGCATAAGGCAATTTATCTCATGTATGTAGCGTTCCTCGTTCTCTTGAGTGTCGATTGAGTAATTTTCAATCTCTTCAATTTTTTTGTCGATTAACTCTAGTAGTTCTTTCATGCTTTTGTCCTGTATTTACTTTCTTGAGCCTTTCTTACTTTTAAAGTGACCATCACATTAGGGTCAAAAAGAGATTGTGTCAAGCCCTTATTGCCAGTATGTGACATTTTTTTTGAAACCGTGTGAAGTTTCTCGCTTTCCTCTTTTGGGGTTACACCCTTAGTCGTTGCTTTCTTGCTCATTATTTACTTCCCCCATTTATTTGGACATTTTCTCTTTGTTGGGCATGATAAGCTACTTCAATTTCTTTTACAACTAAGTCATTGATGTTACTTAAATCCTCTATGTCTGTATTTAGCTTTGCATCCAATATTTGTGCAATTTCCTCGGTTATCTCGTAAAACTCACTCATGCTAATTATTCCTCTTAGATTCATTATGCCTCCACATTAAACTAACTTTTTCAACCTGTCAAGCACTTTTTCTTCCAAATCGTTAGCGCTTAATTCGCCAAACTCTTTTACTTCATCCAGAATACAGACCACTTTGGCGCAAATAAACCTTTTGCCCGTTAAAAATCCTGCATCCCAATTATCCATGACGCAACCGTAGGAGGTGCGCTTATCATCTTCTTTATATGCTTCTACTATTTGGCTTGCATTCATCAGAAGTTCGGCTTACTCATGTCCTTTACCAAGCTTTTCTGGCGCTTGGATTCCGATTTGTGGTCGCCATGAGTTTTAAGTCGATGTATGGCAACTTCTTCTTTAATCCTACCTGCAAGCACATCCGTCACCATCACGGTTACGGGACGATAAGTTAAACGATGGGGAAAGGTGCGATAAAGAAATTTATAAAACTTTCCACTAATTCTTCCTTGCTTTAATTTTTTGTGCAAGAATTCTCTGTATTTGCATTTAGTGTTCATTTAATCAGAGTCCACACTAGTGACAATTAAAAGAAAAAGCAAGACTAAAACGCACCCAATTAGAACATTTATGCCCTGAAATACTTCGGGGAAATTCATTCAAAATCCTTTACGATAGTCTTGTCGAACAATTTGTCGGAAAGATAGCGCAAGCGTCCTGCGATTATATTAAGCTCAACACTCGTAGTTTTAAAGGCGACATCAGAGTTGCATGGCGCTTTTCTAAGCATCTTTAAGTGCGAGATTTGGTTATCCAACATACTGTATATTTCTTCTTGAGTCATCTCGTCATTTACTTAAAGGCGTTATATTCTTTATTTTCCAGATTTATTTTCACGATTTGTGATTTTTTTAAATTTAGTGATGTCGCCACTCCACCAAGAAGGCACTTCTATAGCTTCACCCCCTCGGACTTTAATCAATTTTCTCGGCACATCATAAAAAGCATATTGTCTATTCTGCTGTTTTGCAGTCTCCTTTTGAAAGTAATAGGTTTTTGATGCAATAAAGTCCTCGTCCTTATCCAAGGAGACCAATTTATATTCATACAATTTCTTCTTCATATACTATAGAGGGGAGTTAGACTTATTTTTTCGGTTTTATTTTCAAGATTTGCGATTTAATTCCAATCGAAGTCTATTGAGTGAGCAAATGCCATTCTATCTTTCCAAGGTTTTCCGTATTCGTCTTGTTGAGTAGGGTCGGTAATCCTTACTATAATACTCATACCTTCATGCAATTCCTCCCCATCGGTGGAGAATATACATTCTATATTTAAAGTGTCCGTATGTTCGATATGAACATCCTCCTTATAGTCAAGGAAGTGGACAGGTACGGATAGACCATCTTCTACTAAATCATCTCTGATAGTCAAGTGACTACCATCATACTCCAATTCATTACATTTTACTTTCATGACTATTATCCAACAAGATTATACCGCAATTAACTCAAGGTCATCAACCGACTCACCAACTCCATTACGAAGAGGTACTACTTTCTCAACCAAAAATTTCCTAATAGCTTCAAGAATACTCACGACTTCCAAGAATTCACGATGAGACAAATCATGGTTAGCGCCTTGACCTGCATACGAAAAGCGATAACCTTCCCCCAACGGACAAGCATTGCCCACCGCAATCCTTGCCCAATCGCCACCATTAACCCTCTTCCATTCATAAGACTGGTGACGAGAGATTATATGAGTCAAAAGATACAAGGAGCCAAGGTTGTTACCTACACTATCTCGTCGCTCGGTAAGGTCGATAAAATCGACGCTTGCCCAAGGATAGTCGGTTTTCAAATCATTCAAGCGCACCATAACCCCTTTGCAATTGTTGGTGCTGTAATACCCACCATAACCTTTAATGGCAACACCCCCCGTTTCCTTGGCTAATAGGTCATCCCTCTCCCTTTTGGTTTTCCAAGACATAAGGTTCTGGGGAGGCAATAGCTTTTTAGTAAGAGCATTGCGCTTAAATATAATACTATCTGGGCTGAAGTTAGTCCATTCAATGTTTTGGCTTGCGAAATAATTGTTCATGGGTTCAAGTCCTTTCTGATTAATAAAGCCCCACTATAAAGAGACTTAGGTGGGATGTCAAGACTTTTTTAAATATCTTCTGGGATAGGTACTCCAAAAGTGTTTTCCCAATCCTCACGAATTTCTATATCGGGCATATTCTCAAGTCCTTCAAACCCCTCAATCAACATATTTGTGAGGTCAAGAATAGTCATATTCATTACCTCTAGTTGCGCCAATTCATAGCGCATATCGTCCATAGTTTTCATGTCTCTATTTCTCCATGTCTCCTTAATTCTTCAATATAATCGTCAAAAAAAGCCAATGCAACTACATAGTCATCGCTCTCGGCGCAATGTCCATCGTTATCAAGCTGATTCATGTGCATTGCGCAACCCTCACGCACTTTCTGAAGTATATCGCCCAGAGGAATTGGGTCATGTTGCTCTATGGTGTCATATTCACCCATTATGTTCCTTTAAGTGTTCTTCTGATTTCTTTAGTCCTACTGCAAAATCCCTAACTTCCCTCAAAGCATGACAGAACTCGTCAATCTTGTCAAGGGGAATGTCAAAATTCTTCCAATAACTCTCTCCATGAGAAGTGTGAGCAGTTACCTTTACTGACCCATCAACCTCCGACTCATTATATTTGCCTATATTAGTAATAGTGAAACCCCCAAGGCGAGCAGACTCCTTGCTCCCACTCCACCAAGTATATTTGGGTTGCTCGGATTTCTTTTTGCCTTCTGCCCACTTAACTTCTTTATACATTTTTGTATTCATGATTCTATTTCCTTTATTTCTACAAAGATATGATAATCATCTTGGTCTCGGCTTATTTTAAGAGTAACTGATTTGTTGTAGTCCTTCCAGAGTAATTGCTTGACGAGAGTTGTAACATTATCGTCATGTAAGCCTCCCAAGACTACTCCCACCTTATGCTTCATCGCTCTGAGCTAAATACTCCTCGACTGCTTGGGAAATTTCTGCTTCAATTGTCTCGTCATCCTCCTCGTTTAATTCCATGTCGTAAGCTGAGTCCATAAAGCGCTCTGCTTCTGGATGAGTCAAGCGCCCTTCGGCGACCAACTCGGTAAGATATATATTTACTTCATTCATTTCCCACCATCTTTCCATACTTTGCCATCTTTGTCAAGCTCGGAACTCAAAATCATGACTTTCCTATAAAATGGATACAACCAACCAAAATGATTAAAGCGCAAAAACCAACTAACCAAATCTCCCACATGATAGAGGAGTCTACTTAGAAATGTTTTCATTACTCATAATGTACTTCCATGCTCGTCATCACAAATAATTCTTCCACCCGTAGATTCGTATAACGCTTTGGAATCGCTCATAGGGACGAAAACTTTATTTAATAACATTTGTTTTTCTGATGATTTTATTTCATCTACATAACAGATATTAAAATCACAATCCATTAAAGTTTTGTATACATCTAATTCTCTAACTTTTTGTTCGGCTTCTTCTTCTGAATCAGCCTCGACTTCAAAACTATTAAAAATTTTTACTCCAACTTGGTATTTCATTGTTTGTCCTCTTTTCTCTCTGTGCGTATTATGTGATGCACTTCTTCCTCAAATTCTTCAGTACAATACCATTCTACATGCGTAACCCCCTTGAGGGTATCGCAGTCATCGTCAAAAAAGGATTTAGTTATTCCAAGTGGAGGACTCCATGCCGTTCTAAAACAATACTCTACATGAGTGTCGGATTCATTGACAATTTCTGCATCCTGAGAGTTCCATTTAGTACCCCAATTATTTAAACTCCATACATACCAATTATTAGGCTTGCCTTCTTTGATAACAAGGTCGCCATCGACCATCTCCATGTCATCGCTATTTACTCCACCCTTCGCTTGAAACTTCTTTGAGTTTTTGGGCATAGGTATAATTTTATTAAAATCAAAGACATTATCTTTGGATTTAAATTTCTTTTTAAGCTCGGAAATTTTTTCCTTAGAAGCTTCAATTCTAAATGTATTAGTAACCCAGTTAGGCATTTTTTCTCTCCTTTTATTTATTATTGCGGATAATTATGATGATGTCTTAGCTCGTCTACTTTGTCAATCACTAAATCAAAATTATTGCAGGTGCATTCTTGGGAATCGTCTGAATCCGCAGGACACACATGGAAATCTGCGTCACGCAAATCCCTTATTTGTTGCATTATTTGTTCTAAATAAGATTCAAAATCAGTCATTGTCTTTAACTTTCTTTAATATTACTGCCCATGCTTTCTCAAGCTCTTGTAGCGCTTCCTCGTTGTCTCTGCCCACACAATCCTCTGCATACCCCTCAAGGGCAATGTGGATAGTATCTAATGCTGATTCAATATTCATTTCTCGTACATATAAACATAGGATTCATCTAAGCCAACAGACCTACAATACTTCACGCATTCTTTTTCTGTTTTGAATTTTAATATTTTATTGTTGTCATCCAAGAGATATTCATTTCCGTTTATACTCACTCCATTTATTGGTCTGGCTATTACATATTTCATTATTTATGCCTCGTACATAAAAATAGGTTTATTTGGGTCATCCATTGGCTCAAATGTCCCTGCAATATTGTAATCAAAATGGTCTACGGCATCTTCCCAAGTTGCTCCATCGCACTCCATAATCGTAGAAATTAGCTCTTCGTAAGAATAAATTGCCCTGCCACACAATGAGTAACCATGAATTGCATTGTCGTACATTTCTCTCGGCTCAAGTAGCATGGCATCGGGATTATATTCAGCTAGTGACTCGGTAAGCCATTCTAGGCGCTCTTTGCGCTTTACCCTAAGTTCGGCAATAATATCTTGCTCTTCGTTTTGATTCTCTATATCTTTTTCGCTCATGTGACTCATGTGGCAGTTTCCTCTTGGTGAATTTCCTTTAATTTGTTATATTCTTCTTCTCCAATCATGAACTTGGCTACATCATGGTCAATGGAGGGAAGTTCTCCATCCACGAAACCGTCTGTATCGTGAATTGAAGCAATGAACCTATCATCCTCAACGACATAAGTCAAGGTAAATCTTATTCCTCTTTCGGAATTTTCTACGATGCTCTCAGAATAGTCTATGTATTTGCCGTGAGGGTCTGTATGATAATAGCCAAGCAGTTTCATTTTAATTCCTCGCAACTTAATGTTGTTCTATCTCCATGCGTATGCCTAGTATGATATTTAGATAAATCTTTTTTGTCTTCTGGAATTGGATAAAAGAGTCTATCGCATCCATATTCAGCCAACAACTCTTCCACAAGATTTTCTGCTTGGTTAGCATCTTTAGCTTCAACATCAATGTATCCGCTGAGTTCTTCCCATATTCCTACTCTATATTTCATGTTATATCTCCTAGTACCTTTAAAGGATTATCGAGGGTTTGGGAAATGTGGGAGTCTATTTCCTCCTCAAGACGACGAAGGCATTTTTTAGCTACATTACAGTTATTTAAGGGGGGCAAGTGTTCTTTTATTAAGTCTACCTCAAGCGAGCGGATTTCTGCAAGGGGATGCTCGCTAAAATAAATTTTATCAAAAACCTTATCCTTCTTATGGAGAGCTTTCCTTGAATGAAAATTTGTATCCGTATTAGCCTTTCCGATATACTCTATGCTCATATAATGATTATCAATTATTTTTACCAAAAAATAAACTATACCTAGAAGTGGCGACATGGGGTGTACGCCATATTCCTTTAACTCACCTTCTTCAGGCTTGCCCAAAAGCAGAAAATTCGTAAAGCGGGGGATGTAACGGCTTCGTTTAAGTGACAACGCCCGACTCAACATTTCTTGTCTGAACTCTTCTACATATTTTTTCATTATTGCTCCTTGTCTGACTCGACGGTTATTATTGATACTTCAGCATTTTCCTTCCAAGCTGTACTGGTTTCTGCATCGGCGTCCAATACTTTATAGGCGAACCTTTCCGCTTGCTTCTTGCTAACGGCATTAACTTCATAAACTCGGTAGGTAGTGGACTTAAATTCTACGGCATATTTTTTCATGTTAATTCTTCTATAAAATCTAAAACCTTCTTGTATTTCTTATGCACCAACCTTAACTTAACTTCCTTGGCTTTGTCAAGGTTTTTCGTCTTGTAATAAACGCATTGAGAAGAGGGGAGGTCGGGAGTCATTAATATTTGATAATATTTGTGACCATTCTTCATCCCGTAACTGGAATAAGGAATCACCTCTTTCTTCTGGTTAGGAAGAAGTAACGCATAACTGCCTCCCTTTAATTTATTCCAACCAACCTCTAGTTCGCTCATCGTCCCCCCACTATGACAGAAGAACGAAAAACTGTCAAGGACTTTTTTCCCCTCCCCAAAATTTTTCTTCAGCATCGCTAATGTAATCGCACAACCATAGCCCAAAATCCCTTAAATCATAGATGAAGCGCTTTGGGTCTTCTTCGTGCAACCAAAAGTCACCTTGGCGCATGAATATTTCCATGCGAGAGGCAATCTCCTCCAGTTGGGGTACGGTCATATTGCCAAGGCAATTATCGACCAAATATTTTATTTCAGAAATTAAAAGATCAAGTTCGGGCGAATCCCATTCCCTCTCCTCTTCATTCCACATGGGGGCGAGGAGAATGCTTCTGGGGGGTTATTATAGCCTCCACAAAATCCTGCAAATAAATATTTAATTCCTTCTCCAATGCAGTAGCAATCATTTCTTGAGCCGCTTTTGACTGAAGGTTTATTTGGCAGGATTCACCTGCATCATTACACCCAAATCTTCCTAAAACTTCAAGAATTATCTCTTTCATCGGCGTTGATTATAGCATTTATTTGATCGGAAGTCAAGGGATTTTTCATATATTCATCGTAAGAGGATTGTGCAACTTCGGGATGTTCCGTTGCCTCAAACTTACGGCGCAACGCATTAGCTTGATCTTTAGTCATGCCAATGCGCTCGGTATAGTTTTCAAAAAGATTAAACTTGCCCTGCACCCATAAGTCCCATTCAGCTTGCGTAAAGAACCCCTGAAAAACTTCGGAAAATAAAGAGTCGTCAGCCATGCTTAAGAAGCACCATGCAAGGTGATAGGCGCAAAGGGAGAAACATTCCATTCAAGCAATTTGTCCATACCTTTAACATCCTGCCATAAATCATCCACTTGAATAAAGGTAGGCTCAAACTCCGACAAGCGCACGGACGGCTCACATTGTCCCTTCAAAACTTTCTCTTTTGCTTCTTTGGAGGTTTCCGCAATAACTTCATAATTGGAGGCATGTATTTCCTTGGCGGTAACAATATATTTCTTCATGTCACGGAGTGCTTGTTTCGATTAATTCACCTGTTTTTAAATCATAAAGGAAAAGGTCGTTATGGGACATGCCGTACTCATGTAGATAGCTCCGTGCGTCACGCAAAGAACGGGTATTGTAAAGCAGGTCGTCTCTGGCATCGTTTTTATGCCTAATTTCATAACGGTAATTTACAATGCGTACCTTGTAGTCATGCCCACTATCCATGCTGTTGCGCTCGGCATAATCGAGCGCTTCTTGCTCGGTATTAAAGATAGGCTTGATTTCAGGCATGTCCCAAGAAGGATCATACGCTTGAAAATATACGCCCTTTTGAGGCGCAAGATTACAACCTAACGCAAACAACGGAAAAACTAAAGATATATATTTCATTATAAATGGTGTCGGAATCCTATGCGAGCCAATTCCCGAAACTCAGCCTCTGTTTGTTTGATATAAAAAAGCATGGGGCGCAAAATCTCCTCAACCCAATAAGCGGAGGAATCATCTGGGAGGTTTGAGAGTTCAGCTATTTGAGCCTGTATCTTAACTTTTAATTTTTCTCTTTCTTTAGTAGTCATTTTGCCCCCAAGTTAGCGTTGAGTTCTTTTTGGCGCAAATACTCTATCTTGCCATTGGTGAGGGCATGAAGATAATCTACATAGCGTATATTTAGGGAGCGCGCCCTCGCTCTGAGGAACTCCTCATCATAGCGCTCCAGAGGCACGGGACATTTGCTCGGGTCAATCACGGGATAATTGTGAAGAGTGTCGGCGCTTTTGTTCGGAGAAGCGCAGGATGAAAGGAGAAGTGCTAATGCGGTAAATAGTTTTTTCATCTTATATTAATTATAGCAAAATTTATTAAAATTTCTACAGCGAGTCAGCAACCGCAGTTACCTTTGTCGAACTCCCACAAGAACCAATAAAATTCCTCAAAGTTGTCACGGTTATACATCTTTCCAAAAATCAAATCCCTCCAGTTCAGGCTCCATTTCCTTCCCCAGAGGGAATAATTTAACAGACAACCTGTCATCACGGTTGGAGATGAATAAAGACTGTCCATCAATCCTCAACCAAGCGCTTTTGCCTGTCAAGACAAAATCTTCTCCACCGTGAGAGCCATCGTTATTACCTATGGAATCATGGTTTACATCGGGCTGTATGTTCATTGTGCTATTCTGCATAATCATATTCTCCTGTTTCGGCATTAAAGGTATTTTCCAAAGTCACCTCAATATCATTAACCCTCGCCTTATGCGCAAGCCTTGAGAGGACTTGTTGGCGCAAATCATCGGGATTAGTTCCGACTTCGGCATCAACGGCAATTATGCTGTCAACCCTGAAGTCAAAGGTAATCATCTGAGGCTGAGTCTTTTTTTCCATAATGTCCACGATTGCTTGTCGGTCATCATTCAACCACAATTCAACAATCTTGTCAATGTTTTTATCGTCTGGATTGATATTATAAGACTCTCCCTTGTGATATATCGTTCCAAAGATATAATTCTCAAAAAATTGCAAGTCATTATCTTCGGCAAACTTCTTTGCCAGAGATAAAAAGCTATTCTCCCTAGCCTCGTCTTCAAGATACCTCCAACCTTCCTGCCAACCCTCATGGAGAGAAATAGAAAATTCAAACATACCCTTAAGTACCAAGTCTCTCGCCCAAACATGGTCATCGCCATGCTGAATTAATTCAACGGGATGCCCCATCTTTACATACTCCCTAAGAGGACACTCCGTAAAAAAGATTTTATTAAATTCTTTATGAAGTTCTTCCGTAGACCTAGTGGTCTTGCTAGTCCTTCTAAATGTATAACCTTTGCCTTCTCCGCTCATTTTTATTTTAATTAAGAATTAAGCTCCCTTGACCCATTCCTTTGACCTCCAAGCTTCTTCAAGATAGGCATCTCTGTAATCCTTGTCGCTAATTTCTAGCAACTCCCCAAGAATCGTCGTTCCACCTCCTTCTCGCAAAAGCTGTCTAGCTTCTTCTTCGGTGTCGGCATCTATCTCGTAGACACAAGTAGCAGGAACACTAAATATATAAGTATTCTTTTTGCTCAAATCCAACCTATCATTATAATTGCTTTTCATCTTTTTACCAATCTTTCATTGTTCGTTATGACACTTAATCTCGCCACCTTTATAGGCAAACAAGGACTGAAAATGGTCGGTATTAATTCTAAAGAATTCTTCTTTGTCTAACTCAACTGCATAAGCAGAGCAATGCCACTCTAAAGACTCACCATCATATTCTTCGCCAAAATTTGCTTCATGCACATTAAAGTCGATTCTCTCATTAAAAGAAAACCAAGCATCGTAAGGGTCTACATCCTCCATTTGAATGTCGGGGTTATCTTCCACCGTTTTAATATGAGCCAACGCCTCTTCTATAATTTTAGATTTGGTTGCATCATCTAAATGAAGCATTTTACTGCCCCTTAATTCCCTGTAGGGAAGGGGCGCAGGAGCAGATTTATGGTAGTCTGCCACAACTTGCTCGTATGTAGGATAATCGTCGCCTATAATTTCTTTATTCATTATTCAATGCCCCAATCTTTTCTATATTTAGCTCTTTCCTCGTCGGTGAGCTTCTCCCACCAATTCTCGTCAAAGTTTTCTGCAATAGTGTCCTTCCCGAAGCTCTCGACAGACCTACCTTCAGGCATCATGGACTGAATTACCTCCAACACTTTCTTGCCTACGCTGTCGTGTACTGCGCCCTTCTCGTCTCCAAAATTATAAGTCCACATATCTTTATCGCTACCATACCCAAACTGGATTTCGATGTAGCAATCGTCTATAAGGTCGGCTCTATCTGTTACTGGACACTTCATTGCGTTCTTTCAAAGGATGATTTTTGCCAATCGGAAGGCGAGTCCTTCCCCATGCTGTCGTACTTCACAATATAGGTTTCTATCGGAGAGTCAAGAAAAATATCTTCTATAATGGCTTTTATTATTTTCCAGTTGCCTCCTGCAAGTCCGCAAGAAATGCCGTAAGGCAAGCCCAAGACTTGAGGTTGACCTGTTCCTTCCTGAATAGAGATTAAATCTTCTTGCATGGCTTTCAATGCTCGCCAAAAATATTCATAATTGACTTCTCTTTTCTTGGTGGAATATCCCGATTGGGTGTATAGATTGTAAATGGTAACCTGAGCTAATCTGCCATGAGTTAAAGGGGCAAATTTGGTTTTTATTACTGCTTTAGAGTAGTCCCCTATTCGTACTTTCCAGTTCCCCCCTTCATTGTATTCGTTATTGTAACACTCCCTATCCGCTTTAAAAGCTTGGGGGTAGCGCTCCTTTATTTGCTTTGCAATACCTGCGCCCATAACATTTTGACAATTGCAGGAGTGGGCAATAACATTGATTCCTAGATATTTGTCGGAGTCAGTTTTGCAGTAGGATGGGAAATCTAGCAGATTACCGCTGATAATGTGTATGCCGTTCATGGATACCCACTCTATATTAAGAGGAATTCTCTGTCAAGCTTTTTTTATAATCAAGGTAGAATCCTATGGCTACGACTATATTCAAGCCACAAGAAGCTAAAATCTCATGAATGTCCTCGTAGATATTCATAGATAGATGCACATGACCTATCATCCAGAACGGGATAGCGAGGTTTTGGCTAATCCAAATCAGAGTGAAGCGCACCAACCTCATGGACGCAAGCGCTCGGCAATATCAACAATAAAATCGTCACGATTAATTTCAACACCCAAAATCTCCGAAGCCTTAAGAATCTGCTCGGCGGTAAGCAACGCAAAGTCAGAAACTAGAGATTGGTCGGTTATAAATGAACACCTATATCTATCGTCTTCGTAAGAAGCAGAGAAAGCAGATAAAATACTGTCAATCTCCTTCTTGAGTGCATCTGACCGCAGAGTGGGGGCGGTAGTAAAGTGTTCTTCCATAAATTGTCGGAAATATTCACAAGTTAATTCTTTCATATGATCTCCAAGCTATTTACATTACAATACTCCATTCTTCCGCTTTGTCAAGCCAATCTTTATATTTCTCCTTTCCCCCTCTAGCAGACCAATCGGAGTCAATAGTGAGCTTGGAAGAGATGCCTCCCCTCGGATTGAAGACCATGACCAAGCGCAACCTGTCTGGCTCATATGCCTCCATGAGATGGTCGTAAAAAATATTTATTAATCTTTCATAGGAAACCACTATATCTCTTAAATGAAAAACATATTGCTTGAGGCTTTTTAATTCTATTATTTTTCCTTTGGGGTAAAAACTTATATAAGCATTCGCAAAGTCAGGCTGTTCCCTGACTCCAAGAAAGGTAAATTCAGGTATCTTGACCTTTATTTCGTATGCACCTTTGCTCGGGTTGGGTAAAGATTTTAGGATGCCTTTATTTATTTGGTCGTATTTTTTCATCAGAGGAGAATGCTGAGAATAAACCCGCAGGTTTTCAAAAACTTAAGCTCAGGCAAACGAACGAAAGTAAAAAAGCGTTGGCAATATTTCCTCGAAAGGAATCTTCCTCTATAAAGGGCATATTTGGCTGTAATGTATTTCATAAGTCTTTTATTACACTACCAACTATTAAAGGTTATGTTTTCTCTATTATTTAAATGCTCTTTAATTTCTTTTAATATTTGCCTTAGAATATCTTTCTGGGCAAGTATCTTGAGTCTGCCCTCTGACCTTGGGCATTTCTCGTATTGTTTATCAAGGTTCTTAATCATATCCTCTATTATCGAACGATCAAATCTCCCCTTATAAGACCAACCTAGGTCGAAGCCTCGTTGCAGACCTTTTTGGTGAGCTTCCTCGAACTCGTTATTTATTCCATTATCCCACATCACAGACCCCTCAATAAACGAGGGTCAACATAATAACCCCCAGAAGAAACGCTCTCGGTCTCATCCCACAAAGGGTCAAGGAAATTTTCCACATACAAATCCCAAATACTTTTGCCGTAGGTATCCGTATTCATTATCCTCCCTCCTCCACGCATTGCCATCCTTCTTCATAAGCCCCTTCAGGGGGCGCAGGATAGGATTCCTTGTCCTTTAAGTCAAAACCCTCGGGAACATACATCCAATGCGTCACATCGCCCGTAAGCCATCCATTCGCGCCTCCAAAGACATGACCAGTTTCAGGGCAGTAATCCACCTCAATCCCATCGTATTTTCCTGCATGAACACCCACGCCATCAAAAAAATAAAAAAGTAGCCTCTCTTTCTCAGGCACTTCGTCCTCTATATTAATCCACTTCATTTATAAATTTATTTAAAGTTCCTTTTTCTATATATAATTCATCCTCTAGCATAGGTATGATTGTTTCACCTATTTCTATATCATGATCCGCGCTCAAGGAATCAAGTAATGAAACTATACCTTTTCCTGTATTTTCCCTGCCTTCTGTACCACTAAGAAACAAGTTGTCGGCAGTTACAAGCATAAGGTCGTCAAGTTTAATGATGATTGCAGATACTGCATCTTCGGTTCCTCTTATTCCTAGTTTAATTTTCATGTCGATATTTCGCTATTTTGTAAACATGTATTTATGATCTGTCGATGAGATAAACATAAGCCTTGATTACAACATAGATACCAACGAATGTCAAGACAAATTTCCAGAAACCCATCTCTAAAACACCTTCACTCCAAAACATTTCGGTAAAAGTCTTTACAAGGTCGCCCATCTATCTCCAAAGGATCACAACAATAGCCACTGCTATCATCAACACCCAACCCCATGATATTTTATCTTCCATTATTTGAAAAAAGTTTAAACACACTTACAAGCGCCAATACCCCTGCGCATCCTGCACCTATGTCATCTAAATTAAAGTGTCTATTAGGGAAGATGGCTTGAGAGCCTTCCTCAACCAACAAAAGAGACATGACCCAAAAAGCTATGCGATTAGGACAAAAACGATGCCTACAGATATGACACATCATAAAGGCTATGGCGCCAGCACCCCAAAAATGAAGCATCTTGTCTCCCCCTGCATAAACCTCAATAGTTGTAGCTATACCCCCACCAATATTAAAAGTTTTAAAGATGGATAGACAACCAAGAAAAAAAACAAAAAGAACAAAAGCTATTTTTATTAAAATATCAACAGATTTCTCCATTTACCTATTCCAGAAATTCTTAATTATTTCAAATGTAAAAACTATAACCACAAAAGCGGCTATATAAAAAAAAGGGTCAGTCGTCATTTTTTATCTCCATCAACTCTTTTATCCATTTTTTGGCATCTTCTAATTCATCAAAGATTTTACCCCAATTCTTTTTGTGTGGCTTGTTGACGGCATGAAGTAATTCAACCGCCAGTTCGTTTAGTTCTTCAGCGCACTTTAAAAAAATATGTTTTTCTTCGTCACTTAGTTTCATCTTGCTTGGGGAGGGAGGATAGCATGGCTCGGTAGTTTTCAACGGTTATAGCTACCTGTAGTTCTTTGGTGAGACATTTGTCGCACTCCTTGAGATATTCTTCGCCATGATGGATTATTTGTTTAGCAGTAGCAATATAGGTTTTATTTAATACTCTTACTTTCTCGGGAAAATACTCCGTAGGATGCTTGAGTAGGTCTCTTTTGATTAAGGTAGCGCGTTGAATGCCCTCTTCGTAAGCGTTGTAATGATGAGATAAAGTGTCCATGAAGCAATTTACACTTTAAAAAGCCTCGCATACCTCTCGACCTTTCGATGTTATTTTGCGCTTTCCGTCGATTTCCATAAGATTTTTGCTTAAAAGATATAGCTCATGGTCTCGCTGTATCGAGGTCTTGCTCATGCCTAATTTTGCGCACAAAGTGGTTAAGGTGAGCGCTCCATGATTGTGGAGCTTTTCCAGAATCTGTTTTTCGGTATAAGTAATTCCAAGAGGCAAAATGCCAACTGCATCTTGCAATGCCTTAAAATCATCAAGATTAAAATCAAACTTATCCTTGGCTCCGCAATAAAGAGCGATTTCCTTTGCCCGTTTAACGGCGCTACGAGCATTCCCTCGGAGAGTCCCGACAATTGCCTTGAGGCAATCGGGAGGAAAGAAGGTTTCGGGAGCGCATAACTCCAAGATTTTGCCTAATTCAATATCGCTATACGGCTCAAAATCAATAACCGTCAGCCTATCCTTGAGTGGAGGAAACAATTTGTCCGACTCCGTAGTGGCAAAGATGAAAGTTTGGCGCTTAAAATCAAACTCAAAATTCATCTCATTCCAAGAGATAGTCTTGCGAGACTTCTTTTCGCTATTAAAGACTGTTAGAAACGCCTGTTCTAGGTCGGAAGGCAACTCATGAGCCTCATCGAACAAGACCACTATTTCGTTATCCGCTATCAACGGAAGAAATATTTGCTCGAAAAACTGCTCATTATTCTTGATGGTAGAACAGTTGAGTTCCAAGAAGGGGCGCTTTGCTCCATCCTCGGTATAAAGGTTTTTGGCAAAAGCCTTGGCGAACTCGGTCTTGCCTATTCCCGCCCTTCCTGCAAAAAAGAGAAAAGGACATTGGCGAGTCTTATTGAAAGCTTCTATATAGAAGGCAAGCTTCTTTTTTACCGCCCGTTGCCCCACAAGGTCTGGAAAATATTTATCACTCATCATCAAATTGGGTTAAGGTGTATTCGATTTTTGACTCAACATCCTGAGCGTATTGAGGTTTTTGAGAATTGTCAAGAGAATTCTTGGTATTTTTTGAGGCTGACCCCTCTTTATAGCAAGACTTGCATTGCGACCGCTTCCCGAATTGCCTACGCTTATCGTTATTAAAGCAATCCAAAGGAAGAAACTCATTGCACTTACTGCACTTTTTCTTCGCCTCTAGAGCGCCTCGGATAACTTCTAGCCAAGAAGAACTAACAAGAATGGTGGCTTTTCTGCCCACATAATCTCCAAGCTCTTCGTAAGTTATTTCGGTATGTAAGGATGAATTTTTTGACATGATGCCCTCACCCTACAGCATCTTCAGGGGAATGTCAAGGACATTTATAATTTTTAACTTCTTTGTACAACAGGCGCGAGGAGCGACGATGAGATTTAATCAAGTCCTTCGTGCTGTTGCCCAAGTCATCAATAAGCGCGGGATCAGATATTTCATGGTGAGCAGGGATGTCGTAAGGATATTCGGTATAAAATGCCTTAATGTCCTTTATGGTATGAAGATGTTTTAAGTATAAAGCCTCTAAGTCTTTGGAGACCCTCTTTATTTGCGAAAGAAGAGTATTTCGATCTATGGGAACTTCCTCCGCATCGTATCCTTCTAGAAGAGATTGGACTTCATTTACTAACTCCGTAGGAAGCGTAGCTTCAAATGCAGGATCAGACTCCATCTGACGCATGGCTTCGATCACGGGTTGATAAAAAAACATCCGCGCCCTTTCGGCTAGGAAGGAGAACTCCTCTTCAAGCACGTTTATTTGCTGAAGATAAAAATTGTGGCTCTCCCACAAAGTATTAATTTTTTCCGAATGATCCATCCTCTTATATTAGATGAATTTGTGGAGGATTTCTAGCTGTGAGGTTCCTAGATATTTGCAAAAATAAGCACAGAATTCAGTGGTCTCACGCGCATTCCATTGCCTGACGGCATCGCCCACCTCAGTATATTTACCGTCTTGCCATAGCTCGGTCAAATTCAAAAAAGAAACATTGTTCATATAGTATATTGGTTAGTATTGGTTAGTAATGAGGGCAATCATGCATATTTATTTAGTCCTGTCAAGAGTTTTTTTCAAAAAGGTAATCCAGAATATTCTGAACCACGGCTCCATCCTTGGTCATGATAGCCTCTCCATGCGAAAGAACGATCTTCCACATTGAATAATTTTTGCGCTCTTTTAAATAGATTATGTGCGCGCCATTAATATAAAAGATTTCACCATTGTTGTCTGTTACTTTAAATGTCATTTGAGTTGGGGGTTATAAGTTTTCGTATTTTAGCAATGAGGCGAGACTTATAGACGCTGACTGAAGGGGTGGGGAGGGACATCGCTTCTGCAATTTCCCTCACCGTGTGACCGTCAACCAACAAATTAAATACCATTTTTTCTTGAGCGCCTAAGTTTCGGTCGAGGGCTTTGAGGAAGTTTACCCTTTCGGTCTTGATGATCTCTGCAAAAGGGACATCGGCGAGCCAGTCAGGATTAAGGGGCAAGTCGGCATCAATAGGAATGGTGGAGGCATGGGAGAGGCTGTCTCGCGATCTTCGGGTTAAATAGGCTTTTATTTGAAAGCGCGCGATCCCCAAAGCCCAACTCGAAAAGGGTCGAGAGGGGTCATAAAGAGACTCTTTGTTGATAAGGACTTCATTAGACAATTGAATAACATCTTGGGCATCCGCCTCATTAAAAATGCGGCGCTTGATATACTTTTCGAGTTGGGGTTGGACTTCTTCAATGGAGGACTGATAACACATTAAAAGGGAACCGCATTATTTACAACGGCGGTTTGCTTTTTCGGTTTGGCTTTCGCCTTCTTGGTGGTTTTAGTCTTCTTTTTGGTTTTTTGAGGGAGATGCCATTTATATTGCTCTAGCACGAGGCTATTGGTGCCGTAGAGGTCGTCTACAGCTAAATGAAGGGTCTCCAAAGCATAGCGAGAAAGAGTAAGGGTTCCCCAATGTTGACCCGCATCAAGACGATTGTACACCCTTAGCAGAAGCTCTTTGGCCTCATCGGCGCTCGATGGGGAGGCGAGTTCCAATAAGTCCTTCCAGTAGCGATAAGTACCTCTCTGGCGATAGCGCTTCTTTATTTCGGCCTCTCTCTTCGCTTTGGTTCTCTCCTTGGGAGGTGAGAAATCCAATTCAGTCTGTATTTGCTCTATAATGGAAGACGGAAGACGGAAAGAGGAGTCTTCCATTTTTTGCGCATGAAGATAAACGAGATTAAGTAAGTTTTGTTGGCGACGCAAAGCCTTCTCTTTTGAAATACCGCCATTGGCTTGGCGCGCACGCTGCATGGTCATAGTCATAGTATAAGATCCTTTGAGATTAATTTATTTAAAGAAGGCTATCTTAGCATGCCTTCGAGGCATTGTCAAGGATATTATTTGCGCGAATTTATTTGCAAAGAAAGATGGTAGCCATCGGACTCTTTCTTTATCGTAGCATCAATTTCGGTATGTCCCCGCGTATAAATTAAATGAGAAATAATCTGGGAAAGGCGCACGGGACTTAACCCGCCATGCACGCTTCCCTCTTTATAGGGGTCATCAGAAATAAGAGATTGTATGACAGACTTAAGCTGTTTCATGGAAAAAGGCAAATCATCTTCAGGTAGTTGACCTTTATTGAACGCAATCATTGAATATTTGTGTATATATAAAGGTGAAAAAGGCTAAAATTACCCATAAAATAACATCCGATTTTGTAATAGATTTATATAAGAAAGCCCGAGAAGAAACAGGAGAGAAAAGAGAAAACCTACTCAAGCAAGCCAAGTTTTTCAGTAAACATATAGGGAAATATTTGGCTCAAGAGGTTTCGGAATCAAGCACCTGACTTTCGTCCTCCCACTCGTTCGAATAAGGATTTTTCTTCTCTACGGACAACAATTTCAAGTCTGAGTTTTTAGCCTTAATGCTTTCAAGCTGAAAAGCCAGCGCTTCTTCAGGGGTAAAACAGTTATAATAATGGTAAAAAGTGCTAATATCATCGGGATATTGGCACTTAATCCTAAAATCAAAACTTCTCTCAATCTTTTTCTTCTTCACCAGTCTTGGATAATGGGGGGAAGGGGGTGGAAATAGGGGAGGCTTCTTCAGAAGGAGGGGGAGGGTCACTATCAAGGGCGTTTTCCTTTAGCATAGCGGAAATGTCCTCCCCCAACTGTTCGAGCAGCTTAATGTACTGAGAATCCACAAATAAATGATTTTGTGCAATTGCCGCATGATAACCATCGGAATAATTGTACAGGGTATCCCCGTCTGCAAGAACGCTGGAAGCTTGCGTGCGCCCAGCCTCAAATCCCACTTGATAAGAGGCATCCTTTGTTGCCAACAACTGCTGGCCGAAATCGGCTATTTGGGCATCCTGAATATTGGATTCGAGCTGATAGGTCTCCAGTAATATCTGAAGCGATTCGCGCTTACTTGACTGGGCTTGAATAATAAATCCGCATAAAATAACGGCAGCAATCCACAGATATCTTTCATGTACTTTCATATATATATTAGTATTGAGGGTTCCAGTAAATGTTTTTAAAAAGAACTAGGCGAACCTGAGGGCCTTCATCTACATCCAGCCCGATAGGCTCGCCCTCGGGAACAGCTTCCTCGCTGTCTTCATAAAAAAACTCTTCTACATCAGAAGCAAAAACTAGGTCTATCGTATTCATATTCATTATAAAGGATTATTTAAACATCATAAGTTGGTTTGGGTCATATTCTTCTTCTACATCATTACTTTCTGCAACTCCGCTCGTCTTGGGTATTGGGCGCTTAGTGCGTAGCCAATTTCGCTGAGCAATCCGAACTACAAACCGCATAAATGCAAACGAGTATATTTTATTAAGGGTCACGCTGGAACCATCTTCTTCAGTGATGGTAAAAGCTTTACCCTCCTCATCGTACGAAAACGTGGCGTATTTTAGTTCCTTAGTTATTTTCATGATGGATGCTTGTTGAAAATGGTGGAATCCGATTTTACCTCCCCGCTGATAGGCTCTGATGGATCATTGGGTAGACGTGGACGAGAAATACACACCTGACAGAGGCGCCCCTCAAAGTGAAGATCCCTTAGATCTTGTAGGGTTTTAATCTCTAGATTGCTGTCAGCGAATGGACCGCTCTTCATATTATCTAATATCGTCTGCACATACGCGTCATCAGATATCTTTTGGTTAAAGCGTTTAGATCCAGACAGAACTGTAGCCGCTCGTTCCTCTAACTCTTCAGGAGCAAAGGGATCGCCTTTTCTGACTTTTTCAATAGTACCCTTTATGAGCGCCTTAATTTCGAAGGCGGTCTTCGTGCGAAAATAGGAATCGAAGGTATTGCGGGCGCGGATTTCTCCCCCATAAGAGGATTCCTCCATTATCGCCTTAAAGATATCTCTCTCAGTTCCAAAGGGACTTTCTGCAGAACAATACATCTGCCTTCTGCTCGCCGAATAATGCGGAGCCAAACTCTTGATATGAGGTAGGTTTCTAAGGAAATCATTGATTCCTGAAACCTGAGCATAGTTCTGAATATGCGAACCATCGTTGTCATAACGGGTAGGGCAAACAGGAAGGGCAAGCCAGTGAAATTCTTGAATTGAATTTTTAGGCTTCTTTTTTATTGCTACAACACCAGTCGCAAGATGGTGAACATGAGATTGGTCAGGATCGTCCGTCTCAAGGAGATTCAACAACTCATCACCATTACCTATAGACTGCGGATCCATACACAACTTCTCAAAACACTCTAAAGCATAGGCATTACACGTGATGACTATATTCCAGTTCTTCCGATTGTGCATGCAGAGCCTTCCGGGCAAACCTTGCACCACTGCAGCCACATTCTTATAGGCATCTGTAACCCCTACAACCCTTTCTTTAGTGCTGGCCCCAAAATTTTTGCCAGCTTTAAAGGAGTCTACCACGAGGATAAGAGTGCGACAGAAAGGGTTTCCCAACGCATGGAGCACCTTGTCCCTAATATCTTTGGAAGCAGCAAACAAAAACTCGTCATCTATTTCCTCGAAACCTGTCTTTCCATCGCAAGCAGTAATGACACGAAGCAACCCGTCCTCAATTTCTTGACGATATTCTCGTTGGATCACCTTATTGAGATATACGGCCACTTTTTTACCGCTCTTACTTACATTTCTATTAGCCTTCCTCACGGCCATGAAAGAAACACCACTGGGAGGAGAGCTTAGAAGATGCTCTACATGACGCCTTACCAAGGGGGTGGACGACCACTGCTTAGAGAACCCCTTTTCTCCTTCAAGTACGCATTGGCCTCTATGAGCAGGATTCTTCTCGAGAAAGCTAATAGAGGTCTGGTGATCTATCTCGCACTTCAGGCGTAAGTCGCTTATCCCGTTATAGGAACCGCCACCCTCTTCATGGACAGAGACCATATTGCCAAAAGCTCCCTTATTTTCATCTAAGGTTGCAAGAATAGCCTGAACAGGGGTAGCCGACACGAAAACAAAAGATGGCTTATCTAGATCTCTACGCGCTAGCGAAATAACCTTATCTGCAACCGAATCGGTACGAGTGCCATAATGGCATTCATCAAAAAAGAATCCTTTTATGTTGGGGTACTTGGCGAGGAGCGCAGACCAATATTTTTCAAGTTTATAAAGGGAGAGGCAGAGAACGTTATCAATACCATGCCGCTTGAAAGTTTCTCGATTATCTTCTAGAAACTCCTTATCCCTCACAAAAGGACAGTAAATAAAAAAATCGGGGGCCATCATCTCAGCCAGAGCAACTAGAGTACCTGTCTTTCCCCACATCATAGGCGCTTGAAAACCTACAGGCCTTCCCGTGCGCACATTCGTAAATATTTGCTTTGCCCTCCGAACCATTTGGTGACTCAAGAAATGGGGGTTTGAGGGAGATAGTGTCACCTTCTTTAGTAACCTTTTTCGAGCCTTAGGAGCGACAGCCTCTAGGATAAGCTTGGTTTTACTAAGATCGGCAAGACTAGTCTCATCTGAAGCGACGGCCTCGTCAGCATCAGATAGCGCTTCTTCTAGATCCACAAGTTTACTCTCTCTCGGGCCCTCCAAATCTACAAACTCATCACTGGCAAGGTAGTTTCTAAGTTTCTCTAGATGATGGGGGCCCATGGTCTTCACACCGAAGGCCTCCTTGCAAATATTCTCCAACGAAAGATTGGGAAGGGTCTTATACGCTTCTCTCACCTTGTGTTTTTCAAGTTCCGTAAGTTCGATCATTCTGTTTTATACAATACTATAATTTGAATTATTTGTCAAGGTTTTTTTTCTTTAATGATTGCAGTCTTATATAGTTCTCAGCTTTCTCGAAAGCTTCGGGGTGGTATTTGCGGCACCAGTCCAGAACCCATTGCTTTACATAGATTCTATGCAAATCCTCTTCAGAAACATCAATAGAATAATGCCAGTGGGAATCGGGGCATTCCTCTCCGTCTTTGTCGCAATTGATCTTCATTGCTCACTCCCTACCAGTTACAGACGATTAATATCAAAAGCATAAAGCTATAAGCACTAAAAAAGAATATCAACAATGCCTTTGTGGGGTCAAACCCTTTTGGGCGAGAGTCAGGAGCGGGCACAGTTCGTCCCTCCCCCAATTAAAAAACCCCACAATTTAACCCTAGACATCCTCTAACAAAACCAAACTATAATAACCAGAAAGGGGTTATTTGTCAAGGTTTTTCTTCTTTTGTTCGCGAACTTGACGAGTCCGTTCGCGCATGTATTCCATAAAGAAAAAATTATAAGCGTCTAAATCTTCGTTTTCGACAGCCACCTTGATTTCGTGCCTATAAACTTCGGCCCAATTTCGCTTGGATTCGTCAAAGAGAGTGTCAGAGGGATTGGGAGAAGGGGAAATATTGCAGCCCCCTAATAATAAAATAAACCAAAGGTTGCGCACATAATAAATTACACTTCCTTTTGGGTTTTCCCGATTATCCTACCAATCTGCGGGAGGTTTGGAGGGTGAAAACCATGCAATGCACCGTCGAGTTTTTGCATCTCCCTGCACCTGATTGCACTCATATCCTGCTTGAGAGAGGCGCGCTTGTAAGGCATTAAAATATTCAGCCTGAAGCGCACACTTTATTTCATAGCCCCCCGTAGGCAACTTGAAAACCGCAATTCTATCAGAGAACTCTTCGCAAATGGCGCGAGGCGACATTATTTGCAAGCGCAATCTGTGCAGTTTTTGTCACAAGTTTCGCATCGACAAATTTTATCCCCATTGCATTTATGCGTAGGAGGAGTATGGATGCAACCACTAAAGACAAAAAACAAACAAACTATAAGTATTTTATTCATTGTAGATAATAATAGCAGAAAAAGGATTAATAGTCAAGAGATTTTTGTGAAACAGGAGGGAGGGAGTCCCGCTGTGCCTTGATTTGCGCAGAGGTAAAACCATACCATGTAAGTTCCCAGAGGATATGCGCAACGGCAACCAGTGGCGACATAGAGTCTTCAAAGGTTACGGGAAGATCGATAACTTCCTCCCATAAAACGAGATCAAGTCCATAAATTTTACCACTAGAAGGAGTACGCAAAGAAACGTCAACATAAGACTCGGGGTCTCGGGCAGAAGATGAAACGGTAGAAACATCCAATTCCCAATCCTTGGAAGAGCGCCCCTCAAGATAAATTAATTCTCCGATTGCCTTACGATAGGAAACGCATAAATCCACAAGAGAATCATCTGACCTGTCAATATAGTAATGGCGGTGAAGCTCATTAAAAAGAGAGGCGAAGCTAGAGGTTCGGAGGAGGTCGCGCAAAGTCATTGAAAAATAATAGGATCAAAAATGGTTGAGGGCGGCGTAACAGGCGAAAACTGATCATTCATTAGTTTTATGTACCGTCGCTGAGCGTCAATTACCTCTTGTTGTTTTATAATGGCGTCATGCTGCTGCGCACACAAGCTTTTTAACTGGTGAATGTCCTCCGACATGGCCCAAAATGCCCAAATTATATAGGCAAAGGCGAAGATGCCGCAGAAATCAATAAGCTTCACTTATATAGTTACACTTATTTCTTGTCGTATTTGGGGAGATAAGTAGATAAGCCGCACAACATGGCCATAGCTAGCGAGAAAAAACAATGAAGAGGGAGGCGGGCTTTAAGAAAAAAAATCGCACACCCTAAATTTAAGAGACACATTATCAACACCCCTCTGCCGGCGGCATTTAAGTAGCGCCACGGCTTCATTGAGGGGCGCCTACGTACCCTCGGGCTGAGACATGTCAGCGCGAGCCTCCATGACTGCATCCACTATCGGGAAAGGGGGATTCTTGGTTTTGGGGCGAAGCCCTATGCGAGACAACCATGCCAGCTTCGCTCGAACCTGAAAAACAGTCATCTCCAAATGCGGAGCCATATCCACCGCCGAAATGCCTGCTGAAGCCCACTCCAGAATCTGCAGGTCCTTAGCGGAAGGCTTCTTGGGGCGACGACCTAAAGCAGGAAGCCGCGAAATTAAACCATGCGAAATCAACTTTAAACAATAACCTCTAAGCTCATACAGGGGGATCTGTAGAACCGCAGAAATCCAGCGCATGGTATGCTTTTTTTTCACAAGAGCGACTATTTGGTCGAGGTGGGGTATGTTTGGCTTTAGACAGTACTCATCGCCCCGCTTCCATGCATATTTAAGGATCTGATTGGGCGTAAATTGGCCCTTTTTAAATATTTCGGCCACCTCTCTAAAAGTATATACGCAATAATTGGCGCGAAGAAATTCATGTAGCTCTTGTTGATCCTGAGGGGTCATGCGAGGAAAAGGGCGCGGGGAATTAAAAAAATTAGAAGCAGCTGTAGACCCAGCATCAACAGAACTGCTAAACGAGTCATCTAGATAAGAAAACTTCACATTGGAACGCAGCTTTTTAGCTAAGCGCTGAAGCTGAATAGAGACTCCTTGGTGGGTCATATCGAGCTTTTCAGCTATCTCATAGGTATTTTTACCCCCTTCCATCAAGCTTAGGATCAAGCGCTCGTTTTCCGTTAACAGCTCGGAATACTCCCGCAAAAACTTAAGAAAGTATTTGGCTCCATTCGGGCGACCCAGCTCTTCTAAATTAGGATCAATCTCACCAAGCGTTTCTACAACCAAATCAAAGGTACTTTTGGGCCCATCTTCAGTATAGTAAACTGTGTTGTCTCGATGAGCCGCTTCTTTATTCAGCTTATAATTCGAAGCAGTCCACATGACCCAATTTAAGGCAAAGCGACAAGCCATGCGGCAAAAATTATCCCAAGTAAAATCGTCGGACAGCTTAACTAAAATCTTTTCGCGGTCAGATATGAGGCGAAAATTAACCTCCCCTAAAATTTCGTCTAGGGTAAGGGGGTGAGTGTTCCGCCGTCGAGCCGCTATTATATTTCTCAAATCGCCTTGGTAGCGTTCAAGATAGGCGTCGAAAGTAGCAGATTGGTCAGTTGTAGGTGGGATATTCTTCATGCCAATTAATTTTTTCATTCAAGGCATTCATATATCTATAAAGAGAGGAAGAGCTGATGCCTAAATGGGCGGCAGCCTTTGTACGACAATTCTTATGGAGACGCAGCGCCTCTATTATTTTGGGACAAAAAGAACGGATTTTCTCCTCCCGACGCAATGCATCATTAACGCGCCGAGTCGCGCGCCTCTTTTGATTGGCTTCTTCAGAAAAAGCGTTCTTAAAAAAAACCTCCCCCTTGCGGCGCCTTGTTTCCAGCCCTTTGCGAGCCCGCCGACTGGATTCCGCAAAACTACGCGGCAAGGGGGGAATGGGACTTGGAGCCGCATAATCATTCTCCCAATCTACTTCGGGGAAACGCTTGAAAAGAAAATATATCTTATTCCGTGACACTCCTAGCTCTTTAGCCGCTTTAGAGCGATTATTTTTATGTTTAGACAAAGCTCTAATGAGTCGATCTTTTTCCATGGATCGCTCCTCCGGATCCCATTCTACCCATTTGCCTCGATAAACCTTTTTCGCACGCTCTTCTTCGGGTAGGGAGACGCCTTTACGATGCTTAACGCACCAATTTTTATCTCCGGCCTGAAAGCCAACCTTTTTTAAAGCGGCGCAGGCTCTCGGGCTAAGTTTCTTCTCCTTAAACCCTTCCCATGGAGCCTTAAAGAGTATGTTATGGGGGTTAGGAAAGGAAGCATTGCGAATATCCTCCCAATCTTTTAAGGTTAAAACCCTAAAGCCCTTGCGTTCGGTTCGAAAATTTTTATGAATCCAAAAACAATAAGCAGAAAACTTAAGCTTCGAAGAGGGGGAGTCTTCCTTTACCTTTGCCAGTAAAATTCTTTTAGCGCCGGCATAGGACTTGGACTTGATGATAACGCTGTAAGGATGCTTGACGCCAAGCTTATCTATTTCAATATAGCTGATGCTCCAGTACTGATGAACTGCAAATTTATGGCAACGGGCTTGGGCTTGGCTCAGTTTATTCTTTTTTCTCATTAGTCTATGATTATGCGGTTAGTATCTTCTTCCAATTCTAAATTATCCCAATAGGTATGATCATATTCACTATATTTAATATCGTCGAAAAGAATTAATTTAGTAGAATTTCGGCCGCTAGAATGGGAAACTTCATATCCTACAGCATTTCCGTCAGGAACTCTTCCGCGTCCGTTTTTATATTCAAAGCATTCATCGTAGTCATGTTCCGAATAAACTATTTGGGTTGATTTAATGCGCGTGTTCATGCCGAGAGAGAGGCGCGCCCAATAGCCGGAGGGAGCTTTATGACCCTCTTTCGCTTCGGCGCAAAGACTTTATTGATTTGAGCAGTGGTGGCTTTACGGTCCGCACAATTATTCCAAATATAAAGACCGGCACGCGCATTGTTCTGGGCGCCTACCAAATGAGCATTAAGAGAATGCCCGCATTCCGCGCATTTAAACTTATCTGTAGTGGGGCGATTTGCCGGGGAAGTATGGTTGCACTTAGGGCAACGCTGAGAGCTATATGCAGTAGGAGGGGCGACAAAGGGGATCTCCCTATTTTCGCATTCTTGAATGAGATAAGGGGTAATCTTATCTTGTCCGTAGGTTCCCTGAGTTTGGCCCGTTTTAATATTATCGAGGCATAAGAGGAGGCTATTTTCCTGTATATAGGGTAAAAGCTTGACTTCATCCCTTAAGAACTTGATAACCGCATTTTTGTGGCGACGATGAAGAGATTTTACCTTCTTTCTGAGTCTGCGCGCTTTGCGAGAGCCAAAGGGGCGCTCTCCCGTTTTTAAGACTTTACCGTTCTTTCTGAAGCGAGAATGGAGCTCCGAATTTGTAACCCGAAGTATATTCTCCAACTCAAGAATGTCCAGAGGTTTCGAAAAAACGTGGCGCCCATAGACGGGTTCACTGAAAACAAGCCATTCCTCAGCAGTTTTGTTTATGTCCATCCCTAGGGCAGTAGAGGGATTGTACTGGAATTGCTTGGGGATGACAGCACGGGCTATAAAAACTCCCTGTTTCAAGTGGAGATTTCCGGCAAATTTCCGCGAGTTATCCAAGTGGGGGAGATGTTTTAAAAAGCTATTATCTTTTTGGTAAAAAAAGGAAAGGCTATGGTTTTTACGCGCAGCCCTGAGGGTCACGACACCGGCTTCGGAATCATAAGAAGCGCATTGGTTCTGAAAGTGGATTTCGGGCATCCGCAGGTAAATGTAATTGAATGTTTTTGACCCTGCATCTATAGCCTTCCGGTTGCGCTTGTAAAAACTCAGATACCTGTTAATGACATAATGCATGCAATCTCGAACATAGCTAACTCTATCGACCTTAAATTCCGCAAGAACCGAGGAGATATTAAAATGATTCTCGGAAATGAATTTGCACGGAGTCACTTTTTTGCCTAAAGCGCGTAAATAATAATAACGGGAAGAGGTTTGGGATAAATCCAACTCTCCATCACGCAACAGGTTATAGAAAAACTTATTGAGACGATGCATGAAGCTGCGGTGAGTGGCAACAAATTCGTCAAGAAGGGGCTGTCCAGAGCTCAAATTGAACTTAACTGCACGGGAAATTTCATACTTTTTCATAAAATGAATTTAGGAAGACAGGCGCAGAAGAGATTTGATGGTTGAAAGATGTTCCGGCATTTTAACCGCTGGATTGTCGCGAGGTTCGCCTGTAGCATCAAAATGTTTCCTCAGACACAAAATAATATCTTCCTTAATTTGGCTGATGCGCTGGTGGCTGACCCCTAAAATTTGACCAATCTGATAAATGCCCAGCCCTCGCCATAAAAGTTGAAAAACATTTCGCTGATGAGGAGTAAGGACTGCGGCGTATTTATGATAGAGGGGCTGGAGAGAGTCCTGAGTGTCGAGCTTCTCAAAGTTCTCATCGGGCGCTCCAATAACTTCCGCAACCACATCAAACTTCTCGCTGTCAAAATCAATGCGGCGATCTTTGCGGTATTTTTTAGAAAGATACCATGTGGTCTGATTGTGGGCAAATTTAGCCACCCATTTTTTAAAATCCGCGTCGCAAATCTCCTTAGTATCAGAAGCAAAGCTATATCGTTTGGCCCAAAGCCGAAGTTGCGTTTCTTGAAAAATTTCATCGCAATCGCATTGAGGGCCGCCAAACTTGTTGCGAATTATCGCATAAAGGTAATTCGAATATTTCTCGAGCGCACGCGCAAATTTTTTATCCCAATCAAGATCAGTCATGATGGGCGACAATCTGAAGTCTTTCGCTTGTGAATGGGGGAAGGGTATTCCGTTTCCCAATCCACCTCGGTTATGGCTTTCATGGCTTTCCAGAGACAGTGGCGGGAGATGCCAAGCTCCCGAGCGGCACGGGCTCTAATATTGTTATTATTGGTGAGGGCAGCGATGATTTTGGGCTTCATTTTCGCAAGCCTCTTTTCTCTCGTTAGGGCGGTAGTACGAGACCTCTTGGCGATAGTTTCAGGCTTGTGCTTTTTCCCTTTCCACCAATTTACTCGATTATGTTTATTCTTTTGGTAAGTGGCTTTTTGCTTCAGGATCGCTTCCTTGCTCCTAGGGGGGCGCCCACCGATAGGGTACTCTGTATTCCAGTCAATCTCCGGGTGCTTTTCAAACATAAGGCGGCGCAAATCTTTTTTATGCATCCCCATAAGCCGAGCGGCAGCAGCTCGATTACCTTTCGTCTCGGTAAGAGCATTGCCAATCTCAATGCGCTGGGCAAGACGCTCTTCGGGCGGAATTTTTTCCCATGAAGCTCCAGCGCGTCCTCCCGGCTTCATCCGATATAGATGGCGCTCTTCGGGCGGTGGACGATCTGCATCAGTAATAGGATTAAGAGTGGTCCAATTTTCTTCTCCTTTTTGGAACCCCACCTTTTTAAGGCGGGCTAGATCTTTCGCCGTAATGCGCCGATCAAAATAGTTAGTCTGCCCGGGCTTACGAGGCTTTTCTATCAAATGAAGTTTGTCGAGGGAATTAGGAAAGGAAATCGCCCGAATAGCTTCCCACTCTTTGGGGGAAAGGGGTTTACTGCGCACCCCACTGCACGCATAATAGGCATGAATCTTGTAGGTTTTTAGAGATTTTATGGAATTTTTAGGATGTTCGCGCTTGACTTTGGCCCGTAAAAGAGATTTGGCTTTATCCGCCGACGGAGCCTTTATGACCGTCTTATAGTCTTTCTCATGCTTCGGCTCATAATAAACATAAGTAAAATAGACAAACCAGTAAACATCAAAACCGTAATCGGTTCTATTAAACTCGTATTGAGGATGTCGGGCATTTTTCTTAGGCATGGGAGGAGTATCTCACAAAACCGAAGGAAAGTCAAGGCTTTTTTGACCAATTGATTTGAGAATAATTCTCGCGAAAAGTCGACGATATATTACGCGGGCTGTCCCCTTTCCCATTTTGGCTCTTCTTTTTGGGCTTGCCTTTTGGCGCGCACCCGCACTTATTTTTACATTTTTTAGGTTTTGAATTCTTCATTTCCATTTACAATAATTAGGGTTTTCAGCTCTCTTCCGACGCATATAATCACGTTTTTGCTCGCGCCGTTTTTCTAGGTTTTCTTCATCGTACTTCTTTTGCGCGCGTCGCGCGGCTTCTTTGCCCTTAGGCGTCTGGGCGTATTTTTTCTGTGATTGGTTCTTCATATATAGTCCACTATAAAGGGATTCTTCGTTTTATTTTTTTTTGGAATTTACACTTCTAGCATTTTCAGCATTCACAATTTTTTCAAAAATATTTCTGAGGCTGTAACGGATACTCCATTGAGGGTAGTGGGATTTTATTTTGGATAGGTCGCTATAGTAGCAAATATGATCGCCGCTACGATGGTTCTCCACATACTCATACGACTGGGGGTAACCAGAGAGATCTTCGCATATATCAAAGGCTTCAAGAATCGAACAAGAATTTTTCTTTCCCCCTCCTAGATTGTAGACTTCGCCACAACGGGGGGCGTGCAAAAATTCATTTATAAAAGAGGCTACATCCTCAGCGTCTATATTGTCCCGAACCTGCTTACCTTTATAGCCGAAAATTTTGTAAGTGGATTGACTTAGGTTGCATTTGATTAAATAACTCAAAAAACCATGGAGTTCTACTCCCATATGAGAAGGGCCAGTCAAACACCCGCAACGCAAACAGCATGTAGGCATGTCGAAATAGCGCCCATATTCTTGGACTAAAATATCCGACGCTACTTTAGACGCCCCAAAGAGAGAGTGCTTGCATTGATCAATAGAAAAGCTTTCGGAAATTCCATTTGCATACAAAGGGTCTTCATAATCCCAGCGCGTATCTAGCTCCTCTAATTTAATCGTATTAGGGGAATCGCCATAAACTTTGTTAGTGGACATATGGACGAAAGGAGCCTCCGGACAGTACCGGCGCGCCGATTCAAGGAGATTCAGGGTACCCACTGCATTAATGTCAAAGTCCTCAAATGGAATAGAGGCGGCTTTATCGTGAGAAGGCTGAGCAGCAGCATGAATGATACCGTGAGGGCGTAATTCTTTAATCAAAGATAAGACCTTTTCTCGATCACGAATATCAAGGGAATGGTGGGAGAAGGTGGGGAAACTATCTTTAAGTTGCTTCAGTCGCGCCGAAGTGTCGGCTTTGGAGCCGAAAAAAACCGCACGCTGATTATTGTCGATACCATGAACCGTGTGACCTAACTTAGATAAAAAAGACACAACCTCCGAACCAATTAGTCCCGAAGATCCCGTAACAGCAAAAATCATCACTTATAACTCGAAGTCAGGGTCAAAATCAATATTGCCCGCCTCAATAAGTTCAGCCATCTTTTCCCGAAGGGCGCCAATGATCGTGATAGTATTGATGTCAAACTCTTCAAGATACCGTTCGACTAAACTGTCTAAATCAAATCTAAAGGCATCGGTTTGGTCATCGTAATCCCAATTGGATGCAACATCTTCGTCCATACTTTATTATAGCCCCCTAACCCCCTAAAATCAAAAAAAAGGGCGCCCGAAGGCGCCCTCTGAGAAAACCGAGATTACTCGGTACCTCACAATCCCAATTATTTTCCGTCGCCCTGCTTCTGTAGAAGGGCTACGAGCAGTAGAAGGGTAATGAGACCAGCAAGACTAGCTCCCTCGCCTACAAAACCATTCACAATACCTTGAAGGTTGCCAATTACATTCATGCCGGCTTCTTCCCCAAAAACAACTTGGGCTAAAACCAACAATCCTACAACCGACAACAAAACTGAAAACAGGCCTCCGATGGAGGACTTAATCAACTCTACTACATTCTTCATAATATACTATTCTCCTTGAATTAAAATTTTACACGAACACCAATTCCCCAAAGCGTTTCGTTGTCACGCTGATCGGAATCGGACAGGGCTAAATCTGCATAAAGGTTAATGTTATCCTTTAGCGTCTTGTTTGCCGTAAGCTTGGCTCCAAAATAAGTATGATCCTGAGTCACTGAGGACTCGGTATCACCCAAAATGGCGGCCAGTTGCAGCTCCACCACTTCCAAATCAAGGTCATGGCTTAGCTGCGCCTCAAAAGTATACAGATCATCATCTGTATCCCGATAAAGACTCACTGTAGGCTGCAATACAACATTGGCTTGCACTGAAACAAAAGCTTCAAGATCTGAGTCAGACGCATCAACATCCGTATTGTAAACGCCCAAATACGCATTCACATTATCCTCAAAAAGAGCTGTTCCAAAACCTACGGTAACTTCATCGGAATCACCACTAGACGAATCAGTGCTCTGATTGGTGAAAAAATCTCCAAAAAGATCAACTGCGCCTAAGCCGACATTAAAACCTACTTGAGCTTGCAAAGCTTCAGCAGACAAAACTTCTCCCCGACGATGGTAATCGGAAGAATATTTAGCTCCAAAATTGCCATTCACGGCAGTTTCGGCACTAGCGTTAATAAAAGATCCGGCACTCAAAAGCGCGGATAGCACAACGATATATGGTTTGTTCATAATAGTTAGGGTTTATGAAAATTATTTGATTCTTATTTCCTTCCAAGATACATGCTTTGCCTTGACTAAGTCTCTAATCTGGCGCTGACGCGCATTCAATTGGCTATTTCCACTTTTGATTTCAATGAAAGTTATCATATCTTCGTCGAAAGAAATATAGTCAAGAGGTTGGCCAAGAAAAATACAGTTTTCGGGTTCGAAATCAAATTGATCTAAGAAGGGGGCAAGCTTTTCGGCAATATGACCTAGTCTTACTTCGCTGCTTTTTTTTTGAGAAAGAAGTTTTTGGCTCGCTAATATTTCTGCTTTTAGCTGAGACTCGACGTTTTTAAGAGATTCCGAAAGTTTTCCCGTCTGGAGCTCGTACTCCCATTCTCTAGACCTAAGCATCTTTTGCTCGTTGGAGAGGCTTTCCTGAAGGGAATGGATGGTATGTTCCAGTTGGGATTCACGATGACGATGTGAAATTTGGGCTGAATCAAGCTCTTGAAGAAAATCGCTAGAGAGGTTTTGGATTCTTGAATATAGTATTATAAGGCCCAGAATACAAGAAATCAACAAAAATAATAAAAAAAATATCATAGCTCGGGATCGACTGGGTCAATCCCGCGTTTTTCGCAATAAGCAACCGAATATCCTGTCTTAAAGCTAAACTTATCAATAAAAAAAGCTAAACCGAGAATGGCGTAAGGTTCCCATGTATCCCACGGGACGCAAGAAAACAATACCGTGGCAAGCAGGAGGTAGGGGAGAAATTTATTCAAGCAATAGTCAAATATAGCGTTCATATTATAATTTAGTAATGGATTTTATTCTATCATGGCGAAAAGAGCGCACTTCGTTACGACCGTAACAAAAGGCGCGAAACCCGACGTTATCTCTCTCTTCACTCTTATTTCCGAAAGAATCATAAAGGTCGGGACGGCTAATAATATAAGATTTGGTCTTCATCTCTTCGGTCTCGTAAACGACAAGGTACTGTGCGTCGTCCTCCTTTTTTAGAAGGGAGGAGAGAGAGCGGGAAATGTTTCCCAGAATTTTAGTCAAATCTACACCAAGGTTTTTCATAAATAATTAGCTCCCCGTGCTCCCAAAACCACCAGAGCCTCGCCGTGAGGGAGAAAGCTCCTCTTCCTCCACGACTTTTAGCAAGGGGACTTCCATAATTAATAACTGGGCAATTCGATCTCCAACGCCATAAGCGGAAGAGGATGAATCAGGACTTAAGCGCACCTTTATCTCCCCCCGATAGCCTGAATCAATTATACCAACAGAATTACGCAGGGAATGAGCAGTCTTAGAAATGCTGGAGCGCGGAAAAAGGAGACCTACCATACCGGGCGGGATTTCTACCGCTAAACCAGTACCGTACTCCCAATACCTCTCCTGTGACTTGTCCACAGTCACAGCAGCCAAATCAAGGCCGGCATCCCACTCATGGGAGCGAGAAGGCAAATCGGCCGCCTTATCTAATTTTTTAAACTTAAGATGCATGTTTAATGAGGCTATATTATTACAAATAAACCGCGTAATGTCAAGAACTTTTTTAATTGAATGGGTGTTTCCAGACGCTTTTGTTTAATTTCTGGCTTTTGAGCCGATAATAATAGAGAAAGGGCAGTGCTAGGGCATGGCCAATCGAATAGATTAAAAAAACAGTGCCGACATAAGTCCAGCCACTTGAAAAAACGAATTCAAGAATTTCTTTCATCTTTATTCCAGATTAAATGCCTACAATTCACAAGCGCATCTTTCACTTTGATTTGAAAAATAGCCTCCTTAGTGTCTTTGCGCCGAAATAGGCGATAGGAAGCCCCCCAACTATTTTTTACAAAAGGGAGATCCCAGCGGGCGAGATTTTCTTTTTCTATCCAATTCCTTAAATCTTTTTTATGGATAAGGGCAAAGTCTCCTTTTCTCTCGTAAGCTACATAAGTAAACTTCTTATAGAGCCACCCCGGGCGTCCCTCTTTCGTCTGAAGCTCGACCCATCCCCATAAATGCTTGCGCTTTTTACTTTTTTTAAGAAGTGTATTCTTGAGGGTGAGGGCCGCAGCTTTCTGAGGAAACCCGACAGGCCAAATCACTAAATCTATGTCTTCCTGACGTTCCTGAGGGGTAGAACGCCTAAAGTCGAACCCCGCTAAGCGCACAGCATCCTGAAGAAGTGTAAAAGATTTCTTAGCGGCACCCATGCGTAAGAAGAGGTTAGCGAATTTTGTGAGGAGTTTCGCTCCCAACCACACTCACCTTGAAAATGTCTGGGTCATTCCACTTTTTCAACATTTTTCGTAAAGTTTCGGCCCGACGCTCAGCTTCTCGCAAGGAAACGTAATTCCTTTCTTCAATACGGCGCCCGGCACGCGTGACCACATAAAAATATAAGGATTTGCTCATTACTCGACGCTCCAAGTAGCTAACTCTTCTGAAACTAATTGCGCTCCGACCGATTTCCATCCGGTCCACGGCTTTTGGCCGGCTTGGTAATTGTAAAGATCTTGAGCGTAAACATATTTTACTTCCCCTATGACGACACCTCCCCCAACAGGATCGTCAGGATGTAAAGGAGAAAGAATGAGCCCGTGAGGCTGAGAGGCCCCATGCCTTAAGATTTCTCGCAAACGCTTTTTGGCTTTACGCCCTTTCTCTCTCATTTTTTCACGCTCTTCCTTCCCGGAAATAGACCAATCAAAAACAGCAGAAGGAACATCAATTCCCGCAATCTTAATCAGCGCATTCAAACTTAATCCAAATCCGAGATTTATTACACCGAAAAAAGCATCCGAAGCCTTAATCTTTTTAAAAGATAATGGATATTCGAGCATTAACGATTGTACAAAGCGTTAAAAATAGATTTAGACTTAGCTCGCAAGCGCTGACTTTTCTCTTTTTCAGCCGTCGCACGGGCCGCAGCTTCCGCCTCAGCTCTTTGCTTTTCCTGTAGAGCCTCTGCAGCTTCCGTCTGCTCCTGAAGGGCTTCTTCTTTAAGGGCGGCATCCGCCGTCTCCTGTTCTTTGGTGCCCTTGGCAACAATCAAAAACAGAATCCGCTGATCTTTATCTTGATCTACAATGTCTTGCGCATAATCTACTAAATCAAGCCATTGCGCTCGATCCACAGGACAATAATAATCACTCTCCTTTACCTTTTCGGGTAAAGAGCTACTGGTAATAAGGGCGTATTCTAGGCTCAATTTTTCCTCCAAAATAAGGTGCAACGCCATTGAGGCGGATTAACGCTCAAGCGCAAGGAAGAATGATTATAAACGGACGCGCCGGCCGGCACTCCACTTAAGGCATTTGCGTACGCAGCCGAAGAGCTCGGTCCCGATCCATGCGCGGCGCCATAAACCGCCCGAACAGCATTGGGAGGCTCCAAGGTAAACCCGCCAGTGAGCGGTGCCGCTCCTGCAAAAAAAAGGAGGGAAGCCAACCATTTCATGTTACTGAAGGACGTCGGGAATGTCACCATCACTAGAAGATGGGCTTTCGGGCGCCGGCTCCGCGCTCGGTGCAACATCTTCGCGAGGACGGTCTTCAAAAATACGAAAATCAGGCTGATTGTCCTTCTCCTTGAACCGATTAGAGAATACGATAACCTGATAAGTCTTCTCTTCTCCAAATTCTCCGATGGTTATCTTGCCTGAAAGATACTTTTGGCTCTTGCCTTCGCGTCGCCACAAGGCACCAATTTCTCGCTTTTTCCAGTCATCGCTCGCACTCTTTTGTTCAGTTGTATTACTCATAATAGGTCTAATTATCGTATATTTTTCTCAATTTGTCAAGGAAAATAGGTTTAGCGGCTGTGCTTAGGGAGGAATATTGTTTTTTTAAACGCTTGAAATGTTTTTTCAGCTCCGGCGTGTCAGAATTGTAACCGATTATTTTTTTTAATTCCTTTATGGAGCTTTGGTTCAAGTGTAATAGAAGGTAAGTGAAGATAATAATAGATGGCTCTCTGTCTGCGCCTCCGAGCTCAGTAACATGCTTCAGGGACGTCACCTTGTACGCTTCTTGCTTTTTGCGCGCCGATATCTTGGTTGAATGCAGGAAGAGCAGCAAAGACTTGTATTACAAATGGTTGAAAACACATGGTGCGTATGATTTTATAGATGATATTATAAGAAGAGGTGAAGAATATGGCTATATAATAAGCCCCCACCGAGGAAATCTGAAATTGGATAGAATTACTGCAGAAAACCTAGGAAGAATCATCAGCTGCTTGCGGAGGAACGGGAGAGGCTGAAGACCCACCCTCAGGAGGAGCCGCAAATAAAAGCTGCAGCGTCCCAATGAGAGAGTGATACTTATCTATCTCCTCTAGTTTTTTATGAATTTCCGCGCCAATATCCGAATGCTCGCCAATCGCCACCGGATTATCTAGATAGATGTTCAGGTCGGCTTTAGTCTCTTCGAGACGTCCGAGATATTGTTTATAAATAGCAGATATATATTCTTCTCTCATATGGCTAAGTGTGTGTCAATCGCTTCTTCCAGAAAATCATTATGCTCCCCAATTAAGGTAGGGCCATAACGATCTTTAATCACATTATAAAAATTAGCTTCCACAATTACAATCTTACTAGCTTTAGTATATACTTCTTCGCCGTATTTTTCAATAAAATTTTCTCTTAAACCGTTAAGTACTTCATCCGCCGGTTGCGAAAGCGCGAATTCGAAGTCAAGCGTGGAGCTGGAAAGAAGGATTAACATTGAGAATTATTAGCGTGAGATTCGAGCGCCTTGAATAAAATATATACCGCAGCAGAGAAAAGGACAAATCCCCAAACGGCACTATTAAAGCGGGTAAGCTCAATCAAAAACCCAAAATATAACACAGGCAAAAGTATCTTAAGCACGGAATTCCTTTCTCAACAATCTCCATCTATCTGAGTCAATCTCTTTATCTCCATTATCTATAGCATAGAGCATATTGACTACTTCGTCAAGAGAATTATAAATATATTTATGCGGAAGCATTCCCAGCATCCAGAGGGGGGTCTTTGATTTTCCCCCTTCCATGCTAATGAAAATAGGCTTTTTCATGCGCACTGCGGTTACAATTTCTTCGGCTGAACCCCAGCTGGCAACATCCGGAACTAGGTGAGCGATTATAAAATCACTACGGTCCACTAGGTTTAAGTCGTAAGATCTCACCGTTTTCATTCTTTCAGTAACCCTATCATACTGCTTTGTCTTCATCCACGTTTCCATTTCTTGTCGGGATGCCTCGTCTTCTTCGACGTCTTTCATGAATGGCTTTTTGTAAGGGTCGAAGCACGTGATGTTTAACTTCAACAGTTTCTCGGTTACCTCTTGGCGCCAATCTCTGCCACTAAGGTATTGCATATGCCCAACGAGATAGGTTTTCGTTTTATACAGCAAGTTATTCATGATGCCTACAACAATACCAAAAAAGAGCGGTAATGTCAAGAAAATTATTTGAAGACGGCAGAAACTTGAATCTCTCCCGCACTCTCTTTGGCTATAATTCGTTTAAGAGAAGCGGGCGCGTGATGCAGCAGTAAAGAGGCGCAAGGGTTAGTCAGGTGCGATTCGATAAGAGATTGAATAGGACGGGCGCCATCATTGGCCTCGAGGGCTTTGGCCGTTAATAATTTGATGGCCGTTTTATAAACAGAGAGTTGGACGCCTTGGCTTTTTAGTTTAGATTTTAACTCTGTTAGTTGGAGATCAATAATTTCGGCAAAATCTTCTTCTGTGAAATTCTTAAAAATCACTAAATCATCTAGGCGGTTAAGAAATTCAGGAGCGAAATGAGACTTCAGTTCATCCGTGATTTTTTCCCGAATAGAATCCGGATCGTTTAAATTAAGAGAGCCCATAAAGCCGACGCCCGCCTTGCCTTTGGTGAATTGAGAGCCTACATTTCCCGTTAAAAGGAGAACGCAATTTTTGAAGTTGATAAGGCGCCCCATATTATCGGTGATAGTTCCTTCGTCTAGGATCTGCAAGAGCATTTGTATGACATTGGCATGAGCTTTTTCAATCTCATCAAAAAGGATAACGCTATACGGCTTTTTGCGCACTGACTCCGTTAAATGACCCGATTGATCGTAGCCTACGTAGCCGGGGGCCGACCCAATAAGTTTTGAGCTAGTGAAGCTGTCCGAATATTCCACCATATTAATATTGATAAAATTATCTTTGTGGCCAAATAAAGCTTTGGCTAAAACCTTGGCTGTGTGAGTTTTTCCTACTCCCGACGAACCCAAAAGCAAAAATGAACCAATCGGACGGTCTTCATTCTTGAGGCCTGCACCATTCCTTAGTAAGGATTTGCAAATTCGAGAAATGGCATCTTGTTGCCCTATAATTTTCTCCAAAAGTAAGGACTCCAACGCTAAAAAGGACTCTCTGGAATCCCGGGAAATTTGCTCCACCGGAACATCAATCTTATGAGCTATGATACTATAAATGTCCGACGGAGAAACGTGAAAGTCTTGGGCAGAATTTTCCTTACTCCACCGGTCTAAGATCTTTTTGTAGCGAGAAAAGAGGAGCTGCTGCTCCGTAGCTAAATGGGCTTTTGCCGCTATAGACGGGGCTTCATCTTCAGCTTCCATCAGCTCTTCTAGCTTTTGCTCGATTTCCTTAGCCTCGGTGGGACGTTTGAAATTGGCAATCTTTACCTTTGAGCCAGCTTGATCCAGAATATCTATGGCTTTGTCCGGAAGGCGACGATCATGTATATATTTGGTAGAAAGATCAATGCATAAATCTAAAGTTTCTGGCTTATAAGAGACCTGATGAAAGGTTTCATAAGTGGGTAATATCCCTTCGAGTATCTGACGACATTCAGCTTTGGAGGGTTCGTCTATATAAAGGGATTGAAAACGACGCGCTAAGGCCCCATCTTTTTCAATATGTTTTTTGTACTCGCTCGAAGTGGTGGCGCCTATACACCTGATTTCTCCCCGCGCCAGCATTGGTTTTAAGATGTTGGCGGCGTCCATAGTGCCTTCCGCGCTTCCAGCTCCCACCAGCGTATGAAGCTCATCTATAAAAAGAATAAGGTTGGGAAGCTCTTTAACCTCTTTTATGACATTCTTTAAGCGCTCCTCAAACTGACCCCGGTATTTGGTGCCGGCAATCATAGAAGCCAAATCCAGACCAAAAATGACATGACCCAACAAGTGATCAGAACAATCAGCGCGCACAATATGATTGGCCAAACCTTCAACGAGGGCAGTCTTTCCTATGCCCGGCTCACCCAGAAGAAGGGGGTTGTTTTTGCTTTTACGACAAAGGATTTCGGTTATTTCTGCAAGAGCTTCCTCCCGACAAATAACATCAGTAAATTTACCTTGCGTGGCCAATTCATTATAATTGATAGCAAAAGATTCAAGGGCACTGGGGGTACGCTGAGATTTCTTGGAGGGAGCGCTACGCTTATTGCTTGCAGATCTAATCTGTTTTTCGGCATTAATGAGAGCTTCGGAAGACTCAAGCATTTGAGCTTTAAGAGCTAAAGAAAGAGCTTTGGGGTCAATGGCCGCCAAATCAAAAATCTCAGAAACTTCAGAATCCTTGTAAGAAATTAAGGAAATTAAAACATGTTCCGTAGCTACATAGGGATGCTCCAGAACTTGAGCCTCATTATAAGCATTTGAAAGAACCTCTTTGACGTCAGGAGAAAAGCGAACTTCAGAAGGTTCGGTATCCATAAGTGAAAAATCAGACTCTACGAGCGCTCTAAAGGCATCTAAATCATAGCCTGTTACATTAAAAATCTCGCGCAGTAATCCTCGACCTTGAGATAAAAGACCAAAAAGAAGATGCCGCAAGTCTATGGTCGAATGATTGTAATCAAGCGCGCATTCTCGGGCTTTTTTAATGGCTTCTTGGGCTCGAGGAGTAAAGTTGGGAACAGCATCCATCATTATATTTACACTAGGCAGCCTTAAGGTCGCTCAGCTTCATGTAGATTTTTTCATTCATTAGGGCGCAATCTTGAGCAAAGAGAATCTCATCCCCCTTGCTGCCATAACATACTATAATACTATCTTTAGAGATCCCCGCAGGGTTTTTCTCAAGAAAATTAGTAAGCGAATTAATCCGGCGCCACCGGCCATTCTCCATCCGCGCATTACGATCCATAAGCATCACCGCATATTCTCCCACCTCATCCCTTAATATAAGCTTTAAATAGTTATTGCCGTTCCGACTTGTTCCTTTAAAGAAATCCGCAACCACCCCAATAAACCTACCATATCTCTCCCGCTCTAAATGACGAAAGTCCAGAGAGTCTAAAAACTTTTCTCCACTCTCGTTAAAAACTTCTTTAAGGGAAATGGTGGGACTATAGCCGAGAAGCTTATTTTCGAAATACCAATTAGCGAACTTTTCATATTTCTTATTTTTTAAATAAATCTCCTTATAGGGAAGGTATTTCTTTTTGAAAGTTTCGAATCTGCTTTCCTTCATTACTGGACGGCCATCATCGCCGACTAGAGACTCGGTTACAACGGCTTGAATGGTATTCAGGACATCCCATTCATATTTGGGTCCAAGCGCCTCAAAATTACGCTTCTCCCTATCGGTCAACAGGTTGAATGCCTGTGCCTCCAGCACTAAGCGAGCTCGTTTGGACGTGTAGCCGGTTAGGGCGCCAGCTTGAATCAAAGCCGAGAGAATGCCGATGTTGAGCCCCGCTTCCTTCGCTGATAAAAAGATGTCGTATTTGGTAGGATTCGAGCTTTTGCGAAAATCATGAAGCGCTTTTAAGGATTTTTCACTCACCCCTTTAATACTATTCAGGCCAAAGCGAATATCCCCATCTTCAAGGCGAAAATCCATGCTCGATTTTGCTAGGTCAGGGGGTAACAAATCGATCCCAAAGAACGAGAGCTCTTGACAAATCTTGCTTATCTCTTCATGGGGGGCGGGCTCGTACTTCGCCATTCGGAGCAGAGCCATAAAAAAGTTCTGCGGGTAGGTAAATTTTAGATAGGCCGTCCACGCAGCTAAGTTTGCATAAGCCACGCTATGAGATTTATTGAAAGAATAATTGGCGCTGTCTTCGGCCACCCTCCATAAAATCTCACCTACCTCCGAATCGAGACTATGCTCTTTTACTTTGGCCTCTATCTTGGCTTGCCAAGCGGGCATTTGATCCACCTTTTTCTTTCCTACAATACGCCTTAACTGTTCAGCTTCATCTAGGGTAAAACCAATTTTAACAGCCATCTTCATCAGTTGCTCTTGATAAAGGGGAATGCCGCCAGTATAAGAGAGTACCTCGTCATATAATTCATGCTGACTTTGGAATTCGCCGGTCTGGGAATATGTAGTATACTGATCCAAAAACTCAAGAGCTCCCGGACGAGCGATAGCTACCACGGCACTTAACTCCTCAAGATTTTTAGGCTTGATCTTTTTGCAAACATTGAAATTAGTATGAGCCTCTATCTGAAAGAGCCCTTGAGGATGTTCCAGCTTGCGAAAATTCTTATAGATGGAGGGGTCATTGGGGTCCACCGAAGAAATATCAAGATCTAGTTGAGTGCACACATCATAAATGACACTCAGGGTGCGTAATCCCAAAATATCGAACTTGACCATCAGCTCGGCCACCCAATTCATGTCATAGCCCGTAACGAGAGACCCATCATTGGTAAGTTGAACAGGGCAAATATCTTCTAACTTCTGATAAGAAATAGCAATTCCGGAAGGGTGAACCCCTGTATTCTTATGAAGGCCTTCAAGCCGTCGCGCAATGATAAAAACTTCCTTATTGGAATTGGCCCAATCCTCAAACGCCGGGGTCGTTTCGTACGCAGTTAAGAGAGGAGCAACCTTTCCGAAATGTTTGGGGATGAGATCGCTGACTATATTTACCTCTTGCTCGGAGTAATTCCCGACAATTTTACCACATTCCTTAATACATAGCTTACCGCTTAAGGTGTTCAGGGTTAAGATCTTGGCAGTTCGCCCCGGATACTTCGATTCAATGTATTCTATGACCTCCTGACGCCTTTCGTAGCTAATGTCATTGTCTACATCGGCCAACAGTGTTCCATCCAGATAGGTCACCCCATCTTTCTCTATCTTTTTCGCGCGACTCTTGCTAACGAATCTCTCAAAGAATAAATCGTACTTAACAGGATCGACTTTTGTAACATTAATAAGATAAAGAACGAGAGAACCGGCCGCAGAACCACGGCCCGGACCGGTAGGAATATCATTAACATGGCAATAATTAAGAATATCCCAATTGAGTAAAATGTAATCGATAAAACCCAATTCATTAAGGATTTCCATCTCCATTTCGACGCGATCAAGGTACTCCTCTTTGTTTTCGAGTTCATTAATGCCAAGCCTTTCGATACCTTGAGAGCATAATTCTCTCAAGAATTCATAGTTTGAACAATTGCTATCGATGCCCAGTTCTTTGTAGTAGCGAGACTCAATTTTAATCTCGGGCAACCGCACCCCCGGAGGGGTAATGTCATCATAGCGGGAAAAATCATCATAAAAACTCATATTTCTAAATTCCAGATCAACTTTTTAAAAACTTCGTAGTTCTTCCGAATGTCATAAAGGGCATCGTGAAGGCGCTTTGGGTCAAAAGGTATCTCATATTGCTTGCAGAGGTCAATAAGCTTATTACGCCCCTTCGCTTTGCGCAAGGAAAGCATTTTATACTGCCAATGGAGTAGGTCATCTCCCGCATTAACTTCGATTCCATTATTAATAGCCCGAGCAAGGCATAGGGTGTCGAGAAAAGTAGGCAGGTATCTGTAATCCGGAGATTGCCCAAGGAGTCGCCGGCAAATACCATGCATGTAAACATCAAAACCAAGGATATTGTGCCCCACCTTAAGGTAAGAATCATCGTAAAGATACCTTTCGAAATGAGCCAGAGGCTGCTTGGGATCCACCGCCTTGTTATTATACTTCTCTCGTGTCCATCCGGTTACCTTGGCGGCCCCCTGAGAAACATTCAGGCCTTCCCATTTGAGCCAATAATCTTTCTCCTCGGCCACCTTCCCGTCTTCCACGGTGATAAAGGCAAGCTGCCAAGGCTTGTTGCGTAAGGAGCCCAAGTTGAGACCACAGGTCTCAAAATCAAAAAAAACATACTTTTGATCTTGTTTAAAGCGTAGGAGCTCCGTCTTCATACCTCAATATACCTTACGTTTTTAAAAGCCGCTACATTAGTCCCCCCAGCATAACTTATAGCACTCTGAAGATCTTCCGTAATCTCCTTTAGCTTGGTATCGAGGTTCATCCCGCAAGAAGGGACGTTTTTAAGCTTCCCTTCGATGTGGGTTGCAGTCTTTTTATTTTCAAAACTTGCGGATCCATAATAAGCCTTATGCAGAACACCATTGATTTCAATAGAAGCAGAAGGGCTATCAGAACAACAAGCAAAAAGACCGCCAGCCATAACCAAATCCGCTCCAGCCACCAAAGCCTTGGCGATATCTCCATTTGAACGAATCCCTCCATCAGCAATGATGGGTATCCGTTCGTTTGCATCAAAATCAACCCTAGACGCATAACAGTCGCCACATTTTTTTATTGAGGTAAACATTGGCATGGTGAAACCCGTTTTGTCTTTCGTGGTGCAAGGGCTCCCTTGTCCAATCCCCACTTTAACATAATCCGCACCCCATGCATAAAGGGCTACTACCGCATCAGGAGTAGCTACATTGCCCGCTATGATACAGACCTCCGGGCCAAGGTTCTCGCGCACATATCTAAGCATATCACGCATTAACTCACAATATCCATGGGCAATATCCAATGTAATAATGTCTACACGGGCGCCGGACGCTCTCAGGGAATCAACGATATCCTTGTCCCCCTTTTTGACGCCTAAGCTGATGGAGATCGTTTTCCAATTGTTTCGATTTGCATTGTCGATAAAAGATTCAATGTCAACATCAAAACGATGCATCGAGTAAAGGTAATCATTCTGGCTCAACCATTCGCACTGACGGTCCGAAACCACGGACTTCATGTTTGCGGGCATAACCGGGAGCTTATAGCGACGTCCCTTTACGACCACAGAGGTATCGCACTCAGCGCGACTGTTGCAAACCCCGAATTCGGGAATAAGGCAAATGTCAGAATATTTAAGACCTTTCATAATCCAGATAGCTTTCAAAGCAGAATTCAGGACTTCCGCAATGATCAAGATTGGGAACGTCTAGGGTTTTGGACTTGGTGGAAAAGCCGCGACCACAAATGCATTTATAGGTTTGGTAGGCTTCGAAGTCTTCACGGTTTTCATAGTAAATGCTCTTAACTAATTCTATTTTAAAAGTAGAGCCGCAATATTTTTTTACAGCCGCACGTAATGGTACGTCAATGGGGAGCAAGTTGTCTTCAATAAAAAAGGTGGGAGAAAAGTAGGAATCGTCAAGGAGGCATGGCTCTCCATAGGAAAATAGATTCTGAAAAACGAAAGAATCGTAAAAGGGAATTGCTATTTTGAGATCCTCCTCGGAATAGAGGGATTTGAGAGCAGTAAAATCAAGGCGTCCACGCCCAACTGTTTGAGCCTGAGTATAAATACGATTCAATAATCTTAGGCCTATCGAATTTTTAGCAAAAACTATTATTTTGTGACTGGAGCTTTCTTTGGGGTCTTTAGAAATATCGTTGCACATATCCAAACGTAAACCAAATACAAAAGGAATATCAAGCTCGTCTGAACGCCTTTTAGCTTCAAGAAGTCCAATTAAGGAATCTTCCACTAAAACAAGACGCTCTAGAGAATGGCGTGACGCAATATCAAATACGCTTGAAGAGCCGCCCGAAACAACCGAAGAGGGGTTAGCTAAAGTAAGGATGCTTCGCCCAACGCTATAATGGGACTTAAATAAAGGAAACATCCCATGACTCTACCATAAAAGCAGGGAAATGTCAAGAGGAATCTGATGCAGATTGGTAGGGAATATTTACCCACCGGCCGCCTTGCGCAACAAAGACCTCGCGCACTACAACCGGCTCTTTTATAGAATGAGACACGGTCTCCCGAAACATTTCTTCCGCCGTGGAAAGATCTAAAGCATTGTAGTAGCGAATATGCGGACGCTCTGACGAATCTTCATACTTAAATTTAAACTTCATTTAGGATAATTTATTCAGTGGAGGGGCGAGATGTTGGAGTTACTTTGATGAGGAAAGGTGCCGTTCTATCCAAGCTGTGATCCTTGACTCCGCTAGCACTAAAATTATTTGTCTCCACTGAATATTTTTCTATCTCCTCTAGAGAGGGGGTTTTGAGGGATGGGTCAAGAGCCCACAAAATCTTATTCTTGGCGGCCCATGCACGCATTCGCCGAATGGGAACGATAAAGTTAAAGCCTTCACCGGCCCCACGCACTAGCATCCCGACATACGTACCATCCGTTAAGAAAACTCCGCCCCCCGAACTACCCGGAAAAGCGGTAACTGTAGTCTGATCAAATTCAGACTTCCCTAACGTGCGCCCTACTTGGGCAACGATTCCCGTAGTCATGGAATTGGCGCCCATCTGCCCCAAGAGCGAACCCACATGAAACAAGCGCGTCCCAATAGGAATAATGGGCTCTTTCTCATTAAGATAAAAGGCGGCAGACCCTTTTCCATAATCAGTAGCCCGTACCATAAGCAGTGCTAAATCATGACCATGATCATAGTCGCTATACTTGATTACCTTCGCGTCCATTTTAATTTCCCCGACGCGTCTACCCCCTTCCACAAGCTCCTTTACAATCTGAGCGTCCTTAAATTCAACAATTTTACGAGTGTTGCCTTTTTCGTCCACCACTTCTCGAGTGGAGCGTAAATTGTCCACTACATGAGCCGCAGTCCAAACAAAAGTAACCTTTTTTTCTTCAATTGTACGAACGATAAGAACTCCGGAACCCTCGGACTTCTTATAATCATCCTCGGCCTTAATGGTTACCGAAATATTCTGGAGATGGGATGCTACCTTTTTCCGCTCGGCAACATCGGCTGCCAAAACAAAGGAGACGCTAAACAAGAAGGCTGTTATTATTTTTTTCATATTTACATTATTAATAAAGATTCCGAGAGACGCTAGAACGATCCGTCGACTCTAAAATCCACGCATCCAACTCATCCCTGTTCATTAAAAGCTCCGAATCAGCCGTGAGACCCATTCCATTACCAGAGGAGGAATCAGGAGGTAGCCAATGGGCAACATAAGAAAAAATACTTCCAGTAGCAAAAAGCTTACGACGAGCAACACGATGTTCCGCAGGCTCTTCATAATCAAAAATTAAATCGGGATCCTTAACATGAGGATCGGCCTCACTGGGAACACCAACAGGCGCATCATAAGCCTGTGCATCGTAAGTGACCTGAGGGGCTTCATTTAAAATCGTGGGAGTGGGTTGGTGGAAGAGGATGAAGACGCGAAAGAGAACCCCAAGTAAAAAATATCCACTGACGATACTGAACAGCGAAAGCTTGGTGCCGAGTTTTTTTGTCATTGGAGAACCGCTATATTCCACACTATATAATATACACTATTTAGTGTGGTGCGTCAAGTTTTATTTAGATAATAGTTAATGTATTCATATCGTTTGATTGTACAGCTGAATACACTCTACTATCTTATGGTCTATTTTTTCCGGAAAATTATCTAGGGTTTCCAAGGAGAACCAACCATATTCCGAATGTTCGAAATTAAGCTTGGGCGTAAAAAGGGTGGAAGATTTGTAAACATAAAAAATAAATTCACAACTAAGACTGGGAAATCTCTTGATAAATTTAAGCTCGGAAGAAGGGACTTTTATCTCCGCTTCTTCCCACAGTTCGCGGGCTGCAGCTTGAAAGGGGGACTCCCCTTCGTCCACCATCCCTCCAAACACCGACCAATATCCCCCATACGGCACAGGACGCCCTTCGTATTCTTCGATCCGCTTTGCAAGCAATACCGAATTCTCAAAAATTATAGCTACGCCGGCCGCGCGACGAGGCAAGGAGGGGTCACAAAGAGAACTCATCGTCATCTTCAATTAAATGATGTCGCGGACATCCTTCGTACTCTAAACGCTCAATAACATCACCCTCTTCCTGAAGCATCTTTAGTGAATCGAGATCATCTTCAAGGACTGTCATGGGGCGCCCATTGGGAAAGTTTTTTCGTTTCCCGCTTGAATCTTTCAGGACATAATAAGAGAAAGGGAACTTGAAGGAGCAGTGCCACATGGGGGTTCCGTCTTTTTTAAGTTGTCCGGGGTAGCCAGTCTTGCCGCGATTACCACAGCACAAAGGGCCACCAAAACTTTTGTCCTTAGGAAACGATTTATCGGCAGCGAAGTCCGAATGCGCCGCATCCTCGTCAAAATTTTCTAAATATTCCTGCCATTCGGTCAGTTGATACTCAAACCCCTCCAGCTCTTCATCGGATAAAGGCTCCATTCGAAGAACCCCCTCATTCCAGTCGCCTAAAAGGTCTTTGCCTAATTCAAATTTAAGAAAAAGAAATTCCGACTGTCTAAAAGAGTATTCGGGATAAAGGTGTTTGACCGCTAATGAATACATCAAATCCTGCAAATTGTCGGTAACTTCCTTCCCTGAAAAAACTTTCTTGCTTGTTTTGAAATCGCGGATCAGGGCGGCTTTATTCCCTTCATATAAAAAAAGCTTGTCTATGAATCCATTGATATGGTACCTCTTGCCTCCATCGTCTACTCTTATATCAAAAAGCTTTTCAGAGAAAGCTTGGCTGGGAGAAATTGGATCGGCGCCAAAATAATCATGCTCCAATCCATTTACCGTCATAAAATTTATCAATTCCAAATTATCTTTATCGTCTACTTCAAGGCGCTTGGCCAGAGTCATGGCGAGCTTCCCTACCGCAGGAACCGAAAAAATGTCCCCCGTAGCACAGATTTTATCAAAATAAGATTGGCGATCTTCGCGAGAGAGAACTTCAAGGATGGCGTGACAAACAGTACCCCGTGAAGCACCATCATTAGTAGGGTCAGGAAGCTTCAGAGAATACTTGGCATAATATTTCCACGAGCATTCCGCCGCTGTCTTGATGCGGCTGGCGGAAAGTTTTACGGTTTTATGGCCCATGAGACTTAAGGAGTTTTAGATTTTTTAAGAGGGGTAGTGATAGCTCCTTGGAAGCGGCGAGTTTATCAGCAAAAGAAATGATGGAATTAAGGGTGGAGGAAGGGGGCTTGTCTAATTTTACACTCCATTTGTCGAAATCGTCCTTATTCATTTCACCAAAATCATTTTTAACGGGAAGGCAAATATCCACTTGACCAAAATCAAAATGACTAAAAAGCTTTAAGTAATTCTTGACGGCAGCCCGCGCTCCACGATTGTGAGACTTGTTACTGTCGTTGTTGAAGGATATGATAACCTTGGAGATATCTAAAGATAAAAGATGACACAAGAGGCGGGGGGAAATGTCCAAACCAAAAGAGACTAATACGTTATAAAAGCCATGCTCATGAAGGTTGAGGAGGTCTCCAATACTTTCAACCACGATGACGGAACCAGCCTCTTCAATCCCTTCTTGCGTCGGAAAGGTTCCGTTGTGAGAAACATAATAGGGATACAGCCACTTACTCTTGCGGCCGATATGCTTCCACTTGGGAGCATTTGCGCGATTCGACATATCCCGTCCTGAAAATCCATGTATTTGATTTAGTTCATTATAAATCGGAAAAACAAACCGTTGATACATCTGGCCTTTTGTTGCAAGACCACCCTTGAGCGCCTTGAGCACCTCGGGGGAAATCCCCTTTTTGGTATAAAAAACATAGTGAGGGAAGAGATCTTCCAGAATGGAATCGTCGTATACTTTTTCCATTGTAACTTTTTCTTCCGCAACATGAGGATTTGAGTCTCTCTCGAAATCCGACTGAAGATAGGGGTCTATAACAGACTTGTCATTAGTTCCGAGATGAGTCTGAAGGAGTTTTTTGAACGGAAGAGGAGGTGTACCCTCGACGAAGTCTCGCCACACTCCGCTATCTTTCCAGATTTGAAGGGAGGTAGAATTATCTCCATTTCTAAAAGCTGCATGACTATGCCAATAACGACCGCGATCTATCAGCTTATAGCCAAGCTCCTCTAAAATATCCTTAATACGATCAGGGGATAAATTCATCGTCCTCTCCATCTATATCTGGCGCAATTCCGCCTGTTCGCATTTGAGCTGCCATGTCTCGCAAATCCCCTACTTCTTCCACTCTAAAGTTATCGATACGCAAAAGGAGTGCATTGTCCTCACTGCGATTTGTTCCTACCGCTTCTCCGTCATCGTTTAAAGCCGGAACCAAAACAGGTTCTTGGGCACGCTTGCGATCTGGTCCAAGATGACGATATTTGACACACTTGAGGCGATGAGTAGCACGACGATAAGAGTCTGGCTCGACCTGAAGTTCTTGATGGAGACGAGGGCGCAAAATAAAAAGATGAGAACAAAAAGAATTGATTTTATCGGACCCCGCTATAATACTGTCGTCCTCTACAATACCATCGGGACCCCGATTCCCCACGATTCCCATACGATTGCTCTGCACGCTCGTTATCATAGAAATCATCGGCTTGTTGTTAAAGCAGATCTCTCGCTGAATAAACTGCTTGAACTTATCAATCATGTCTCCAATAAGATCCCATGAGGATTTATTGGATCCCACGGGCTCATTGGTAGTCTTAATATAATCAAAACTTAAAATCATGGGATTCCCACGGCCCACATTCCGATAATAAAAGCGGCGAGCTATCTGAAGCATTTGATCCACCGACATACCGCCGACATTAAAATAATGAAACTTGCGATCTTTCATCTTCTTAAAAGCTTTGTAGACCTTTGCCGCAGTCTGCTCTGCCGTATACTCAATCCCCGTCGAAGGGTCAACATAACCCGTTTCTCTCCATAAGCCATCTTCAATAAGGCTTAAAGGGACGCCGGAAACTGCAGCGCACATCCGCATTTGAAGTTCTAATTTGCTCATCTCCCCATTATCAAAATGCAAAATAGGGGCATGGTCATGCTCCGCCGAAACTTGCGTTACAATATCCAGACAAAAAGTAGTCTTCCCCACTCCGGTTCGAGCGCAGACAACGGAAATATTGCCGGGCCGAAACAAAGAGCCATACATACTATTCAAATAAGGCATGTGGGGGATTAACATTCCCGCACCACGCGGATTATCTGCTAAATCCTCTATGAAATCCTCCATATCGTCATAGATGTTCTCAGGGTACAGATTGTCATGAGAATAAAAAGAAAGCTTCTCATTATAGATCTTGTCCGCATCCTTGATAATATCTGGAAGAGTTCGAGCAGAGTCCTGCTTCATGTCGGCGCGAATGGAGCCGCAGGTATTGTAAATCTCTCGTCGAACGCTCCACCCCTTCAGTTCTTTAGCTATTGATTCAATGGAATTTTCAGCAACCTTTTTTAAAGAAAGGGATTTTATGTAATCTCCTATCTCTATATTGTCTGGAAAGGAAATGTTTGCGGCTTTGATTCGTTCTATTAGAATAACTTCATCGAGGGCTTGACCGTCGCCACTATCCTCAAAGCGCTTGATAAACTTAAAGATAGTTTGATGGACATAGCTGTCGTTGCCAGTATAAAAGTCGTTCTCGTTTATAAGAGCCGAAATTTTAGAATAAGCTGATGGCCACTGAATGAGCCCAGCCAGAAGCTGACGCTCAAGATCTTTAGAGTGGATCATGGGAAAATGGTATCAAATTAAAGAGAAAATGTCAAGAAAAAAGGGGTGGGGGGAGCGATGCATAGACCGCGCCCCTTCCCTGCGTACTATAAGTTAATTGGATTCCCGACCATCCAAATGGTCGGCTTCCTCGGAATCAAGAAGGAATTTCTCCATCGCCTTCCGAAGTCCCATTTCGATGATTTGACTATCGGATCGGCTGTAAACCATGGGAGACCCCTCTTGATTAACGAAAGCCAATACAAAGCCTCGATTGCCATCCGTCGAACCAGAAAGATCAAAAAGTTGATTCAAGAAACTTTCCGGCAAGACAAACGGAGGGAACTCGCCATCTTCAAATTCATTAGCGCTCATACCTTATATATACACTTTTTATAGGAAAACGCCAGATTCTTCAAAGGTTTTTTTATTTATTTCTTCTTCCGAAAAGATCTCCACTATCTTTATATCATTAAGGGCGCAAAAATCAAGTTTTTGTTGATCTCGACGGATCTGCCTGACGAAATTGGAGCGCCGGCCGTGAAAAAAGGGAACGTATTTAACATGCTGTGCCCCATGTATTTCAACGGCAATTTTTTTATTTGCATTATAGAAATCAAACTTTAGGCGGGTGCCGGCAACCGGAAATTCTTCGAAGACTACATGATTGCACCAGTAGGGCTTTAAGTATTGCTTGGCCTTGAATTGAATTTTGCTACGGCTTTTAGAGTCCCACTCGATTAAATACTTTTTCGGTTTGGAAACACGCTTCTGAGAACCACTTAAGGTACGAAACTTCATAAAACCACCATCTTTTCATGGCCCACGCGCACTTGAGGATCTATGTGGATGTCGAACCCCTCATCCGCTGCCTTATGGCAAAAAGAAACATCTTCGGCGCAAAAATCCTTAAAGTCTCCAAAGGACTTGGTTAATGGCTCAAACCACGGATAAGGGATCTTTTCAAAAACTCCACGCTTGACCAGCATCCAGCCCATACCCACGTAATTAACGCGCATCAAATCGGTCTTGCCCTCAATATCAGCAGGCGTAAGAAAAGAAAAATGGCCATGCTTTTTAAAATGCTCTTCATCCCATGTCTCGACGCAAGGATAGGCTTCTCCCCCTTCCATTAAATATAAACCGGATACGATGTCTTTCTCATGCGACAAAAGACGAAAAAACTGTTCGGGGGAAAAAATTACATCAGAATCTATCCACATTATGTAATCATAATCCACCTCTCCGCCAAATGGCGCCTGAGAACGGCCACGGCGAACATCGGCCCCTAAACACATACTTCTGACATAATAAACTACGGGAGAATAGCGGCGCGACAAAATAGGGAGCACGCCCTTAAGTAAGCAGGTGTGCTGAAGATTCGACCAGCACTCTAAAAAACGCCCGGAAAAAGAAGGCCCCGGTAGGCAAAAAACTACTTTCACTGACAGATTATGTTCTTAAAATAAGAGGTCAAGAAATTAGTTAAAGCGGGATTCTCCTCCAGCAATAAACTCAATTTAGCCTCCCCTTGTATCTTCTCGGGAAATTCCAAATCGTTTTCACGTAAAAGCTCCAAGAAGGATTCGTCCGCACTAATCCATGCTCCTCGCTTATGGATATACTCCCAGCCGTAGAGCATGTCGATTACTTCCTTTTCGATCCACACGGAGGTTCCGTCCGTTCTCCCGTACCTAATAGGATAGGTCAATGTATAATTAGTTTTTTCATTCGGAGATTTTTTGACGGAAATTTTAACGTTATGTCCTAATATCTTGTTCTTTAATTTGTCTATGGGCTGAGTGGGGTTCTCCAATATCAAATCTTTTTTGAACCGAGGTTCGAATTCAAGAATGTAGTTGGCAAAATGAAGAAGAGCGTTGCCGCCGGTTGCGCTGGTTTGGCGTACGGGCGCCTTGGTATACGGATCGAGCTTGATATCGGCACGCACTTGAGAAATAAAGATGGCCATATGCCCGCGCTTGGCAAGGGCGATGCTCATTTTTTGCATAAATTTAGCCCCGAGCAACGCGCCGCCGGCCACCTTATGGGCGTCATGAAAGTCTTTTTTCAAGTCCTCCTTCATTATTAAGCCGTCAAGAGAGTCAAGGATAAAACAATACTTGGTGTTATTGGCATTGTCCCCAACTAGAACGCGCATTAAGTCCAAAACCGTTTCATAGATATTGCTTTCAAAGACGAAACAGTTTCCATCTTTCCAGTCATCTTCCTCGAAGGCGAAGTCAATGCCGCTTCTGGCTCGCATCTCCGAGGGGAGGCGCCCTTCGGCCTTAACGTAAAGACCTCGGGCATTCGGCATTTGGAGAAAATTTTTCATCACCTCCAAGGCTTCCGAGGTCTTACCTCCCTCGTTCATTCCCACGAAGCGATGGAGTCCGGGCCCCAATCCTCCCGCCAATTCAAAGTCTACGTTCAGGCTACCTGTAGAGACGCGATAGTCAACCGTATCTTCGTAATTGTAATGATGTTCTTTGTTTTCCTTGAGAAAGGATTTTAGGGTGTCGTTAATAGTGCTCATGAGTCATAAAAGTCCCACGGAGTTCTCCGCTTCTTGGGACGGCGGCGCGTACGGCCGGAAGGTTGGTAGTCGTAAACAAAAGGAGTATATGAATCTTTAGCCGTAAAATCAAGGAATTTTTGCCGTATTCGCGGCTCTCCCTTTCCCAGCCACAACAAAATGTCCTCGCGGGGATCTCCCAGATCCACATGGAGCCAGAAATCCACATTGGGATAACGCCCGAAAAGCCTTTTGAGTATTTTGTGCTGCTTTGCAAAGCAATATTTGTTCTTCAGGCATTTTTGGCAAACTAATTTTTTTAGAATCTTTGAAGAATAATGAGAAAAGGAAAAGGATTGGACGAAAGACTTGACGATATCAGGCTCAAGAGGGGTGCCGTCGTCCGTTTTGGCGTAGTCCGAGGGCCACTTGCCGCTTTTGAGGTTGCGATACCAATTATAGAGCGTGGGAGCCTTTAAGCCAAGGCTCGTGGCGCAATCAGCCATAGAGGCGGCGGGATCGGAATTGGAGAAGGCGGCGATTTTGGAAAGAAGATCGTTCGAAATTTTCTGCGCCATATCCTATAGTATCATAAGTGGAATCTTTCGTCAAGTATCAAATCCACTGAAGGTATATATCGTCCACTATCAAAATCACAGCTCGGAAATTTTTTTTATTTTAAAACAAATTATAAGTTCTTGGCTTTATTTAATGAACATCCAGTTTCGGGAAGGCATTTTTTCCGTAGCGCTTGTCTGATACCACCAGTCCCCATAATAGTTCAAGGATAGGTTGTATTTGTGCGCCAAACAAAATTCGTCAACGGCTTTTTTTACCCCAAAAGTGAAGCCAAAAACTTTTTCAATATCTTTTGCATGGTAATCATCTCCCATCATAATGCCGCCATATTTCAGCTTGGGATAAAACAATTCTAGGTCCGACTTGACGCCCTCATACGAATGATTGCCGTCTATATATACAAAGTCTAAAGAATTTTTCGCAAAATGACAATGGGCATTATGAGAATATTCCCTGATGATTTCGTATCTGCTCGACAAACCTTTTAGATTTTCTATTGTCTGGTTGTAATCCGATTGATGGTCATGAATGTTTTCATCATAAACAGATTTGTCTTGTTCTTCCCAAGGGTCAATCAAATAGAGCGTGGAATGATGCCACCCATCGAGCAAAATCTTGGAAAATTCTCCTTGCTTTACTCCGATCTCCGCGCCTATTCCATGGGGGCATAATTTATTTAACAAAGATGTTATATTGCGCCTATGACTTTCATAATAGGAGACTATTTCTTTCATGGTTTTAAAAATTCTTTTACTTTAAATTGAATTTTACTCTCTCCCTCCCAGTCAATTAAGTAACTTTTGGGCTTGGATATACGCTTAAGAGAACCAGTCATTAAGTTGCAGATCTAATTGCACATATGAACTTTAAAACCTGACCTTCTTTGAAGTCTCTTTTCCCTAAATTGCAAAATTGTGTTACAAATTGCACATTACCTTGTATATAACCACTTTCTGAATTAATTCTATCCAGTGAAGCGCAAAATGGCGAGTATCTATTTTCTGCAAGAGTTGCAGGTAGCTCCATTTTTACTCCTGAAATAGCACATTTTCCATCTTGGGTTTCCCATAAATCTTTTAAGGACTCTAGTGTTATATTAAATGATTTAAATTTTGTTTTTTGAGTTTCTGTTTTGTATTTAGCTCGCCTTATAAAATATCTAAATGGCGAGAACTCATCTCTTTGGCTTCCTCTTATAAGGTTATCATTAGCCTTACCAGCCCATGGCTTAAGGTGCAAGTACTGTTTTTCTCCTGCACCTAAAGCCGCCTCTTTAAGGCTTTTATAGAACTTATAATCAGGATTAATGCTAATTCTTCTAGTATATTCGCTTTTGTCTTTCCAGAAATACTCTCCTGAGTGCGCGCATTTTAATTTAACATGTTTTCTTCCTTTGATTTTCTTTTCTTCCATATAAAATATATACACAATTTTTGGTGGAAGTGGAGGAAAAAATGGTGGAGGTGGCGGTAGTCGAAACCGCGTCCTGAGCATCTTCAAACAAACACATCTACAAGCTTAGTCAATTTTTTTTATAGTTATGATATTGACATCCAACTTCTTGTTTCAATTATTGGCAGTTTGTGATACAAGCAAACTTTTGTCTGTTTTTGCAGATGGATGACCCCTTGTCCCCTTTATCTGCGTCAAGAAGCAAGAGGTAGCGGGTGTTTAAGCCGCTAGGGCAAGCTTGCGGCCCTTGAAGCCGAAACGCTTCGCAGCGAGACGGTTCTTGAAACCTAAAGCTCTAACACGGTTTTTGTTGCCATGTACAACTTTGCGCCTTTTTTCGAAGCCGGGCGCCTCTTCGACTTGCAGTGCATGAATCCAACCCCAGTCGAATCCATTACACCCCCATAAATTTTTCAAAGAACAATAGTAGTATACACCATTCATTCTTTTTTGTCAAGCTTTTTGAACCATTGGCGAAATTTCTCCCACCATGAGCCACAGCATGGGCAAACCTTTTCCTTGAGAAAACGAGCGGCGCGACGCCCGTAAGCAATGACCGCGTCATACTTCGCAACCAAACAAATGAGCGCCACAAAACCCCCGAGTATTACAAAGATCACCCATGCGGAGGTATCCGGCGAGGCATAAAGAGGGGCCTCCGCAGCCTCTATGACTTCAGCGGCCGACAAAACTCCTTCAAGCTCATCGGGAGGGACGTCGGCAGGAGTAGAGAAACGTTTTTTCGAGCTTACGCAGGAAAACAGAAACAGGGGTAGTGCAATTATTATTTTTTTCATGAACATCTTATTATACGAGTTTTATACTGAAAATCAAGTGGAATAGGAGTAGTGCTGGTAGTACTGGTGGTCGTGGTAGTACTGGTGGTGGTAGTACTGGTGGTGGTAGTACTGGTCGTACTGGTACTGCTTGTACTGGTGCTAGTTGTAGTTGTGCTAGTTGTGCTAGTAGTGGTGGTTGTTGTCGTTAATTTTTTTTTTCTATGTGAGAAGACAATTTTTCATAGGAGGCGGCACGCGCCTGCCGAAAGTTCATGTTGGCGGCAAGAAGCATCACCACGGCAAGGGGGTCGAATACGAAAACAAGAATAAGAATAACCGCTCTTACGGCCTCCGCCAAGACTACGTTGTCCACGCCGAAGTCTTCTATGAGGGCGGCAATGTACTTGATTGGCCCAACCTCAACCTCCAAGCCGTCCAGCACCGATTGAAGTTCGAACTTCTTGGTCTCGAAGCCATCGACGCGGCCATAAGCGTCGCGAATATTATTTTCATAAGCGGATACGTCGGGCGCTACCGAGGAGACGGAACCACTGTCTTGAAAGGATTCGAGCCGAGCGCGAATGGCCGCAATCTTTTCATCGGCCAGCTGTCGCGAAGCGCTTATCTTGGTTTCGATCTCCGTCTTTTTAAGGGCAATGGACTCACGGGCACCCTTTTGGCGCTCCGCCAATTCCTCCAGCTTCTTTTTCTTACCGCTGAAGATACCCCCCGGAGCAGCGGCCACGGCGCCCACCTCGGCATCAAGAGTGGAAAGTTGTTCGTTCAGGCGGTTCAGGGCGTCCTCGTCATACTTGACCGAAGCAGAAAGGGATTGCTGGATTTCAGTTATTTTGCGCTGTTCCAGTTCAATGTTGCCGTCCGTGCGCTCGACAGCGGAAGAAGCGGACTCTTCCACGCGATCAATCAATCCTTGCTGGCGCTGGATATAGGCATTTTCATTACTGATCTTATGTTCGATCTGAGATAATTGATTGGTAATGTGGCTGACTTCCCGCTGTTGTTCAATGTGGGATTTGCTCAAGAAGCCGAAAATACCCATGCTCGTAATGCCGATGAGCACGACCACGGCAACCGTCAAATAAAACTTGAGCATTCGCGGTGCCAGCTTCCAATTGTGATGAAGCCAACTGGCGCACACCAACTTCCCGACCTCGAGGGAGGTTCCCATGATTACGATGGGCCAGAAGGCGCCGGGAAAGATCGTCGTAAGGCCCGCTATGCTAAAATAAATCGCGACCCCCGAGATACTTAACGCGGACGTCAGGATCAAATAGGGCAACAGCATTAGTTTTTCTTTTTCTTCTTGTCGTATTGACTATAGCAGACCGCAGCGCGTTGTTTGCCGTCGGGAAATTCCTTTTTGGTGACCGAGTCGGACATGCAGCGAGTCATGAAGTCCTTTCGTTTCTCGCCGTTGCTCTTTGTAGGTAAAGGCATAGCACTTAAGCGCCGGAATAAAGTTAGCTAAGAAGAGCCCAGCCTCCCGGTTGATATCCGGCAAATCTTCCTGAAGTTGTGTTGTAAATCATTTCTCCAAAGGTTGGGCTAACGATGTTATTCATATCCGTAGTAGTCATGCGTGGCACAACGAGACCATGTTCAGTGGACTTAACCTCCAAGGCGCCCACAGGGGTGACGCCGGCAACGACCCCTATGCCAACCCTGCAGTCAGTAGCGCTCACCCCGGACATTCCAACGATGCGCGCGACAAAGTCGCTACCGCAGATCACTTGATTCCCAGATGCTCCCACATAAACCTTGGGATGAACCACGTCAAGAGTCGTAGTGTCATCAGCAAACCCTGCGTACGCCCCTGCGTCGTTCGGGTCCGTAAAGTTAGCCACTATGTTGCTGGTGTTCGCGGGCTTGTTCCTAACGTGCAGAGGGTGATGGGGAGCGGTCGTCCCTATGCCGACGTTGCCGTTAGAGGCGATGCGCATGCGCTCTCCCAGATCCGTCTCTGAAGCGCCAGAATTCGTTGAGAAAATTAAATCAGAGCGAGCATCAGTGTCCCTCATCCGGCTTTCTATGGAGCCCATAAGATCCGTATCATAACCGCCGAATACCAGACTCACACCTTCGTTATTATCATTGGCAAGCCAATTAGTGAGCTTTAGGCCTGTTACAGTTGCTCCTTGTGCTGAGCTCATTATTTCTAATCGAGCATCAGGAGTCACAGTCCCTATTCCGACGTTGCCGGCTGTATCAATGCAGAATTTCGGCTCATCCCAAGCTGTGCCAATGAAAAAATCATCAGTGGACCCGGCGTTGGGCTTCGTCGCCAATCTCCAGTCCTCTGTCCCAGTGGTGGAGAGTTTAACTCCGGCACTAGAGCTATCGGTACCTCGGTTTATGCGCAGAAAAGTGGAAGCAGAGCTCTGGAGGTCCAGTAGCTCCCCGGGACTAGCCGTCCCTATGCCGACGTTGCCGCCCAGAAAGTACGAAGAGGCGGAGCTATGAAGATAAACATTGTTAACCCCTGCTGCGTTCGCAATCTGAATATTTCCATTAGGAGTAGCTCCGTGACCCAATTTAACATGATCACCCGCTGCCGTACTCAGGCCCAAACTCTGCGCACCGGCACTAAAGAGTGTCAATGCATGCGCCGGACTTTTTGTACCAATACCTACCCGAGGAAGGTTCGCACTGCCGGAAATCGTAACGTACTGATTGGCGTCGACATCAAAACGAATGAAGGAACCGTCACGCCCATTACTCGTATCTGCCTGCAGGTAAAGATTACCATTGGAATTCTTAAGATAACCTGTCGCATTAACATCCGAGTCGACAAGCTTCACATAAGGCAAGGAAGCATGAATACTAAGAGCATCGGATGGATTATCCGTCCCTATGCCGACTGAGCCCATAAACGTATTGGGAACTAAGGGCGGCTTGCTCCGCCCCAAGAAGCCGAGATTCGACGCATTCGAGTTAAAAGCGACGCCGAACATATCGGCGCCTAAATACGGCACCTCGAAAGCTCCATCGTTGAACGCCTCGCTTGCATTCCAAACATCCGCCCTCCATGTACGCCCATAATCCGGACTACGATAAATGTTGGTTTTAGTTGAATTGACTCCCCAGAAGTGATTTGCGGCTATCACTAAACCATTTCCCCCGTACCCTAGACATACTACAGGGTGTGTCGCCGGAAAAGGCGTACCGGCAACCGGTTTAAAACTAAAACCATAATCCAAACTTTTATAAAGGACCGGGTCGGGAGCCTGCAGGTAATTTCCCCCATACGTACCCCCGGCTAAAACCGTTCCATTTCCACAGTCCACAAAATTTTCCACAGCGTGCTGACCACTCAAGGTCTGCGCCACTTGCCAACTCGCGCCCCTGTTAGTACTACGATATATAACGCCACTCATTTCCGTTGCGGAATTATATGTACCCGTACCCAACAACGAAGCAACAACGCGATCACGTCCCACTCCCATTACATCCAGCGCCCCACTACTCGCTATATTGAGGGGAACGGTCCAAGTTTGCCCATAATCAGCACTCCTTATTACCGCTCCCGAGCCATTATCGTAGTGGGAGACCGTCCCCAAAATCACTCCCGCGCCAATGTGGTTCAACGCTCTACCCGCGCTGTAATCCGAATTCTCATACACGGTAGTCCACGTCGCCCCAAGGTCGACACTTCTGGCTACAGCAATCTTATTCGGAGCCTGTGGATCCGACACTGTTGCCAGTACCGTATCGCCCGTCACACAAGCAATAGCGTCTACCGACCCGCTGGTTCCGAAAGTGTGCAAAAGCTGCCAGCTTCCGGAACGTCCATAATCCAGACTGCGAAATACTTTTGCATCGCTAGCCTCGCTACCGCCACCGGCAAAAACCACTCCATCCCCCCGACTCGCCATAGTCTTGAATTTTTTAACAGTACCGGGCTTAAAAAGAGCCTCATCCCAAGATGCACCTATGTCATCTCGACCACCCACAGACAGTTTAGCCCTGTCGGGCGTGATCGCCGCATAGGGAATGTTGGTGGCCGCCACGTTGCCATCTACGCTAAGATCGCCGCCACTGACGTGGAGTTTTGTGCTCGGATAATTCGTCCCTATGCCGACGTTGCCGCCGGTAATATAGGAATCGCCGCTGGCGGATAGTTTAATGCCTACTATACCATTATCGCTGAGGCCCCCTGCGGGGGAGTGATAAGTTAAATATAAGGACGTGCCCGTCTGGGAATCTACAAATAACCCACCAAGATTAGATGAGCTGTAGCCCGGCTTCATCATCCGATAAGCATATTGCCCGACGGGAGTAGTGGCCTCGACATGTCCATCAATACTAAGAGCCGACTGGGGATCGTTCGTCCCTATGCCGACGTTGCCGTCATTTTTAACCGTCAGCAACGTATCAGAAGCATTGTCGATAACATGCAATGCCCTCTGCGCGCTATCACTCCCATTAACCTGTATTAACACACCAAAAGGGTTGGTAGTGGAGGTATTTTTAAAACGTGCAATATAATTACTTGCAACAGACTTTGTAACATCTAATGTATAGGCCGGAACATTCGTCGCTATGCCGACGTTGCCGTTGTAGTCAATATGAAATCTATCGATAGTGGAACCGCCCGCGCTTTCTCTG